ATTACAAGAACTACAATCACTACAATAACTACAATCACTACAATCACTACAAGAACTACAAGAACTACAATCACTACAATCACTACAATCATTGCAATAACTGCAATAATTACAAGAACTGCAAGAACTACAATAACGACAATAACTACAATAACGACAATAACGACAATAACTACAATAACTACAATCACTACAATCACTACAATTCCAACATCCCGTATTAGTAGAATTGTCATCTACATAATTAGGGTTATTTTTTGCAAAAGTAGGCGATACACCATTTACTGATTTATCTGTTCTGTTTATAAACTCTAAATAGGAATTAAAAATCTGTATCATATTACTTTGTTGTTTGAAGAGACATTCATTATTAATTGTCTCGTTGTAAATCTACTAAAAATAATTGACACTAAAAAATTTATTTTGAGATATTCTTTTTCTTACTATGAGGCATACTTTTCAGCAATTTCCCATAGTTTAAGATTCATTTCCATATCAAGCAGAGGATTATTGATTGCTCTCGCCTGTCTCTCATTTAACTCAAAACCTCCTTTGATAAGATTCTCCTGAGTGCGATTAAAAATATGCCATAAGTCATTCTGTTCATCTTCTTTTCTCTTTGGTGTAAGAATGCTAAGCAGTTCATATTGCTCTGGTTTTCTATCTCCAGATAAACGTAGAGCCAGAGCTTCGGCAGCAAATGCAAATTGTTCTTTGCTTGTCATTGGCTTCATTATCCATTGATTGATACGTTTTACAGCACTCTCGATTTTTATTACTTGATCGTCTACTAATTTAGACACTTGTTCTTGAGTATACTTAATATGACGCTCTTTTATTGTACCAAAGTCTTGTGTTTTTATCATAAGTCCATTAGAGCACACTAGTCTGAAACAACCCGCTTCTATTTGCAATGGACGATCACCATTGTGATTGTTAAGAATAACTATCTGAGGGCGACCTTCTATTCCACCTCTATTATCTTTCATATATAATTCTGGATGAGAGAATTTCATGATGTGAGTACCGTAAGTAGTATAGATTGGGTTTGCATTCTTACTCGTACTTTGTTTAGCTTCTACTAATTTCCAGCCAGCTGAGTCAAGATGTTCCACTAACTGGAGAGAGCTAGTAAACTTGTAGTCTTTTGACACTCTTGGAGCTGGTTTGTCAGCGAAGATTCCAGGTGCTTTTTCACGTGCTGCCTCAAGAGAAAGAGGAACTATAATGTTGTTTGCGTTATTTGTGGCTAATTGAGTTGTCATAACTTTGATTGTTTTAGTTTGTTTGATATACTGTAAATCTACTTAAAACTTTCGATATAAAAAAATCTGGAGATGTATATTTATTTTAATCATCTGAGTACTTTGTCTTCTTAGAGCTTATCCGATTTATCGAAACTATGCCGTCCATATGCTTATTATTGCGTATAGAATTATAACTCATCCTCCAGACTTCCTCATCCATAGAACCATTCCACTCGTTGAAAACTGTTATATCCATATAGACAGTAGTTCCAGTTCCGTACTTTATCTCTTCTCTTTTATCAGTTTCTGCGAGTAGGTTAAAGTAACACTTTATCTCCTGAGTTAATTTCCAAAACTTATCGCCCTTTTTAACTGGTACACCAAAGTCTATAGAGTCTGGCCATATCTGACGTGATGCGCACTGAATTTCGTGTGCTGCGGAGTAGAATTCTTTGAATACTGACATACTTTATTGTTATTGGTACTAAGTAAAAGTAATAAAAAAAGTTGAAAGTAGAAAGCTTTTTGACAAGTATTTTTTTACTTAATATAATGGACGCCCTCTGCCATGACATCCATATAATAAGCTCTGGCCTCTTCTAGTGCGGTTCTGTGCGCTTTTGGAACATCTTGTATATCTTTCCAATGTCTACTATAGCTCTTTTTATTTGGACTATCTGGGAAATAGTTTTGTCCAGAGTAATATTCACATGCTTCTTGTCCTTTACGAGGACCATTAACATATATGATATAGTTAATGCTTGTCCCTATTGATATTCTATTTTCAACGATATCACATTCTGGATTATGATTTTTGTGACTAAGAAGTTTGAATTGGCTCATTTTGCTTTGTTGTTTGATATACTGTAAATCTACTGCAAAAAATTGACACTAGAAAGAAAAATCTCAAGTATTTGTTTTTATAATGTAAAAAATGAGATGCTCTTAGGGTCCCTGTAATAGAATTTATACTGTTGTCCATATTGATATTTTTATTTTCAACAATATAATGTATATTTAATTGATGTTACTACAATCACTACAATCACTACAATCACTACAAGAACTACAAGAACTACAATCACTACAATCATTGCAATAACTGCAATAATTACAAGAACTGCAAGAACTACAATAACGACAATAACTACAATAACGACAATAACGACAATAACGACAATAACTACAATAACTACAATCACTACAATCACTACAATCATTGCAATAACTGCAATTCCAACATCCTTTATTAGTAGAATTGTCATCTACATAATTAGGGTTATTTTTTGCAAAAGTAGGCGATACACCATTTACTGATTTATCTGTTCTGTTTATAAACTCTAAATAGGAATTAAAAATCTGTGTCATATTGCTTTGTTTGTTTAGTACTTAGTAAAAGTAAGAGATTAAAACGACACTTGAAAGTATTTTGTCAAGTATTTGTTTTTATACTATGAGGCCGATGGTACTGTTATATCAGCCCCATTCCTATTGATTACGAATTGCTTTGGCTCTTCACTCACCTCAGACTCATCAGTAACATATCCATAATGTATCTCATTATTATTTAATTGATATGACCAACGGATATCGGCCTGACCATTTCTATTTTTAGTAAAAACTATATATGTTCCACCTCCATCGGACATTTTCTCCTTTTTCATTTCCATATGGGCGTCAGTCATATGTTTAACTTTGTTACTACCAACAAATACTCCACCTTTAGTAACTTGATTAATTAATAAAAAAGATGAATATACGTTTCTTTTATTCTGTCCTTCATTATGAGTTACACACAAATCGATCAACCACTTTTCTACTTCTTTTAAACTCATTCCAGCGTCTTCTCTCACAGATTCCATCATTTCTGCCATAGAGTCAATAAGAACATAATCAAACCCTTCAGATAAGATTTGTTCAACTACGTCTTTCATATTATCACTTAGAAAGTCTGAAGCAATAAGAGTCTTAACACAACCGAATATAGGGAATCTTTGCATATATTTGTAAAGTTGGATTTTTCCCATTTCACATGATATAAAAAGACATTTGAGTTTTTTATTATTTTTCTGGAGATTAGCGAGAGTATGTAAAAGAACCGTTGTCTTACCCACTCCTGGATCGCCAGTACACATGATATTAGTTCCAACTGGAATACCACCTTCGTATGAGATTAATTTATCTATGACTATTCCAGTCTTGTGAGTAACTAACATATTCTCATTAATATCTAAAGACTCAAGTGTTGAAACTTTATCAAAAGATATTGGCTTTTTTTCAACTACTTTCATATTTCCTACAGCACCTGTTTTATTTGCTAGATACTCTTCTACTGTGATACCCATTTGCTTTGCTTTCAGTTTTGCATAATACATTTGTGAATAACTCATATTGGCAGTTGACATATTGCTTTAGTTTTTTAGTACATTGTAAATATACAAGAAATAAACGAAACTTTAAAGTTTTTTTCGGATATTTTTTTTCTTACTATGAATTAAATATCCTCTCGTACTCAGTCACATCCTTTGGCACCCACCTCACACCGTTATATTTATGTTCTATTGCTGGATATCTATGCGCTTCGTGATTAGTGGCACCATATATTGTTTCATTCATATCTGCGCAATATATCACGTATCCATATTCTTGCGCCCCTATTTGACAGTTCTGCTTCCAATGCTCTTTGGCTGCCTTGAGAGTAGAGAAGGTGCCACAGAATGAGTTATATTTACATTCTGCAACCAGGGTAAATATTTGCTTTGTCTTTGTCATTTGCTTTAGTTTTTTAGTGAATCAATATTCTATTGCTTCGTTGTAAATCTACTTAAAATAAACGACACTTTAAAGTTTTTACTTAGATATTTGTTTTTCTTATAAGTCTTCATCCATACCGTATTCAGCCAATTGCTCAAAAGTAGTGATAGTATCATCCTCTATTAGGACTATTAAACAATCAAACTCTCGCTGTCCCACTTGATACACATATTCCCTTTTATTATCATAACAGAACTTTAATAATGCTTCTTTCATATAAGATGTTTTAGTAATGTGAGCGGCAACTGTCACAAGCTCTTAGAATCCGCTCACTAATTCAGGTTGTATGATGCGTAGTCAAGACAGGATTCGAACCTGTATGGGTGTCTGAGTCTTGGTTTGCAACCATCTCCCCCATCTGAATTTTACTCCCGAGCGTCTACCAATTCCGCCACTTGACCAAATTTTGAATTTCTACGCTCAGTTACCTATGAAATTCTAACAGTCCTAAGTTTCTTTATCCTATGATGCTAATTATAAACATCATCGCCCATATAATAAAAGTTCCAAGTGCTAGACTTAAAACAATAAAAGAGGATTGAATTAATTTATTTTTCATAACTGAATATTTTATTTGTGAAAGATGTTTTAGTGTTATTAGTAGACGCTGGACATATGGAATGAAAAGGACCTAATGACATGGCTAAAGAATCAGCGAAGTTTTTAGGAAATTCAGATATTCCATTTATTTCTACAATCTGAAAGTATTCGTCCTTTATATTATAGAATGTGTATTTTTTATGTGTCATATTATTAGATGTTTGAAGAGACATTCATTATTGATTGTCTCGTTGTAAAAGTAAAGGAGTAAGTTGATACTATAAAGTATTTTGACAAGTATTTCTTTTCTTAATTTATATTTAGTTATTCAGTTCTTCTTGTATTTGCTTTTTTGCTTGTTGACGTGCACTTTTCTTAAAGACTTTTCTAATTTTCTTAGATACATTATCTCCCCAAAATTGAGACCATAATGCTTTTCCTCTTGAATTATGATATGCTTTCATATTCTATAGTCGTTGTTTGCTTCTTTGTAAATCTACTTTAAAAATTTTTTTCAGATATTATATTTTCAACGATATTATATATGTTTAATTGATGTTACTGCAATCACTGCAATAACGGCAATTATTGCAATCACTGCAATCACTGCAATAACGGCAATTATTGCAATAACTGCAATAATTACAAGAACTGCAATCACGGCAATTATTGCAATAACTGCAATAATTACAAGAACTGCAATCACGGCAATTATTGCAAGAACGGCAATTACTGCAATCATTGCAATCACGGCAATAAGTGCAATTATGACAATTACTGCAATTACTGCAATCACGGCAATAAGTGCAATTATGACAATTACTGCAATCATTGCAATCATTGCAATCACGGCAATCACTGCAATTCCAACATCCCGTATTAGTAGAATTGTCATCTACGTAATTAGGATTATTTTCTGCAAAATTAGGCGTAACGCCATTTACTGATTTATTTGTTCTGTTTAAAAATTCCGAGTAAGAATTAAAAATCTGTGTCATAATCTATATTTGTTTGAAGAGACATTCATTATTGATTGTCTCGTTGTAAATCTAATGAAAATTATTGATACTAGAAAATTTATTTTGAGATATTCTTTTTTATAATACAAAGAAAAACCCTCCATATTTAAGGAGGGTTTGAAAAGTCTAAGACAAAGACTATTATATCCAGATTCAAGAGGTGGGAAATTAATATCTGGATTTTATTTTATATTTACTCTATTATTCCAAAGTTTTTTGCGACTTTTATTAATTCTTCAAATTTTTCTATATTTACAGTTTGTCATCCTACTTTTATTCCCTCTTCTGATACAACTGCGTCATATTCTTTAGTAATATTACAAACAGTAACTGGTTGTAGTCGTTCTACTTCGAATAGAGCAACAAACTCTTCAACTGAATTTACAACAATAGGATATATTTCACGTATACGAAAGACATCCGCAGAGTTAGAAAAAGACAAAGATGATTGAGAAACATTTTCTTTAAAAGAAAATACTAATCTTGGAAATTCTGGGTCGTACACCGTCGTATCTTCATATATAGGTACTCCAATACTTTTTAGATATTTTATGGCCGAGGTAATACTGTCCTGAATAAATTGACTAGGATTGTCTGGAGTGTTACAGAAAACGGATTGAGTCGGCAAATTAAATGTTCGCTTTGACATATTGCTTTGTTTGTTTAGTGAATCAATATTCTATTGCTTCGTTGTAAATCTACTAAAAATTATTGACAATAAAAAATTTATTTTGAGATATTCTTTTTTATAATATAGACATTAATCTCTATTATCACCTCTTGGATCCATTTGACCTTCAGTCCCAAAAAAATCATTATCTCGCATCTCGTCTAACATACTATTTTAACTGTCAACCCAGAGTTTTTTGCAATCTTTATTTGATTCATTCTCAAAAGATTTTACTATATTCTGAACAACTGTTTTGAAATTCTTTACTGTTGCTTTTTTGCTTGGCATAATCTCTATTTGTTTAGTGAATCAATATTCTATTGCTTCTTTGTAAATCTAATGAATAATTTTGACATTAGAAAGTTATTTCTCAAGTATTTATTTTTAACATTTGATAACCGCCGCCTCTTATATAAAAAAACAAATATCAATTTTTATCCTATGGATGAATTTCCTCTAAGTTACGTTCACACACACTCAACCACTTGTCTTTTGTAAACGTATGATGATCCAGAAGTGGAATATCCAAATACCAACAATTTTCTCCATAGTCATTAACACAGCTTAATGAAAGAATAGTGCCAATTTTCCCTATATATTCGTCTAAATACGCATAACGCTTTTCTCCATATTCTTCTCTTGTCTTATTAATGTTTCCGCAAATAATTACTTTGTCTCCTGGTTTCATATATAATTTTATTTTGTTATTATATTAACTCTATCTCTTATTCCTTCTGGATTAGTATGAAAATTAAAATTTGATTGAAGTTCTGTGTGTAAAGGTATTAGAATGCTAGAATAACCAAGATCTGGTAAATTATCTTCAAGTTGCTCATAATATGATCTAATTACTTTTAATCCATTTTCCTCTATACTCGACGTTATCTGTTTCATCCCGGGATACCTTTTTTGTTTTTAATTATTTAATTGATTATCTAAAGTTAATTCTATATTATTGACAATAATAATATGTATAGGAGTACTAAGATAGTTAAATAGATATTTATAATTAACATGATCTGGTTTATTATTATATAAAATTAAGTCTAATAATATTGATGATTCTAAAAATACCTTTTTCATTTTATTTCATAATCATTTGACTTTGTAAAGAATCGTTTATATTTATTCTTAAAATATTATATATAGGAATTCTAAGATAATTACGCGTATATTTATACATATCAGATTTAATAAATTCTATATTTAAACCTGTACGATAAATTAAATTGAAATCTAACAATGATTTTAAGAAAACAATGTTTTCATTTATCTGGATAATAGTATATTTATAATAAATTGTAGCTCTTTAAAATTATTCAATACCTTTTTCGATTTACATCAAAACTGGTATATTTATGATTATAGAATCACGGTTAAAAAGCACATAAAGATTGTCGCAGTAGGCCGGTGGTCCCGAGTACTTCGCCTTGAGCTAGGAAACAGGATGACAAACTAAAAGCTAAATAACAAAGATTCTAAATATAAAGACTACGATTAAATAAATACCAATAGCTGTTATTATCTTACTAATAGATTCTATTGCTATAAGAGTAAAATAGTCTGTAATATGATGTTTAATCTTATTACAAACTATAATAACAAGACCTAAAGTCAGTATACTTAATAAAGAGATATACGCGTCGATTAACTGTTCCATGCAGTAAATTTAACTCTTTTTGTTTAAATAAGAGAGATTAAGTTGAAAGTCATCGCAAATATTTTTAAAAGTATGCTTGATTACTAAGAAGTTATGTTTTTTTCCTGGAAGTTTTGAGTGGAATAGGGATTCTAAGACTTTGAATTTTTGTTATTACCCACTTCCGTCTCCATATATTCCTATCTCTGCCTCATTTACCTCCAGATACCTTTTTTGTTTTTACTATATCCGATCTTCTCCACTCTTTCTTAATATTTTATTATCCTATTTAAGAGAATTTAATGCATCTTCTATCCACTGATTGGCATTTTTTACTCTTATTAGTTCTTTCTGCCAGTTTTCAGAATGATAGTCTATAGAATGTAATATAGTCTCTGTTCTATCTTTTCTTATTTTTTCAGCTGATAGATTATGTATAGCTTTTTCTAGACTTTCTATTTCTTTATCATGATATTCGCTGTTACCATCCCATTTTATAGTTTCTTCTAACTGTTGTTTTAGAAAAGTCTTGTATGTTTCATGGTCTAGAGTTGGTGGAACATAATCTTCGGCTTGTTTTAAAAAAGATTCTAGCTTTTGTCTTGTTTTTTCTATTTCTTGCTTTTTATTCTTATAATACTTTATAGATTCCTCTAGCTCTTTTCTAGTATCTACTAGCAACTGTTCATCGGTTGTTCTGTTAAGTTTTAATAGATTCTTATGTTCTTCTTGGAGTTTTTTTTGATGATACGTATCTGTTTCTCTTGATTTATATGGAGTACTCATGCTGTCATCTCTCATATGAATAGCTGCACCAAAAGCTCTTATACACTGTGTAGCGTATTCTTTGAATGTTTTTATAGAGCCATCTATTATTCCTTGTGTGTATCCGGTCGGCATTTTTTAAGATTTATTGATTATTTCTTCTACTGATAATATCATATAATCCAATGTCTTTGTTGTTATAGGTAAAAATTATTCTACTACTCCGTCATTCCAATATCCTAAAAATAGCTGACCTAAATGTCTCTCTTCTTTATTATAAGCAAACATTAAGTCAAAAACGTGAGAATGAGATCTTTCTCGAACTAATTCAATGAAGTCGAAAGAATCTGGATTAGGACATTTTTCATACGGCTTTTGATTATTTAATTCTATAGTAGCAGAGACATTTTCATTAGTTGAACTCCTAGAAAACACTAATTCCAATTCTCTTACAAATTTTATTGGTTTAACTTGTTTAGTTTCTTTCTGTCCTAAATTTATGCACTTCGTCATTTTATTTTTGTTTTTGATTATTTATCGAATATACTCTTTATATAGTAGTGTTGTAATAGTGTGTTGTTACACCAAAGGGTTATTATTTCTAATAAACAACGGCATTTAGTCCGTCCAGTTTTTGCATTTACGAAGCCAGTATTTTCAGCCACTGTTACCATGCTGAACCTCACTTGATGTCTTCTGCTCACCCACTCATTATATGATGGCTACTTTCAAGCCTACATTCTACTACAACAACTACTATAGCAAAGAGCAATGTTATTATCCACCGAATGATACTAAATACCCTTGTCTTTGATAGCTTGCTACTATACTATCTATAGAATCTGATGAACAGCTACCACCTGCTACATTATGACCTTGATTGTCGTATACTGAATATGTTATCATGTTGTTATACATAGTTTTTAGTTATTATTAATAAGAACCCCCTATAGTTCTAGGAAGAGCTTTTACTAGCTGCTCTATTTCTTCACTATTGAGTATTATATCAATACCATCTTTACTAATACACATTTTTAGACCCTTTGATCAGTGACGGTATTTGTCAGCTTCTGTGTTTTCTACTGTTGATACAGTTATTACTGAAAACGTTGATTCATTGTCTGTCATCTTGTATGTAGTTTATTTGTTTGAGTTTAGCTATTATCGACTACTAAAGTAGCAAAAGTTGAAAGCAAATCACAACTCATACATATTGTGCATATCGTCAACCCAGCCGTCATATTCGGCTATTACTTTTATTTTCTCTTCTATAATCATATAGTTATTGTTTTTCTTCTTCCCAGATACTATCTAGTAATGTGTATATTTTATTGAACTCTTTAAACACTGGTTCTACATTAGTACCACAGTTTTCTACTCCATCAGCTGTTACTAGAATAAACTTTTTGTGTACAGCATTTTTGTTACATAGTTGAGCTATACAGTTTACAACGTCTATATTGAGTGTTACTATAATAGTTTTTATGGTCTGCTTTTTTACAACATTAGAAAAAACATTATTACACCAGTTGAATATCTCTACTGCTCCTTTTTCTGTTTCTGGAAATATACTCCAGTAGTCATAATCAATGTTATTAAACTCTTTCATTACTAGCTCTTTATTGCTACCTGTTATTACTGTTATCATCTTGTATGTAGTTTATGTGGGTGAACATTTGATTGTTGGTTATCTATTTAATTTTCTGATGTCTTATACGTTCTGTGTAAATTTAATCCTATTTATTGACTATTTAAGAATTAAGTTCTAAGTTAATTCTCGTTATACAATTCAATGTTTAATTCACAAACGCTTAAACTAGGATTACTTGGAGATATAAAATGAGACGGAGCTGGGATATCAGTATAATAACATGCGTCTCCATCATCATTACAACCATTTAACCTTGTTATGGTCGCACTTTTCCCAATATACTGATTAAAGTATTCATGTCCTTCATGGGAATTTTTTACAATTTTTATTTTATCTCCTACTTTGAATTTTAGTGACATAATCTTTATTTTTTTAGTGAATCAATATTCTATTGCTTGGTTATAAAAGTACAACTTTATTTTGACATTAAAAAGTTTTTTTCAAATTTATTTTTCTGTAACTTGTTCTCGAATTCTTACTATATTTCTATAATCAGAAAATACACCTTTTCCAATTCCACACACGACCAACGCATATGTTTTTCCAGTATCTAATAGCAAATACCTATCAGAACTACTAAAAACTCCATGAATTAGAGATTTTTCAATTTTAAATACTTCTTTGTCTGTACTAACTAAATATCTATATTCTGTTGATATGTCTTCTTTAGAACCGCTTACCAATTCTTGGCACATTTTATTCTTAATCTTTACAGTCACTGTCTCAGTCTGTAAATCTCTCAATCCTATTAAGACTAATAAGAATATCACGACGGTAAAAATAGTTGCTATTCTCCAATTAATTCTTTTACGTTTCATTTCTATTTTTATATTTTAATTACTTTAGGAGCGTCAGAATGATAGATTATAATATTATATCTTTGTTATTAATATTATAATGTTGCGTTTTCTATTATCTTACTAATACTGTCTAATACTTCTTTATCTACCTTATCTGCTAGATAACCACGTAACATTCTCAGAACATTATACATCTCTGATACAGACTCAGGGTTAATTCCCTTGCCGTATGTGTTGTTAATGGAGTGGGTAATGGCGTACTGCATAGCCTCATCTACATTGTTGCTGTAATCCCTGCTATAGCAATCTAATACATGCATGCCCGCGCAATATATTGTTGAACCATCACCCATAAGTAACGGCAATAGTGGTAAGTTCTCTTTAATTTCTTGCTGTGTCATTTTGTTTTAGTTTGATTGTGATTGATTTGGTTAACAAAGGGCAAAGATTAACTTCAATATATGGTCTGTTATTTGGGTAACTTGGGTGGGTGCAATAATCATTTATAGTTCCTTCACGTCTAAAAAAACAATCCACACACCCAGTTACTTCTACTACCTCATTTGGCAATGTGTTGATGAAATCGGAGTAGGTTATTTTAATCTCATTTATCGCAGAAACTACAGATTGAATTAAATAAGTATTATCTGATGCTTGAGCAAAAACAACTTTTTTCGTTATCTCAGGAATAATATTAAACTCTGATGCTGCTGCTTTTACTATTCTATCAGTTTTCTTGTCTATTATTCCTTTGTTTGTTTCCATAGTTCATACAGCTGTTGTGTTGTTAGATTATTACTGTCATGTTTTTCAATATCTAGTCTCCATATTACTGTATCAGCATGTTGTCTTCCAGCTGTAACATTAGTATGTGCCCATTCTAAAAACTCAATAGCATCTGTAGCAGATTGTTCTTTTTGCCAATTTGCTCCAGCTATTATTCCTTGTTCCCAACCTGCCCATTCTCCATGTAAAGGTGTTCCCCACGGCATTTTAGGCCCGTATTTAGATTCCCAAGTTTCTCTTGCAAATTTTCTTTGCTTTTCCCACTCTTTTAAAGCCGTTTCTTTATTCATATCCTAAATCTTTTAGTGCTTGTTTATAACCATCAATATAAGCAGTTTTTCTTGCTGTTAAACATTTCATATTTTTCATTATTCTGCATTTTTCTACTGCATAATCTGATGCTATATCGTTTATTTTTTCATAAGTAGGAATAGATGGTTTAGTCGTTGCATTTGCAATTATTTTGTCAATTGCCCTTTCAGCTAAGTCTCCTAAATCATTTCCCCTGTTTTTGTATTTCTTATTAAACTCTAATAATATATTACTACTAATAGTAACTGGTCTTGGTACATCAAACTGTACCCAGTTATCTGGTTGATCGTATGTGGATGGTATGTAGTGACCTTCTACTAGTTTAACAATTCCTTCTTCAGGTGTACCAGCATCTATCCAAGCCTGTACTGTTTCTTTAGATATGGGTAGAGTACCTTCAATATTTGGATATGAAGCGATGACTTTAAAATCAAAGTTGGTTACATCGCCAACCATTTTGAAAACCTTCTTGTAAATACTATTGTATGCCAAATCTCCATTGCCATTCAAAGGGTTATTTACTGGTATTGTGTTTGTTTTTATCTCATCATCACTAAGAACCAGAAGTTGTTGTGATTGCCAAGTAACATTTGGTTCAACAGCATCCCACTTTACCGGCGTTATTGTTAAATCACCTAACTTATACTTATCATTGTTCTTTATAAGATTTATCAGTTTTATTAAGTCTCCCTTTTGATGGAAACCTTCACGACTACTTAAAGGCGTTATTACTATCTGTACTGTTTTTTTCATAATCTATAACGTTATTTGATGTGGAATAATAGTAGTTTCATTTTTACAATCTGGACACACATGTTTATATCCTTTTCCTTGTGGAATATGGATATGTGAAGGTGGGTTATGGAGAGGACTGACACACTGTTTATTTTTTGGTAAGTCGAAAAATTCACTCTCTTTTTTTTGAGAATCTTCTATTATTTTATTAAAATAGTTCATTATTAATTTGTCTGATAAATCTAATGTCATAGTCCTTATTTGTTTAGTAAATCAATATTCTACTTCTTCGTTGTAAATATACATGAATTAATCTTCTAGAAAAAGAAAAAGTGCAAAGTCGATTAAGAAATTGCACTTTAAAATTAATTCACATTTATTATTTTTCTAATTAGATTATTCTTCTTCAGAAGTTAATACTAATCCAGAAGACATATTTCCACCTATTTCTTTTATACTCGTCTTTGATTTATTTATCATCTCAGACATCTTCTTTTTAATTTCTTTTATTGAAGTTGCGTATTGTTTAAACTCCTCTTTCTCTTCTTGAGTTAAGTTATTTATTATCTCTTTTATGCTCGCCATACTTTTTTTGTTTTTAATAAATATCTGTCAGACTAGAAGGTGGTTTTAATCTGTCAAGTTCTTCCATTATTTTTGGATTTCTAATTACTTGAATAGAAGATATCTCTTCGCTCTCTTTACCTTCTGTTACTACTAGTCCCATAAACTTTTTAGTTTGGGAATGTTTTACGCATGTATCATCATAACCTAATTGAACTCTTTTAGGATGAATTACTTCACTGCAAACTTTACAATATCGTTCTGTCATGTGTCCTTTTTTTATTTTTTATTTTCCGTGCTGATTATTATAATGCCTGTCTAATACTTTATTTTTCTTTTTAATAGATAGATATCCTATTGTACATAAAAATAATATAAACACATAATAGTCTAATAACTGTTCCATGTTGTTTTATTTTTTATTTCCAATCATAAAATTTAATATAGTCTTTTGCAACTCATTAAGAGCTTTTGTATTATCTTCTATAAGTTTCATCATCCTATCTCTTTCTTCTATTAGCAAATCATTCATCTCTCTTTGAACTCTATCAATTTTTTGTTCTAAAGATTCATTTCTATCTATTAATTTCTGATATTGCTGGAAAGCTATATAAGCTAGAACAACGGTTATTATTCCTAAGATTCCATATTGAAGAACATAGCTCTGAATTCCAGATACGTCAAATTGAATAGTATTTTGAGCAGATTCTAATAAAAGTGATAGCATTTATTTCTATGATTTATAGCTATAAATATCATCTATTGACAGCTTATTAATATGTAATCTAAATTTTCCAAATTCTATATTAACTCCATTAAAAATTAAATAAGTTGCGAATAATAAAACTGACAATATTCTAATGATGTCTATCTTTTTTATTTTATTCATTATCTACTACTTTAATAAATATATAATCAGGATGTTCTCCTCCAAAAACCCAAGAATTTACTGGACATAATCCAACAAGCCAAGATTGAGTGTATTGTTTTGTTTCTTTAGGAAAAAATATAGAACAAAAATATTTAGCCCAACCGCTGTCTTCTCCAGGGATTTTAGTTTTTCTCAAAATAGCGTCTGAATTATCTAGTTCCTCTGTAGATGCTATGACTGTTAGTTTTTCTACTCCTCCAAGTTCTTCTATTAATTCTGGAGCGCCATCTACCATTAAACAATCTGAGAATTCACCTCCATTTTCTATATACTCTGGAATATCAGCATACCAGAGATCTTGTAATTTTACAAATACTACTTTATGTTTCATTTCTTAAATTTTAAAGACAATGTCATAGAGTGGATATACAAAATTAAAAAGTCTTATTCGTTCCATGTCTAAATCAAAATCGTCGATTCCTACTATCACTTGTCGTTCCACTATTTTAGAAATTGAGCTTATTGCATCACGAAGTTGATAATTTATTTCGAATATTTTTTTCACGATTTATAAATAAAATAAGTCTTCATTAATTGTTCTTGTAATTCTCTATCATAATGAATAATAGTAGACCGCGTTACTACATCATAAATTTTAACTATTTTCATAAAATTATCTTTTGACATAATCTTATCTAAATCAGAACACAGAGTCATTAATTTATTAAAATAAATAGTTTTCATTATCTATACGTTTGCTAAGATTAATCATATTCATTATATTGAATAACATACCAATATTATCTTTAACTTTAAATCTGTATAGTAGATAATTAGAATCTTTTATATCAACTGTTTCTAAGTTTAGTAAATCTGAATATAAAATATGATATAAATTTGGTAAAATAGTTCTTTTTATTTATGATTGTCTTTCTTTATACCATGGGCTTATTTTTGTATTCTTTTCAACCCTTGATCCTACTTTCATTAAGTAGGACCAAGAGTTAAATTCTACTTGATTTTCTGGATAATAACTTCTAAATCCAGGTTGTTTGTCAATTATATTTTCTCCTCCAGCGCTTATACCGAAAAAAATAGTTTTTAGAATATTCATAACTTCTTAATTATTAATCTATGACCTTAAATCCCAAGAATAATCTTCTGGGTTTAGACGACTAAGAGATGCTATAGCTGACCTTGCGTCTTCGTGATGAGGTTCTACCCCTTGCAGATACTGAGTTCCAGTAGAAGGACAGACCATTTTAACCCAAGCAAAAGGCTGATTATCTATCTCAGCAAATACTTCTTTTGTTTTTAGCAATGTTATTTCTTCTAAGTCTCCATTAGCGTGTACTAGCGTCTGTTGATCTACTGGCTCTGCTCCTAACAAATCCATAACGCCCTTTTGTCCAAGTATTTCATACCAAGCTCCTTTATAATCAGAATTTTTTTCTTTTATAAACTCTTCTCTCGTAAGAGACTTTGCTTTATTGAAAATATGTGCTGGTATATTTCTACCATTTATGTAATAACAATCATCCCATGCTGTGCATTCATAAGTGCTATTCCAAGTAACAGCTTGATATGCTGGATTGTGCAAGAGATTTTTATCATTTCTTACTATCTTTGTTGGGTACTTGCTTACGATGCAAACTTCTTCACAAAATATCGCAGAATAAATATTTGCTTTCCAGTTTAAAGCCTCTAAAGTATCTAACTCTGCTGCAGCTCCAGTTGTTTTTATTTTAAATTCATCTTGGATAAATTTATACCAAGTATAATAATATCTAGCATATATTCCAATAGCAAATAGAGAAGAATCAACAAACTTCATAGAACCTGCATTATCTTTTACAAACTGAGATAGATCTTTTTCTGGGATTTGATCTATACCAATAGCAGCCGCTTTTATCATATTCTCATTTTCAACAAGATAATGATATATAATTTTTGCTTCTAGAGGATTTTCAACGACAATAAGATGTTTTGGTCTTGGTTTTTCAGCCATGTCATATAGCTTATTAACAATCGCGAGAGCTGACTCTTTATCGAAATTTTTATAATTTTTACCATCAAATACTCCATCTAAAGCATGATCAATATATTGAGGAATTTTTGCTTTAATGTCTTCTGTAAATTTGTCTGAAGTAATCATAATCTTTATTTTGTTTTGGTATGACGTAAATATACATGAAATTAACTAGCTTTTTTAATTAATCTTCTAAGCGAAGTCTTTTAATAATACTTTTATCCAATTATCAAAATATTCTCTTAATTCTTTACTTCTAGGATGAGATCCTTCATGATAAATAGCAAAATCTTTTTCATTTTGAATTTTATCAGCATATAACATTTGTTTAATTCTAAAATTAGTAAAACCAACAAAGTCTTCTATCTTATTTTTTGATAAATAACTATTAGCGACTCTTCTATATTCCATTGCCAGTAATAAAGATGGTATTGATATTCCCTCAAATAATGATTCTCTTGCATAATTTTTATTAAAAGAGTCATCAGATTGTAATATTGGATGTAAACAATATGCGTCTATAGTAATTTGATCTGCTCCTATAGATTTTAATATATCAATACCTTCATTTATATGATTTATTAATTTTACTCCACTTCTTTCTGTTACCCTGTCTTCATAATAAGAAAGTATTAATTTATATGCAGCACTTTTCATAATTTTATTAATTTATAGAAAAAATATTCTTATTCCAATTACTTTATCATCTTTTTTATAGATATAACAACTATAACTTCCATCTCCCCAACCACTACTAGAAACAACTCCTCGACCCATTATTAACCCAGACTGTGTCCATGGTACTTCTTGAAGATTAAAGATTTGAGTTTTTAAATCTTCAATTCTGGATGATAGATATAAATCGCCGTCTTTATTTTCTATCATTTTTGATAATCTATTATAGTCGTTCTTTAATTCAAACAAACGTTGTTTAGCATGATATCCATCTCCCAAAGTTGCATTACAACAAGCTCCATAAAATGAATTCTTATCATCATAATCTCCAATATCATTTTCTTTCGGATATATAGAATCACAGAAGATACCAGCTTGTCCAGAATCAACTCCAACTATAAAATTTGCTTTAATTCCTTTTCTAATACTAGATTCTTTCATAGTCTCATGAAATACTGTAAGAGATTTAACTCTCTTATCTTCAGAATATCTAACTACTGCTTTATATTTTCCAGGTAAGACATTATCTATGACTCCCATACACCATACATCTCTAGAATAACATGGATCGGATACTATAACCTTTTCTCCCAACTCTATCAAATCTTGGAATTCGTGGGAGACTTTTATTGATTTCATAACATTTATTTTTTTAGATTAGATTACATAATTTTATAGCGTATTCAATTTTTGCTAAAGGTCACTTTCACATTTGTTATGTCTACCTGGCGACTTTCTATTAGGATCCTTATGTCAAGGTCTGCTCTCTAACAGATATCATAGTCATTTTGAGCGACTGTATTGAAGTCCCCGTGATCAAGACAGGATTCGAACCTGTATAAAGGAATGACCGTCGTGACGACATACATTATCCATATCGGCGCAGTGCTATTTATCCTTCCACTTACGCTATTACTCACTTGCGATTACGTTAAACCAATTTCGTCACTTGATCATTTTTAATAAGACTGTTGACTTAATAATCTTTGTTTTTTCTTGTATTTCTATTAATCTTCTCTTTGGAATATCATAATGAGGATATGGTTTTGATTCATACCAAGATCTTGATATTTTTAAATTTTTAGCCATTTTATGTAAATTCTCTACAGAATAAGGAATACATATTAAATGTCTAAATATGTCACTAAAATACTGAAGTTCTTCAAACCTCTCATTAGATTTCACATACTCCATTAGAAAATTTTATTTTAAAAAATAGGTGTTCTATTATCTTTGAACTATTTGGGTGGATGTTTCCTATTTATAAAATTAGTCAATAACTTTTTCCATTAATCGACTAAATGGATTATAAGAGTTTTGTATCCAAATCTCATAATTTCCTTTTGGAAGATGAAGTGGTTTATGATCTGCCATTGGAAGTTCTTTTGTAGATTTCCAAGCAATTTCATTATTAAACATACTTGACTCATGTATATGTTGAAGAGTTGCGCCATCACTCCCTACAGCAGCAAAGAATGTTCCGTCTTCCGACATAAATAAAGCCACGTCCCCAGTCAAACAATGTTGATGTCCAGAATGTTCTCCATAAGCCACCGGACGGTTTGTTACTTGTCTTGCTTCAAACGGAATTGATTCAATTTGACGACCTTGTACATCACCTTGGTGAAATTTTATCATTTTTGTTTCCATTGTATTTTTATTTTTCTTTGTAAATTTAAGAGAAAAAGTCTATTATAAATATCTAATCTTCTAAGTCCGTGTATTTATTTTATTTTTATATCAACTCAGAATTTTGAATACGTCCACGAAGCATGTCAAATGCTTTATTCATGATTTTTGTATTAAATTCTTTGCCTTTTAGCACATCGTGCACATGAGTCTTAGAATATCCAGTCCTTTGTGAAATACGTGATACGTCTCCAGACCTTAGTCTTCGATTAGCTATTATACATTTTTGAATGTAAGTGCGAATTTTATATTTCGCTGGTCGATTTGATAAAACTGTGCTCATTTTTTTGAGTTTTTTTGTTAGATTATAAAAATAAGAAAATAAAATGATTTTGTGAGTTAATTCTTCAAAGTCATCATATTTAATTTCCATTCAATTGGCATACATAATCTAGAATTTATAATAGATAATAACTTTAAACTTAAATTATTTTTCAATTTTAATTGAATAGATTTTTGTAATTGACATTGTATATCATTATTATAACATATCCATATAACTGAAGTTAAATCATTTTTTAATTCTACATTTATTTGTCTCACTGATAATCTATTAAATCATTAATATCCTCTGGAGTTTTATTCTTTTGAGGTTTTACTTCCTCTGCTAAATCTTTTACTCCTAAATTTCTTAAGTGGTCTAAATAAAAATCATCTATTTGATAGAACGATTCTAGGACTTCTGGAGCATCTGGAGATTCTGGTGCGATAGATTGTATAATTTGTCTATTAGTTCTTGTAAATGAGTCTAGAGATAGCAAGAAAGAGCAATTATAACACAGCCATCTCAAGTTGTCCTCTGTCCAGTCTGTTCTATCATCATTTTTAAAGTTTAACATTAAAGGCATCTTCAAATCTATCGGTCGTTTTTGAGAAAATCCGCACTCAGCACAACAATATCCCAATCTGCCATCTTTCATTAATCTCTTTGACAGTTCATCTACTCTAGCAGGAGTACAATATTGTCCTTTAATTAATTGATAACCTAATTCTAAAGCTCTTGGATTTACTTTATTCTTTGCTGACTTCATAACTTTAGGAATACCTTTGCCACCACTCGCTGTATGAACACTAAACAAATCTCTTCCAGTTATTGGATCGATATAGGATTTAGCATATTTTTTCCAAGTCTTATACGATATTCTTAACCATGATGCTGCTTCCTTATTGCTACGAGTATTTTTCATAGCAGTTCTAATAACCTCTTCGCTTAGTTGAAGACCTTTGAATTTATGCTCTTCTGCTATTTGATGTCCAGGTTTGAATCTTGCTTTCTCAAACGCCTCTTTTCTTTTTTTATATTTGTCTATCCATCCAGATTCTTTTTTTATTAAAAACCTCTCATAACTGATCTTTCTCCACTTCTCATAAAGAACTTCATAAATATTCATACCAGTTTCTTCATCAATAACTAATGATGAATATTTTTTCCAAGCATATGCTGATATTTGAAGATTGTCTGCAGCTTCTTTATTTGAGTGTGATATAGCCGCAGTTTCTCTAATCTTATGTTCTGGAATATTTAACTTTAAATTTGGAAGATTATTTACTTTTACACCTCTTGGACCAGTGCCTACTTTATTTGCTTTTTCTAATAGTCTAGATTTTCTTTGCAGTTCTAATAAAGTTAAACCCGTATCAGCGTCTAAATATTTATTTGCCCAATGTTTAAATCTATGCTCTGATACGTTTATAAACTTAGCCGCAAGTCTAATTCTATTTGAATGTTGAATTGCTTTTCTTATGTCTGACTCAGATATAACTAACTGAGCCAATCTATTCATAAAATTTTTTCTTGGATCATCAAAAAAACCCGTCATTATTTTATTTTTGGATTAATTTTAATCATTAAGTCCCATAAATCATGAGGACTTTGCATATTTATTTCTACTCCTCTGGAATCAACTAAAGACAGCGGTTGTCCGTTTTCATCCATTCTTTCCCAAAGATAAAAGCTAATTAGCTCATAACACTCTTGCCCATAACTTGTAAGAAATAGATGATCTATTACTTCATAGAATTTTTCATCATATTTAGACATATCTATTTCTATATCGGAATATATAATGTTTGATCTAACTATAGAAGACTCTAAAATGGTTATTATTCTCACAAAAGAATCTCTTTTATTTTCTGGTCCTTTTAATGATAATTTCTTTTTTATAAAAGATTGTACATTTAAAACAGAATTTACAGCAGTTTGTATATTTTTATAGTCTTCCACAGTCTTTATTTTTTAGAAAATTTTTTTTTAATATCTTGAGATAGAGCTGTTATTTTTATACACGGTTCATAGTCTTCTACTTCAGCATACATTCCTATACAAGATTCTAAAGCATTGACCCAATCGTTTCTATGTATTTCTATAAAACAAGATGAGTCATTAATTTCAAATAGAGTAGCAAATACACTATTAGATTTATACGCTGATTCTATTATTCCTGGGACTTTCTCTTTAAGCAAAGTCTTAAATGTAGCAGATTTAGCTACTTCATCAGATTTTAATTCGTGAACATTATCAAAAATTGCTCTAATAGGAACTTCTTTTTTTGCAGCCATCTTACTAATTAGATCCTTTTAAAATGTCAATTAATATTTTTGATACAGAAGCCAAAGGAACTAAAAATCCTATTACATTTTCAAAAGGATTTCTATCGTCAAAATCAACCATAATTCCAGCATCTCCAAATCTTTTCTGCAAAGCAGTTGATATTTTTTGAGTAAGATCTGCTTTTACTTTAGGATCAATTCCTCCATTTTCATCTAAGATAAATTGCATTTTAACACCTCTCTTAGTTTCATTTGTATTTAAATCAAACTGTAGTCCGAGTTTTTGTCCTGCTATTGTTATTGAAGTTTTTGGTTTTGGTATAGTATTAGCCATGTCTTTTTATATAAATATGTAAAATATTATTCTACTTCTTCTCCTATAATAGAATCTACTATGCCTAATTCTTTTGCTTCAATTGCTCCAAAATACCATTCCTTGGCTTTTTGTTTTTCTTGTTCTAGTTGTTCTTCAGATAATTTACTATTTTCTATAAGAATAGTGTCATACTTTTTTTCCATTAATTCATACTCTACAAATTCATTTTTATGAACTCTACCACTACCCTCTACTCCATATACTCCCTCATGATACATAAATCTAGCATTTGGTCCTGAAACTCTATAATGACATACTGCAGCTATTACTAAACCCATGCTCATAGCTCTACCTAATATAGTAGCTTGAATTGGTGTGCCTGAATGTTGTATAGCGTCTACTATTGCAAAACCATCATACACATCTCCTCCAGGGGAATTTAAAATCAATTGAATAAATTCTCTATTTTCAGACTTTACATCATAGTCTTCCATGTTTATTTCGTAGATTGCTCTAATTACTTCATTTGCACTTTCTGAATTTATTTCTCCCAAAGTTATTACTCTACTTAATTTTTCAATATCTCTATTTTCTTTTTTCATAAATCCATTCATTTAATTAAAATATAAAACAATTAGTATTATCTTCTAATTTTATCTTTTTAGTCTATGTACTTTAAATTTGATTCATTGTCATGTTTTATATATGACCCCCATTTATACTTAGCATATTGATGAGCATGATTCTCCTCGTATTGTCTATTCTTTCCAGTTGCTATTTGAGCAAAATGATAAAAATGGGATTTATAAGTCCTATTCATACTTAAATTAGACAAATTACATTTTAAAAAAAAATCCCAATCAGCTACAACTCCGTTAGTGGGATAATTTTCATCCCATCCGCCAAGTCTTAAAAAGTCAGTTTTATTTATTAGAAATGGAAGAGTCGATCCGCAATGATAATCTATGTCTTCTTTTTTTATAGAATTTGAATATTCTATAAATTTTTTAAAATTAAACTCTTGAACTGATTTTCCTAAATCTTTTATATTAAATTGAGAAAACATACTAGGACTAGGCTCTATTTGATTTGGAGATAATACAGAATTATGTTCATAGTCGCAAAGTAAATCATTATCCCAATTATCAGGAAAAACATTATCATCATTAACAACTAGTATCTTATCAAATCTAGAATTGTACACACCAATATTAATAGCTCTGCATAACCCTTGATTCTCTTTTAAGTTTATGATGTCTATCTGAGAATCATATTTCTCTAAAACTTCTCTATTTTCTTCATAAAATCCATCTACGATAACTAATATCTGATTTTGATTTCGTTGTCCAGAAATAGCTGATTTGATGCAAAGATTTAAATATTCTGGCTCTTTATATGTGGGAATAATTACGCTTATCATATTTTTGTCCAATCTACTAGTGGAGATAGATATTTTACTTCTGTGTGTGTTGATAGTCCAGGTATTGGAGTTATTAAAGATCTTCCTTTTTCTCTTAATTCTAAAAATGATTGAAAATCATTTGGATGAGCTGTATTTAAATGCTTATTCCAAATTTCTAAATCTTGTTTTAAAATTTCTACTGTAGATGCAAATGTCATAGTTGTAGAATTCGTAAGTTTCCAGTGAGTAGACTCACTTAATATAACTCTTGTTACCTCTCCTCCGTTTTCTATGAAAGGATTATCTCCACCTTCAGAGTGATTCATATATTTATCTGGATGATCATATAAAGAGACATAGTCTGCTAATCGCAATCCCTCTTTTATAATTTTGTCAGAGCCAGGGACATATAAATAATCGTCTTCGGCAAAGAAAACAAATTCATTATCACTTAAATCTTGAATAGATTTGTGTAAAATATACTTAAAAGATTTAGCATTATTTAAAGATGTCTCTTCTACTCTATTTACATTACAAGATTTAATAAATCTCATTAATGCTTGATCAGTAACGTTGTCAGCTATAATAGTAATACTATTTTCTAAATTATTAAATTCTCTTAAGAAATTAGAAAGACAATATTCTTTTGTTGCAAACTCTAATCTCTTTTTATTATAAGAGTTGTTACTTATTCTGTAGTATATTTTCATAAAAATTAGAATATTGTATTAAACTTGGAAATGTTGTTACTTTATATTTATCGAATAATCTATCTGAAATGTATAATTCTGGATTGATATTGAATTTTTCCTCTCCATGAGCTTTACATGAAGAGTAATTATTCCACTTTTTATTTACATACTCTAAATTTAAATCTCTAATATTTGGAATAGAATCTCCTCCAGTTTCTGATAAATTATAATCAGCGCTTATTCCTAAAGTGGATATTGTTACTCCATTTAGTTTACATCTGTATTTATAATCATTGTCTTCTCCAGCTGCAAAAATAATGTTTTCGTCGAACATACCTACTTTATAATAAGTTTCTCTATGTATGCAAAATAAAGAAAATTCAAAAGCTCTATCATAAGTTCCAGCTATATTTATAGGAGAACAATTATTATATAGGGCTTCTAAATATTCTTCACTGTATAAATTGTCTTCATTGCTTATAATTACCTTTTCTAGATTAAAAAACTCAAAAGCTAGCTTACATATAAAATTCCATCCACCAGCGCATCCTATATTTTGTGGAATTGAATAATATAGATACGGAGTCAGCCTTTCTGAATACGTTTGATTTCCATTATCAATAATTCTTATTTTTGTATTTTTAAATTTTTCAGGATCAATCCAAGCATCTAAAAATTTAGAAGAACCATATCCTAATATAAACAAATTATAGTTCATTTTTTATTATTTTTATAATATCATCATCAGAAATAAAAGGATCTAGATTTATATGATTTTTATTAGGAAATAAATTTGCTGGTCCTAAATTAACTTTATCAAATTTCTTCATTATTCCATTAGGTCCATATAAAGCATGCATAAAGTCTGTGGTTATTATGCACCTAGTTCCGACTCCTGCAGCTAAATTAGTTAATCCCCCCTCTTGTCCTATTACTAAATCACAAATTTTTAATATAGAAGCTGTATTAGTATAAGTTGATGTAGAATCTAAAGCAGTATGATATTGAGTTACTCCGTGTTCATACCCTATTGGAATTAAAATATAATCTTCGTATAAACTATTCACTATTTTATCTATATTTCTAGTGTTTAGTTGAGAATGAGACATTATGTCTTTAATATTTTTTAGTCCTCCGTTATACTCTTCTTTCGTATATGAAATTGTCAAATTCTTCCAATTTGCGACATATCCAATAACTTTCTTATTGTCTTTATTTAAAAGAGATAATTCATATTTAATTGACTCATCTAATTCTCTATCAGTATAAACTTCATACTGTGGAGTTGAATTTGCTATTCTGCAATGTTGTTGATACCATATTGTAGGTTGAATATCTTGTTTACATTCTGGCAATTCATATACTTGATTATAATTATTTAAATCTACATTATCAGGTAAAATCACTTTAGGTCCTTTCTCTTTGGATAAAAAAACGTTATCTATGTATGGATTATTTTTAAGTAATTTATACGGTTGTGGAAATCCTATGCAATAATCAACTATACAATACGGATTTTGAATTTTTAATTTCTCTGCAATAGAAGAAGCAAATAATATGTCTCCTATAAATCCGTATGTTTTAATTAATACTCTATTTTTCATTATTTCTTTTTTATAGTTACTCCCCATATAATATTTGGAGTATAAGAATTGCAATAATTTTTATAATTCTCTTCAGTATTTATTTCTTCTCCTACTTCATACCATTCATTAAAGTCGAGTGACATATAAAATTTTTCATTATCTATTTTATATCCGTTATTTTCGACCTCTCGTCTTATTTTATCTTGTCTTTGTTTATTATAATATCTCAAAAATGGATATCCAGATTCTTGATAATTCATAAATGGGCCAACTGGAAGAGTAATTATTAATTTAGAATCTTCATTTTTAAGAAGTCTACAAGCTTTTAAGATTCCGTGTATATCATGATTCCAAAGTATTATATCTTCTAAAGTAGAATCGATGTCATATGCTTTACCTTCCCAAAACATTCCAAAATGTTCAAATACTGATATTGAAATAATATAATCATATTTCAGATCTTCATTAAACTTTATAAAGTCTGTCTTTATATGTTTCCAGTCAGTATTCTGTCTCAACCACGAATTAGGCAATGATTCTAAAATATCAGTAGTTGTAACATTTTTAAAACCTAAAGCATGTACACTCTCACTTACACCCTCTTCTCCTCCTTTACATTCACCAACAATTAAAACCTCTTTATTTAGATCTTCAAGTTGATTTAGAAAATATGGAACTTCTACATTTTTTGTGCCTTTTAATACCATATTTACTTTTTACGTTTAAGAATAGTCAACCCATTATTGTTTGTGAATCTTTCATATAATTCCCAATTCTTATCTTTTTCTTCTAAAAAATTCTGTACTGCTGGCCATAATCCACTTAATCCTGACCTTAAATTTGTCCACCTATTTTCTGAAGCTGTTGACTCATCATTATATTCAAAAGAAGTAGTATCATGAATTATAATAAATTTCCTAACTTTATGTGAATGAAGTTCTAACTCTGATGTTAATTGATCATAAGTGTGCCAAGTATCTATAAAAAGCAAATCAGTTTCTTCAATTTCAATATCTAATACATTTGCTTTATTAAATTGATATTCTACATTATTATATTTTGCTATATCATATACCTTTTTTATATCTGATCCCCAATAACTTGGATCTTGAATATCATAGCTAATTAATTTTTTAGGAAAACCAGCTAAAAATGCCCAAGTAGATACAACTCCTCGAACTCCCATTTCTGTTATATGATCGCACATACTTGCATATTTTACTAACGTAAGTATGTGTTCATTTATGTCTGATGGCTCTTGATATATTCTTTCTATTATTTGTTGTATATTTTCCATTTTTATTTTTTTATCATATAACAACCACAAGGAAGAATTGCTCCTCTTTTGTATATAAATAATTCATCTGTTTCTGGATGTCTCAGTTCTATTTCTATTTTTCTATCTTCAAAGAAATCAAAAATTGCATCTGTTGTTGGTTGTAAACAAGTATCATCGAATACTATGAACCCACCTACACTTACTTTGTCATATAAACAATCTAAAATTTCTCTAGTAGCAGAATAAGCGTCTACATCTATTCTTAATAGAGCTATTTTTTTAATTTTTGATTTAGGTAAAGTATCTTTAACAAATCCTGGGAGAAATTTTATCCTCTTTTGGTTTATGTCTATATCAAATTTTTTAAAATTATTTTCTACAGTCTCTTGAGTTACTTTTATCATGGGATTATAACTAGGAGTATGCGTCTCTCTGTCATATTGGTACTTAGCTGTGTCTAGAGGCTGAAATCCTTCAAAAGAATCTACTATCCATATATTTTTGGTTTCAAATAGCTTAGTTAAAAATATACTCATTCCTCCAGCCCACACACCGCACTCTATTATATCTCCAGATACTTCATTGATTGCTTGTTGATTTCTAAGTATTGTATCAAATCTCTCTTTAGATACTAATGTTGTATTTTGAGATAATAAATCTTGGATTAGTTTTTCCATATTTTAAATCGTGTCGTATAATTCGTTTTGTTTTTCTTGTTTTTTTATATCTTTTGGGTGAATTAAGAAAAAATCATCAGAAAAATGAGATGATATAATGTGTCCAATAATTCTTTCATGAACTTTTCCATCCCACCTAATTTCCAATTTATTTTTAACTAATCTACTTTGATAGTCTGGAAAATTTATTCTATTTTGAGTATCTACTCTCCATCTCCATTTATCAATATGTCGCTGAGTCAATCCATTTACTGTGTTCCATCTAGGAATATAATATAAATCAATTTCTGGATTTAATTTTAAAATTTCTTTTAGATAAATTACAAGATTTTCATTCAAAAATTCATCTGCGTCTATATAAAAAATATAATCCTTTGTTGCGAACTTTTTTATATTATTCTTAAAAGTAGCAAAATCTTTATTTAAAGAGAATTCTATATTTTTTATACTAGGATGATTAACTAAAACGTCTCTCACTTCGCTTGTGGCATTACTATCTAATTGTACGATTACTTCATCGTCTTCATCTTTAAATGACTCCAATTGACACAAGAGACGCTCCAGTTCATCATGTTCATTACATGCTGTTATTGCAAAACTTATTGTTGGTTTCATAATCTTCTTTTGATATAATTTAAATTAGAATTAAATTGCAATTTATCTAACTCTTCAGTTTTCATATAATTATTCTAATTCAAAAGCCCCAATATAATCACATGCATCAAAAAATCCAAGTATACCAAAACTCTTAAGAGTAGACGGATCAGATTTATATGACTGTGATTTAAATCTTGGCATTTTCTTTTCTTCTTCAGTTAAAGGAACAGTCTTTATAGCAGAAAAATAACAATCGTCTGCAGTCTTTCCATTTAAGAAAACTATACCTTTATTTTCTATATTAATAGTTCTAGGATACCATACTCTTCCTGATTCATCTTGAACTTTAGCTGCTTTATGAAGCTCAGGCATTTCTACTTCAAAAGAATCAAAATCAAACTCTCCAACTATCATTAAGTCTGTTGATTGATATCCACAATTAAAGCAAGAGTACGATTTTTTAGTTTCATTTATATTATCGATCATGCAAGATTCAATCTCTTTACATAAAGGACATGTCATTAATATGTCTATCATTTTATTATTTTTTTGGTAGTAATGAAGGAAGTTCTATCTTTTTTAAATTTGGTAACTTTAATTGAATAGGGCGAGGGACTATTTCTAATATTTTATTTAATTTAGTCTTCATCTCTTCAAATGAAAAATTAGTTTTTACATAATGAGATTGTCTTTTTGAATTATCTGTATATTTTTGGTAATTTTCAAATAAATCTACCATTTTAGCAGAAGCCAATTTCATATTCGGAGAAAACCACTTAGATCCCTGTATAAGCATATTCTGTGCTTGAGCTGACGGATGTATATCTGTTAATTCTCCTGGAATTAATATTGAATACTCTTGATGACAAAAGTCTGTATGACCTGACCAAAAAGAAACTATTGCTGGTTTTTTACTCATAAAGAATTCTGCAAGAGGTCTACCAAAACCCTCTCCTTTAGTTAAGTATAACATTGCTTTTACTTTCTTATGATTATATAGAAGATTCATCTCTTTATCGTCTATATCTCCATGAATTAAGTAGATATTTGGTAAATCTTTTGAGTTTATTTGTTTACGAATAGCGTCTATATTTTCTAAAATAGAATCTCTATCCATTATTGAATTAGTTCCTCTAGCTGTTTTGAGTATAAGAGCCGGCTTTTTTTTCTTATCTTTAAATGTTTCTAAGAATGTTTTTATTGTTAGTCCTAAATTCTTTCTATCTTCTCCAATGACTCCAGGTAACCAATGTCCAACAAATAAATAACAAAATGATTCTGGAATACTATCAAGAGATTTTGCTAATGGTTCTGTTGAAGAAATTTGTTCTGTGTAAAAATACTTAGAAATATCTATTCCCTCAAATAAAACTTCTACTGGTTTTTCTAATTTTATCTGTCTAATAACTTGACCAGTTGCTTGATCTTGTTGGTTAAATGTAGAGTTTTCAAATACTGTTTTTGCATGTTGAGAAGAAACTAGAGTTAAATTCATTCTATTACATCCGTCTATCCAACTAGGATCGCATAAAGTCGTTTCTATTCCAGCCGTCACTAAAATGTTATATTTTCCAATAGGCTGCGCTTCATTTGGTACTGTGATTTGACACCATAAATCTGGTTGTTGAGTCAATTGATTTGCTATAAGAGGTCGTATCCATTGGTACTTTTCTTCATCTAAGTTATGCCATGGAGTATTTCCCCATCTTTGAGGAATAATTTTTATATCCCATTCATTTTTCTTAAGCTCATAAAGCGCTTTTACAAAATCATAACTTCTAGCGCCATATCCGCTGGCTGTTAAAATCGGGCAACTTATAACTGCTAATGGTTTTATCATATTCTATTGTTGAGTTATTCTTATTATTTCTTTTTCTCCATTTGGTTTTGAGTATACGCAATGGCTTGGAGTTAATATAAATTCTATATCTTTCAATAGTTCTGCATATTTTTCTCCTATTCCAGATTTTATATACGCTATAGTCATATGCGGATGATAATCTGGATAATTTGATGTAAATGGAAATTGTTTTAGTAAATTGTTAGCTTCTACTAGTCCTTCTCCAGAAACATTAAATTTTAAAACATCATACTTTTCATTTTCAAAAATAGAAGCATCTTTAATTTCACATGAACTAAATATAATAGAGCGTATTACGTTTTTTATTTGATCAGTGGTCACTTCTTCGTGTAATCCATATAATAAAGTAGTATGGGGTTCTGTTTCTAATCCAAACGATCTATCGCCCTCTTCAGTATAAATGTCTGATTTTTTAATTATACTATGAATTAAATTCATTTTAGGAAAATCAAAGTATAACATTACACATCCATAATCGTACGTCTGATTATCTTCTTTTAATAAATTAATTAATTTTATCACTATTTTTAGTATTAATATGTAAGTGGATGTTTAATTTTTTTAGGTTTGATGTCCTCAATTTTTATAAATTCAAAGCTTGCTCTCGGTTTAAATTTATCTATCGCTGTCTGTAAAGTATTACATACTCCATCTGCCATACTCTGAGCTGACATTTTAGATTCTGAAGATGTGACCCATTTTCTTCCAGATAAACCTCTTTTTTGTCTTTCTTCTGATGTCATACTATATACTTTGTTTATCGCGTCTGCTACATCTCTAAAATCACAACGATCATCAAATATATAAGGAGTAGGAATAGATCCAACTAGACTTAAATTACTAGGAAATACTGGTATTGCCCATTCTCCGCATTCTCTAAGAGTTCCAAAATGATTTGATGGCATCTCTTTTGTTGGTTCATACCACTTTCCATCTTTTACAAATCTCATCTGATCTTGCATTCCTCCAGTTACATTTCCTATTATCATAGTTCCACTCATCATAGATTCTGTCAAACTTAATCCCCAACCTTCATTTGAAGATATTAAAGCGGTAACATCTGCTAAATTATAGAGTAAGTTCATTTGTTCTGGAGTATATCTTTCTTCTGAAAAATAAACCTTTTGATAAGAAGGATCGCAAAGTAATTCAACTACTTTTGGAAGATCAGTTCCATGTTCATCAGTTTTTTGAGTATGAAGTAATAGAGCGCATTTAGATGCTTTTTCTTTTCCAATAGATTCTGTAAATTTAGACCAAGCGGCTATAAGATCTGAAGTTGATTTTCTCCTTATATTTCTAGCATTATACAATACTATAAATTCTGGATTAAATGAGCCAAATATGCCCTTTTTCATTTTTTCCATTTCTGAATTAGCCTCAATCATAAACTCATTTATAGGAAAAAATGTCTTTTCGTTAATACCATGAGGAACATAATTAATTATTTTATCTTTAATTTTCTCCTCTAGTACTAATTCAGTCAATATTTTAGTTTGTTTTGATATGCACATAAATGCGTCACATGACTCGTAATATGATTTATTGTATATAGGGGCTGGATCTGAATCCCAAATTTGTAAATATATAATAGGCATTCTTTTTCTTATTTCTGCCTCCATATCAAAAAGCCATACGAAATATCTAGGATCTGTAAATAGCATAATAGCGTCAGGTCTCTCTATTTCTATTATTTGTCTTACTAGTTCTGGAGTTCCGTATCCATCTGTGGGATACATTATAACTGAAGAATCTTCAATTTCTAAAATCTTGTTTGTATCTTGAGATAAGTCTAGTCTTTTTCCTTTTTCTGGATGATTTATTCCACCTGCTATTTGAACCCAATTAAATTTATGAGCAGACCCTAAAACTATTTCTCTTGTCATAGTTGCTACTCCACTTGTCATTCTCAGATCATCTGATAGCAAAAGAATTTTTTTCCTGCTGTCTTTATTTATGTAACCTTGTTTTATCATTTTTTATTTTTAAATATGGTTTCTATATTTTACAAGTCTTTGTGTGTTTGATACTCTCTACGAATGCACTTCCAGTATAGTAAGTATTATACGCACAATGAATTTTATGTCTAAATTCAGAATCTACTACGTAAAGATAAACTGCTCTGTCAGTAAGATCTTGTAGAGACATTTTATTCATTTTAGTTAAAACCCTAAAATCTTCATAGGTTAGTTTTGGAATCTTGACAGTTGTAAGTGTTTTTTCTTGAATTATCATGTTTTTTACTTATAAATATACGTAAAATATTTACAAATTATTTTCATTACATATATTTTTTGTCAATTCATTATTTTTAGATTCCTTTTCTTGTCTTTTAAAAGCATCTACTATCGTGTCTCCATGCCATTTTAGCCACTGATCATATGTAAATTCAGACAGAGGATTTTTATCTAAGTAATTTTTATATTGAGTTTGTAAAGTTGCCATTTATTTTTCTATTTTTATTCCTAGATTGCTTATTTCATTACAAAAGTATTCAGCTATTTCATAAGAATCTTTTGCTAACTTTTCAAATGCCATAGCTTTTTCTTCTTCTTCTTGATATCCTTCAGGAGTATAATACTCAAATGTTGAATTTCTAAAATTAGATCCATCAACTAAATGACCCAATTCATGAGCGCATGCTACTAGTATATCTTTGAATTTAACTTTATCAGAATTATAAAGAAGCACACATATTATTCCTTTTGATTGTTCACATGTATCCGCTTCCCAGTAAAATTGTTCAGGTTTTGGAGTCTCGTCTGATAAGTGAGTTTTAGATAGTAAGACTAAATCTTCAAAATTATCTATATCAACTATCTCGTTATTAGCATCTTGAAAACAAAATTCTATATTTTCTTTATCTACATAATCTTGAAAACTAGAATAAAATCTTAATTTAAAATTATTATACTCCATCAATTATTTTTTTTATTACATAAATTAGGTTCTTTTGAAAATGGACAATATTTACAGCTATCTATATTTTTTGGATAATTTTTATCTATATACTCTCCATCCTTAGTAAAACCATCTTTTATAAAAGTCTTAAAATCTTCTACAGCCTGTTTCATTTTTATTTTGCCTTGAGTTGGCACTACATGCTGAACTCTTTTTATTTGAAATTCTGCATCTTCATAAACTTTTCTTCTGACTATAAAAAATTCTACTTCTATCATTTCTGGATCAACACCTAATTTTTTTGAATAGAAATGCTTATAAAGTAAAACTTGATTTAGTTTTGTTTGATCTTTTTTATCTTTGTCTTTCCATCCAGAAGTACTAGTCTTTATGTCATAGATTTTATACTTCTTTGTCTTTTTATTTCGCATTATTAAATCTATGCTACCTATTAATAAGACATTAGGAACATCTTCATCTACAACTTCAGTAAGCGGAATTTCTATTCCAACCAATTCTTCATTTTTGATACTAAAGAATTCTGATCTTTTTTTCTTCACATATTCTAAAATTACTATTCCATCATTAATAAACTCGTTGAATTCTTCAAGTTTTGCAAAATGTTCATTATTATTTTGTTCTTTCGCCTCTTTATAATTTTCTATCATTCTTGCTTTGAAGAATTCAACGAGATCCATTGTATCAGCAGCTTTTCCAGATACGGTATATACTATGTTTATATACTCTTGAATTGCTTCGTGTATTGAAGTTCCAAAGGTTAAGTGAAGACTCTGTTGGAATTTTTTGTGCTTCTTTACATATTGAAGATACCAACTATTGGGACATGATTTATACAGAGCATATTGAGAATATGACACTGATTTCTGGAATGAGTAGTCTACTGGATATGATTGTTTAGGCATTTGGGGTTTGTAATTCTTTTGGAAGGAATTCTTGATTTACGTGTCCGCAATTTGAACAAACAAATGTTGGTATTGGGATAACTGCGTCTTTTTCAGTTCCAGTAAGAAATTTTGAAGCTTTTCTTATTATTAGCCCCTCAGTGAAAGTATGTCCTCCACATTTTTCACATGTTACTCCAGTAGTTTTATCTAATGAAATATTTAATTTTGGAGCATGAGATTGATTCGCCCCTAGTAAAATTTCTTTTGCCATAATTTATGTATTTTAATAAAAGTAACTAAAACTGTTGATTTTCTAAAGTCTATCTTACAAGTACTTTTTTATTTTGTCTATTAACAACTGTTTGGGCAATACTCCAGTAAATCTATCAATGACTTGTCCATTTGATAAAAATACCATAGTAGGCACAGATGTTACAGAGTACGCATTAGTCATTGATGGATTTGAAATAGCATCTATGTAATTTATGTTTATTCCAGTTTCTGCTGATACTTGTTGAACTACAGGCTTAAAAGATTTACACGGCATGCAAGTCGATGTTGAAAAATAAAGTGCGCTTATCATTTTTAAAAATTTGAGGTTGAAAGATTTTTCATATACTTTATTGTATTCTCATTAGTAATAGTGTGAATATGAGTCATAGCTTCTTGGTCTATTGGAATACACGTATTTCCATCAATCAAGTGTTCAATACAGCTTTTTTTAGTAATCATAGTTTTTGGATCTAATTCATAAATCTTTCCTCCGTATCTATTATCTAATTTTGAAAGAGGAACAGCTATAAAATAAGTCCTATAGCTATTCATTATTTTTTCAAGTTGATTATTTTTAACCATAAATGATTTATCTTTTATCATAGGAACGAGAGTTTTTACTTCTACGTCTTTTCCATCTACTAATAAATCTCTTTTTCTATCAAATAGATCTTCTGATAAAAGAACTACTTTTCCTTTTAGAGTGAAATAATTAGCTATTATTTTTTCTCCTAAATTTCCCAGCTCTTTATTTTTAAAATCCGAAGTATTCGAATATGAATTTAAGTATGACATGTTTCTATTTTGATTCTAATATAGATTTGAACTTGAAGTATGATTTATGTTTTTCAACGCCTGGAATATTCCAACCATTATCGAAATCTTTTATCGTATGTTCTTGTTTTATATAATATTGCCATATTGGATTTTTTATATACTTTAACCATACACACAAAAGATCTTCTAAGTCAACGGGTTTCATATTATACCTTGCACAAAGTTTGTCAAAATCTTTATACTTAAATCCAGGTCTGAGAATTTTCATAGAGGCAGTTGCAGTTGGACCTAATTTACACTCAGACCACTCATCTATATCAAATAAACCTTTTATTTTTGTATCTAGATTCACATAATTTGCTAAATCCCCTGCCATTAATAAGTAATGAAAATTAAAAGCATGTAGATTATGTTTGCTATTATACTGATTCATTACATCTACTATACCGCATAGACTTGTTTTTGGTTTAATATTCTCTATTATATGGTCTGCCCATGGTCTAAAATGATTAATAACAAGATCTTTAAGAGGATATCTAGGAGGTTGATTCACGCAACAACTAACAAAATTTCCCTTATCTTCTTTCATAAACTTATAAAAGTCTACATGAGAATTATAATTTTGAAAATTTAAAAGAATAGTGTTATTATATCCGTGATTAAATTGATTTGAAGTTCCAGATCCAAAAATCCTATGAGAATAGATTAAAAATAAATAATCATATATTTCCCAATTTGGATTTGCAATTGGTTTATAAATATCCCAAGTAAGTGATTCTTTACCCATAAAATAGTCTTCAAGCAAGAATATAAATCCTTCATATCTTCTATCAATATTATGGAATAGGTTTACATTGTCTATGTAATTATCTCCAGTATTAAACTCTCTTTTTCTTGTGTCAATAAAGACTTTTTCTGTCTTTCGGTTGATATCGATATAGTAATCCAAACACTCTAAAGCTATCGGATTCCATCCATTTTCATCTAGTGTAATATTTGCTTTTGACTTTTTTTCTTTATCTTTTATCAAATACACGCTAGAAGATCCAGAGTTTTTTTCTTCTTCGTTAATAGGAACTGGTTCTGCAAAATCATAATAATCTTCAGTCTTACATTGATATTCTTCTTGAGGAACTGGGGGGCTAGATAGAATAAGATCTGATATTGACGTCTTTACGTCTGGTGTTAGCATATTAAAATGCTTTTCATAGATATGCAAATTTGTTATAAAAAAATGCATTGTGCCAATTTGAGTATTTGTTTCAAAACAAACCATACTCATTAATTTTGCAAATGTGTATTGATCATTTGAGAATCCATAGACTAAATCAATACTTCTTGCAAATACTGTAAGATTTAGTCTTCCTTCTACTATGGTGAAGTTTAGCACAATGTTACAGGGAGTGTCTGAGGCATACCTGTCTAGCTCATTTATATCGTAATGAACAATTATAGCTCTTCTAGTATTAGGGTTGCTCTTGAGCTCCTGAATAGCTCGTTCTAGCTGACCTCCTTTTTGCCAAAAATATCCATAGTTTGAATTCACTTCATTTGTACCAGGAACTATCATGTTATTCCACAGTTTGGCTCTTTTAGCAATTTCAGTCACATCTCTATTTCCTGACAAATACCAATGCCACTCATACTCTGCGTAAGATTGGTTAAATTTTCTCTCTGGTTCTGTGATAACCATTTGAAGTGGATTATCTAAAGTAAAAGAGACATTAAATTTAGTTTTTGTTTTTGAAAAGTCTACTCCATTTTGCATTATATCAAAATATAGACCTCTAAAAGCCTCATTTGCATTTTTAAAATTCATGTTGTTGTATTTCTATAAATTGTTTAAGAAATTGTAGGCCATCAGTTTTTCTATATTCTTCTAAATAGACTACTTTTTTAATTCCAGATTGCAGTATTAATTTTGAACATTCAATACAAGGAGATAGAGTAATATATAAAGTCGCTCCATTTACAGAATATCCAACTTTTGCAGCTTTTAAAATAGCGTTCATCTCTGCATGTATAACTTCTAGAACTGTTACTCCGCCTCTTTCACAACAATTATCTACTCCAGTAGGAGTTCCATTATAACCGAAAGATACTACATTGTCATCTTTTACTATTATTGCTCCAACTTTAGATCTTTCGCAATGTGACAGTTTAGATATCTCTTTAGCTATATTTATATAGACTGTATCTAATTTTTTTTGCTTATCCATAACCTGTATTTTATTTTCTGTATTTATAGTTATTTTTATTCCATAACCATATAGATCAAAACTATTCATTTTTTTTAGTTTACTCCAGTACTACCAAATCCTCCATCTTTTCTTTGTGTCTCTATATCTTCAAGCTCATCTACAACTTCTATACTATCATAATTCATAGGAATAAGAATAAATTGAATTATTTTTTGTCCTGGAGTTATTAATACTTGACTATTTCCAGAATTAAAAACATGAATGTGAATTTCTCCAGTATAGTCTTCATCAACAACTTCAGCTCCCTTTGTTAATTTATTTTTAGTTGCTACTCCAGATTTATTAAAAGCTATTAAAGCATAACCAGATGGGATTCTTACTTTTATTCCAGAAGGTATTAGAGCGTCTTCTCCTGGGGATAGTAGTATAGGTTCTAAGTCATTAGGTGTATAAAAGTCAATTCCCGCGCTTTTGGATGTGCCTCTTGAAGGTGACTTAACGTCACGACATTTTTGAATTTTCATTTTTATTTAGTTTTATCGTAGTCTTCTTTATAATGTTCTACCATAGCTGTTAAATACGCTATAGCATCAAGTATATTATCATATTTTTTAGCATAAGATTCTCTACTCATTTTAAGAGCAACCATGCATAGATACATGTCTTTCGCAGTTATTTGTTTTCCTGTCATAGTAGAAGCCAAAGTTGCTGCTTTTTCCATGCTCTCTTTCATTGGACCGTATTTTCTAGAGGATTCTTCTGCTCTACGATATACAATATCTTGTGCGTGCTCAAGTACATTCATATAATTAATTTATATATTATTTTCTATTTAAGAAATTAATTCATGCAAGTACGGAAAATATTTAGGCTTTAGATGTACTGACTGCTTAGATTCTAGAATATCCAGCATTTTAGTTCCGTCTGAATCAACCCAATCTTTTGGCCAACTAATATATTTCAATCCAGAATTTTCAATCATTTCATTAGCTATGTCTCTTAATTCCATTCTCAATTGCCTACTTCCATAAAATGGTTTACCTTTATATAGTCCAGTTCCAGGTATTTTTCTAGATTCATGCTCTATAGGTATTAATTCTACTAAAGTTGGATTATTTAACTCTCTTGCAAAATTTATATACTTTGAAAACAGTTTTTCTGTTTCTTTATAGGGATCTTCCATTCTTCCTAAATGAAATCTTGTGTCTATATTTCCAAAATAAAGTACAACATTGCCAGGCCTCTGTTCATTAATAGCTTGAGCATTTGCATGTTTTAACCACCCAAATAAAGTCTTACCTGGATTATAACTAAGAGCGTATCCTGGTCTCCATACTGAAAGAGAATGAGAATCTCCTATAACTATATTTGGATTTGCTTTTGAAAAATAGTCAATAGCTCGACTTATTGGCCAATTATTGCTATCTACTTTTATTCTTTGATTAAATTTTCTAAAATCAAAAGTTTTATTTACAAACTCAAATTGTCCATTGAATTTTGAGATAGCTTCCATTTTCTTAGCATGGATTGGACCAGGACCTCCAGGGATATTGAAACTTCCATCTACAAAATTAACTCCTTCGCAAATATAAAGTTTTTCATATTGATTCCAAGTTTCTGGACTTGGATTAACATCTATATCGTCTTGAGGATTAAAATCCTTAACCATCTTTGTTGATATAAGGCCATAAGCACCTCCTTGAAAATTCAAGGAAGTACTCACATTTGCCATAATTGATACTAGAGCAGCTTTCATTTATTTATTTTTATAAATTACATTAATCCTGACATATTTGGAATATCAGAAGTATCGTTATCTTTTTCTGATTTTTTCTGTAAAACCACAGATTCAACAGTTATGATTGTTCCAGCTACTCCAGCAGCATTTCTAAGAGCAGATATAGCCACTTTAGTAGGATCTAAAAGCCCAAATTCGATCCCGTTTACTACTTTTTTATCTTTGGCATCATATGTTGTAAATGAATCATTTTGTGTAGAAATTTCATGTAATATCTCATACCAATTTTCTATTCCAGCATTTGATAATATTTTTTTAAATGGAGCCAAGCAAGCAGCAAGTACTATGTCAAATCCTATTTTTTCATTCTCTTTCCAATCTTTAGTAATGTCTTTTATTCTAGAAATTGCATTTATAAGAGCGATTCCGCCACCAGGAAGGATTCCTTCAGAGAGAGCTGCTTTTGTTGCTAGAAGCGCATCTTCTACTCTGTCTTTTTTCTCTTTCATTTCAATTTCAGAGTTTCCTCCAACATTGATTATTGCAACTCCTCCAATAAGTTTTCCTAAACGTTCTTGTAGTTTTTCTTTTTCAAAAAATGACTGAGCATTATCAATTTGATCTTTTATATCTTTAGACCTATCTATTATTGCTTGAGAATCACCTTTTCCATCTACTATAGTTGTTTGTTCTTTTCCTACAGTTACCATTCTAGCGCGACCAAGTAAAGAATCTATCGTAGCTGGATTTGTTTTTTCTAGCTTATGTCCTTTATTTTTTGACATTACTGTAGCGCCTGTAAGAATTGCTATGTCCTCTAGCATCAAAGTTCTGCGATCTCCAAAATCTGGAGCTTTAGTAGCACAAACCTTAACCACGCCTCTCATCTTATTTACTATGATAACAGCTAGGGCTTCATCTCCAAAGTCTTCTGCTATTATTAATATTGACTTATTCTCAGAATTAGCCTTTTGCAAAAATGGAACTATCTCCTCATGGCTATTTATTCTACCATCATATATCATAATATATGCATCCTCTAACACAGCTTGCATTGTTGTATTATCTGTTACTAGATACGGACTTTTATATCCTCTGTCAAATTGCATACCTTCAACGACTTCTAAAGTAGTTTCTCCAGTCTTAGATTCTTCAATAGTTATTAAACCTTCTCTACCGACTTTATCAATAGCTGCTGATATAAGTTCTCCAACTTCAAAATCATTATTTCCAGATATTACTGCAACTTGTTTAATTTGCTCTTCTGTGCTAACATCAATAGATAAATTCTTAAGCTCTTGTATAACTAGATTTACTGTTTTATCTATACCTGATTTAACTTCAACTGCATTTGTTCCTTGACGTATAGATTTTATTCCCTCTTGAATCATTTTTGTGGCAAGTATAGTAGAAGTTGTTGTACCGTCACCAGCCTCATTTGCTGATTTTATAGCGACTTGTTTTACCATTTGAGCGCCAATGTCTTCAAAATCGTTTTCTAATCGAGTTATTGACTTTGAACAACTAACTCCATCTTTTGTGGCTTTTACTTCCCCATTTGGTTCTCTTATTAAAACCGTACGACCTCCAGGACCTAAAGTAGAAGACACTATATCGTTTAGTTTATTAATTCCTACTAATAGCTTTTCTTTTAACTCAATTCCTGTTAAGTGTTGTGTTTGACTCATAATTATTTTATATTTTTATTCAGTTATTTTTATAAATTTTTTCAGACTATGCACTACTTGTCTAAATAGATAATCTTTACTTCTTTGTTCTACAGGCAATTCTGAATATGGAATATAGCAAGGATGTTCTTTTGTTTCTACATTTTTAACTGGTCCGTATTTCCAACCTTCTTCTGTCTTCTGCTTCATCCAACTTTCATGAGAAGCTTCTGGTGTTGCATTTGGGTTATCGATATGAAATTTTACTCCATTTTCTGCAGATGATTTTTGCCAGTCTGGCGCTAAGCTCCATGGTAATTGAGACGTATCGCCTATACTTTGACAATATGCCATATTAATTTCGTGTGCTACTTGAGCTATATCTTGAATTGTCATGTTATGCTAATACTCCCAGTATTTCTGTTTCTTTTGTTAAAAAATAATCTTCTCCAGACATGCTAATTTTAGTAGTTCCCATTTTAGGAATCATTACTATATCTCCAACATTTAAATTAGACAGGATAACTCTGTCACTATGATAATTAAATGTTCCAGAGACTGCAATAACTTCTCCAGTTTCTGGTCTTTCTTTTCCCATGTCAGGCAATATAATGTTGCCTACCATTTCTTCGGATGATTCTACGGGCCTTATCAAAATGTACCCATTCATTGGTTTTATATTCATATCTACAATTTATTTGCTAAGTTTAAAATATACTGTTCATCTTCTAAATCTAGTCTCCATCTATTTACATTGATTATCTCGCATGCTTCTGCAAATTTAGAATCATCCCCAGATAAAGAGGGTTTTATTCTATTAGTTTTATCTGTATATTCTGAATTAGAATTTAAAACTGATAAAACATCTTCTGGATCTAATACTTCTAATAGTCCTTCTAATAATTCTAATCTATCGGATTTTTTCCACAAGCTGCTTAAAACTTCATCAATTTCAAAATCTACTGAAATGTATGCCATATCTTTATTATACTATTTATTTAATGAAAAATTAAACTTATCTTTATGGTTATTTACATAATTTCTATACTCAGCCAGTGTTCGTCTTTCTCTTATTTTCCGTAGATTGTCTAATTCTAGACTTAGAGGCAAAGTAGAATGTATAAAATCTCTAATAGAGCCATATTTAAGAACTCTTTTAGTTTTATGGTCTAGTACTCGAAAAAAATCATCTTCCCAAAACCATGTATATCTTTTTCTTAGCTTCTTTAAATACTTTATTTTCATAATCTTTTATTTTTATTTAGTGAGCGTCTTTAAAGTTTCTTCCTATTTCAGCTGGCGCTTTTAGTTTTATACTTATTTTTGTAGTATTCTCCATTAGCTGTTGAACTAACTCTGCGCATTCTTTAGCTCGGTCTTCTGGAACTTCGGTTATTATTTGGTCATGTATTTGTCCGCACACTTGTCCGTCAATTCCTCTTTTCTTTAATTCTCTATTTATAGCTATAGCTGCTCTATTTACTATTGATGCTGATAAACCTTGAATTTGTACGTTAAGTGCGTTATTTAAACCATTGGAGTAATCCCTATAGATCTTTGTTACTTTGTCTTTTCCATATTGTTTAGACAGCATATTTCTAATCTGCCAATCCATTATACCCTCTCCAATGATGTCATGTATTTTTTTAACTTTATCTAAATGTCTTACTCGACCTACTTGAGTTTTTACATATCCCAAAGTTTGAGCTTGAGTTCTAGAGTCATGCATCCATTGTTTCAAGGCAGGAAATCCATTTAAATATCCGTCTACTAATGTCTGTGCTTTTTTCTGAGATACTCCTAATGTTTTTCCAAGAGCGTATGCGCCCATTCCGTAAGGTATTCCTAGAGAATATGCTTTAGCATCATTTCTAACTTTTGGCGCATGTTTCCTAAGAAAATTTTCTGACTTTTTATCTGGAGAATATTGATGAAGTCCTTCGGTTTTTATTGCAATAGTAGAATAAAAATCCCAATTGTTTCTAAATATATCTCTTAACCCCTCATCACCAGACACGTGAGCAAATACGTGAGGCTCTAATGACTCATAATCACAATCTATAAATACATTTCCAGTATCAGATATAAAAAATGCCCTAATCAAATTTGTATATTCAACTACTATAGGATCATCATCGCCTTCTTCTTTAGGTCTTGGTAATTGTTGAGCATCTGACCCATATCTTCCTGAGACTGTGCCATGCTGTTTATAATAAAAAAAATACCTGCCGTTTTCTTGACCATCTAAAAACCTATCCATATAGGTAGATTTTATCTTTAGTAACTTTCCATATATTCTTAATTTAGAAGCCCAAGAATGTTGATCAGCTATGCTTTGAATTAAGTCTTCGTCAAATTGAGACTTACCTTTTTTAGTCTGAGAAAGAGGTTTTATTCCAAGAGCATTAAATGCAATATCTCCCATTTGATCTTTGGATTGTATATTGAAAAAAGCTCCATCATTTTCTTTTTTCCAAAGACTTATACTTATTTTATCTAAATCTTCTTGATCTAAAACATACTCAAATCCTTCTAATAAAAATGTTTTAACTGGAGATGGTGGTAATTTTGATACAGTAGACTTTGTAATTGAATATTTTCCAGAAGTTTCTGAAATCGGTAAATCTAAATTAAAATATTTTGCTGTTTCTTGAGCGTATGATCCTTTATTTTTTGGTGGAAACATCTCTGTTGCCTTGTTCTTAATCCACCTTTGAACTTCTTTACGTTCTAGTAAATCATCAACGACTAGTCTTTCATATTTTTCCATATCAAGAGTGATTTTTTCTCTTGATGATTTTATTAATTCAAGATCAATTTTAACTCCTCTATCTTCCATAGGAATTGTGACTTCTCTGTAAAGAGGCATAACTTCATCTTCAAAAAAGAATTCAAGTAGTCCTTGTTCTTCTAATTTTTTAAGATAATACTCATATACTCGTAAAGCTAAATCCGTGTCAGCGCATGCATATTTAGATAATATATCGATATTTGCTTTAAAAATTTCATAATTATCTTTAGAAGTAGATCCACCATTTGCTTTTATAGATTCTTTTAAGTCTATTTGCTCTTGATTTGCTTCAGTTTCAACATCAATTCCAATTTCTGATTGTATGCTTCTTGCAACTTCTTTTAATGCAAACACTCCTTGGCCATATTCAGAATTTACACCCTCTTCTTGAATAGTGTGAACCATAAGCAAAGTATCTGCATAAATAGAATCTATTAAATTTACACCATAGAAATTTTTAATAAATCTAGAGTCAAAAGATAAATTATGTCCTATTAGTTTTTTTCCTACTAAAAGAAGTAAAATTTTCTTTGCTATATCATGACAAGAAATACCATCAATCTTAGCGTCCAGGAGCTCGCCATTAGCATATATCATTGTTGGCAAGTAGTAGCCAAGGCCTTTAACTCCAGTAACAGAGAATCCTATTATTTGACCTTTTCTAGTATTTAAGGAATCTGTTTCTATATCGACTGAAATATACTCATGTTCTTTTATATGAGCTACCATTTCTTTGACTTTAGTCGAAGTATCTACTTTCAAATAGACTCTTTCTGTCATAAACTTTATTTTTTTTGTAAGGAAATAACTTATTTAGTTTGTATTGTCTTCTATCACAACCACAGTCTTGTAAACCTAATACTTTTTTAGCAAACCATGAAGACAAAATATCAAGTTTAAAAAAGTGTGTAAATTTAAAGACTGTATCCCCAAGACCTCTACTTTTCATTTATTTTATTTTCTAAATTTGTTATTGCTGTAGATGCTCCTAATATTAAATTTTGAACTTGGATCCATAAATTATTATGATCTTGTCTAAGTCTGTATATCATTCTAAATTGATATATCTGCAAACTCATTAGTATGAAAATAATAACTAGATAAAAATCTTGAAGCGTAAGTGTAATTGTCATAATTAAATGTACTACTATATCTTGAAGATTTATAAATTTTCTTCAAAGTAAAAGAGGCCTTAGGCCTCTTTTATTATTTCTTTAAACTCTGCGATTGTGCTTTTGCTTCAGCCTCTGCTTTCCATTTTCTATCTCTTAACTTTAGATTTAGTGGTTGGACTTTTACTTGAGACATTGATCCTACGATTTTGCCTGTTGCTGGAAAGAATTTAGCATCAAAGTTAGGATCTATTTCATTTCCAAGTTTTAAGATCTTTTCTTGGTTTGCTGCGACGTCATTTCCAGATATTACAACTCTTGTAGTTTTCATACCCAAGGACATATGAGACAGCTTTGAACTTCCAGGTCCGTCTTCATTTTCGCTTATAGATTCTTGGAGATATTTTTTGATAAATTGATCGAAGATAATTTTTGCAATTTTTATATTACCTCTATACTTTTGTTGATAGAATAATGGCGCATTCCCAAAAGTTGAATCTCCTGCTACGCCGTATATCTTATGCATTATATTATCTCCTTGCTTATATGATTGAGCGTATAAATCCCACGTATAACCCCCCGCTTTAATCTTATGTAACTCTTCTTTAGGTCTACCTTGATCATCAAAAAGATGTTTAACTTTTTCCCAAGATTGAGGTCCTAATTTAAGAATCATTGTAGGTCTACCACCTCCAGAATCTTTCTTATAAACATAATCTGAACTTCTAGGTCCGTCTTCATTTTCCTCTAAAAAATCATCATCTTTATCATTGTATGAATTAAAAGCTGGTCTATTTTTAAAGATAGAAGTCTTACCCCACTGACGTATTTTATCTTCTATAGGTTTTAATACATCATTCTTATAATTTTCTCCAGATGTATAATATGCTTTCTTCCAATTATCGCTATCTGATAACCATGCTTCGATAATTTCTTTTATCTTTGGATACTTACCATATTTTTTTTGAAATACTGAAATTAACTTATTCGCTATATTTTTATCAAGCGTAGATTCTTTTAGTAAAGGAATTAATTTTATCATTGAGTTTTTATTATAAATATGGCAAAATTATGATTCGCAATTTACGCATTCTAAAATATTTCTAGAAAATGATTGAGCAGAAGACTGACTATATTGATAATATAATGTCTTAATTCCAGATTCATGAGCATATAAGTATAATTGATTTATATCTTTTGCTGGAACTGATGGATGTATCATTAGATTTAAAGATTGTGCTTGATCAATAAATACTTGACGTTGAGCAGCCTGTATCAATATTTCTTTAGGAGAAATTTCTATAAATGACTTAAAAACTTGTTTTGTGGGAAAATCTAAATGTTGCACTGAGCCATCTTTTTTCAATATACTTTCCCAAACTTCTGGAGTATTTAATCCATAATTATCTAGTTCTTTTTCTAAATAAGGATTTTTATAGATAGTTTTTGACTTTGCTAAATCTTTAATAAAATAGTTTGATTTAATTGGTTCTATTCCCATAGAAACTTGACCCAATATAAATGAACTTGATTTAGTTGGAGCTATTGCTACTAGAGTAGTATTCGCGTATCCGTCTCTTAAACTTGTTACTCCTTTTTCAAAAAGCATTTTAGAAGCGGACTCTGTTCTTTCTTTTATTGTCTTAAATATCTCATGATTAATCTGCTTTGCTCTTAAAGATTCAAACTCTATTAAATTATATTGTAACAAAGAATGATATCCTAGGACTCCAACCCCAATAGCTCTATGTTGAGATGCAAATCTATGAGCTCTTTTCATACCAGGATACCAATAAGACTTAAATATAAATTCGTCTAATACTGCATTTAAAAACAAAGTATAAGTCTCTATAGCATCTGTATTTTTTAATTCATCCCAGTGAAGAAGATTGATAGAGCCTATGCAACAAACAAATGAATTAAAAGAGTCTGTTGGCAACATTATCTCAGTACATAGATTAGAAGCTGTAATTTTTAAACCTAGTTCTTTATATGGAGTGTTGTTATTTGCATTATCATAGAATTTTATGTAAGGAAATCCAAATTCACTACGTCTTTGAATAACTTTTGCCCATATCTTCCTCTTGTCTGCATCTCCCTGTTTCATTTCATCTAACCACTTGTCTGTAACAGTTACTCCATATTGTAAATTTTGTATAGGATTTCCTTCAGTTCCTATATCTAAAAATTCCAAAATGTCTCCATGTTCTATTGGAAGATATACAGCGCATGCTCCTCTTCTAGCTTCAGATTGTTTTGATACATCTACCGTAGTGTCATATAATCTAGCATAGTGTACAGGCCCATCAGCAGTTCCACCAGTTGATATTTTTGAACCTCTTGCTCTTATATTTCCCAAATAAGCAGATGTGCCACCTCCATATTTAGACATCATGCCTATTTCTCTAGCAGCATTTAATATACTATCAAGAGTATCATCTATATTAGAACCATAGCAGCTTATAGGAAGTCCTTTCTCTTTTCCAAAATTAATCCAAACAGGAGTTGCTAAACTATAGTATCCTCTGGACATATAGTCTTCAAATTTCTTAGCAAATCCTTCTATTTTAAGATATTTTTCTGCCGTGTTTGATATGTCTTTAATTCTTTGTTCAGGAGTTTCTTCTATATAACCTCTAGATAAAAAAGTCCTACTATCTTCGTTTAACCAATAATATTTTTCGTATGTCATATATATTTTTAGAATAGATCGTCTTCTGTAATTGATTTACTTTTTTTATTATAATCGACACTTTTTTTATGAAAAAAATCCCCCTCCTTAGTTGAAGTTATCTCAACATCAAACCAAAGAGTCTTTTCTATTTTTAAAAAATCAACATCGAAAATAGATTCCATTCCAATCTTATTAAGAGAAGAATTAAATCTATTCTTTATAAAATTTTCAATCGTTGATTTTGGTAAAAATTCTAATTCCCCATTTTCAAATATCCAATCAAGTATTTTACACTCTGCTTTATATGCTTTTTTACAAGCAGAATTTATAAGTTGTTCAAATTCTTTATCAAACCACTCAGGATTTTCTCTTTTTATTATGTTTATTATTTCAGATCCAAAGTTTCCGTGAATATCCTCTTCTTTAGACGTCGCCTCTACTACATTTGAAATTCCTTTAAAAATATTTCTTTCTTTATTAAAAGACATCATTATTAGGAACTGACTAAATAAACTTACATGTTCAATAAACAAAGAAAATAGTAATACTGATTTTGTGTACATTTTATTATCAGAACTTCTAGTTCCGTCTAGATACTTTTTTAAATAAGAAATTCTATCTTTTATTGCTGGTATTTCAACTACTGTCTGAAACTCCTCTTCCAGTCCTAAAATTCTCAATAGCCTAGCATATGCGTCTTTATGTCTAACTTCAGATTCAGCAAATGTCATTCCAACATCTCCTATTTCTGTAATAGGCATTCTTTTATACATATCTGCCCAAAAAGTTTTTACATTAACTTCTATTTGAGCAATTGCAAGCATTGTTCTTTTTATCGCTTCTCTTTCTGATTCTGAAACTTTTGTTTTAAAATCATCAATGTCAGTTGTAAAATTAAATTCTGTATCTATCCAATAAGAATGTCGGATAGCATCTTTATATGCAAGTAGAGACGGATACTCGTATGGAAGTATATTCACTCTTGGCATAAATATATTATTATTCATTTCTAAATACCTTTATTTTTTAGAATAGTTTATAATCTAGGTCTTGTACAATAAGCCTATTAGTTATTTTTATTAATTAACACTATTCCTTATTTTCCTGGAATAGTCGAGTTTCCTGGAGTAGTAGGAGAATTAGATTGAGCTCTTGCTAGAGTTGATGTAGTTGGAGCTGCTTGATTTGTAGAATTTAGAAAAGCGATACTGTCATTATACTTTGTTGGAGTATCAGTTGTTCTATATCCGTCTGATTTTTTTGATTTCTTAAATAGATCTATTAAAAAATTTCCCATGATTGTTTTGTTTTTATATCAATAAATATCGATAAATTATTTTGAAAGTTCAAAGAACTTTTTACTTAGTATTGATTTTTCTTCAAATGTCAAACTTCCTGCAGAAGAAGATTTAAATTGTCCATTTGTTTGAGCCTGCATTGATTGAATTTCTTCTTCAGTCAATTCTTGTGTATCTATTTTTATAGAACCATTGTCTGTGTTTATTTGAGCGTTATATGTCATACCGTCTTGACCGTATCTATTTTTCATAATGTGCACTCTACCAGTTTTATTTAACTTATCGATTCTTTTTCTTGACAAAGACGCAATAAAATCTGCAATCATAATTTTATTATAAGATCCAGCAGCTTTATCGCCTTCTACAATGTCGTCTTTTGCTCCAGCCCTATTAACTTGAGAAACAGACCATATTGGTGTATTTAATTCTCTTGCCATTCCCTTTATAGCTGTATATACGTCGTCTATTTCATCCTTTATATCCACAGATTTTCTATTTGATTTTAATAAATCAATATAATCTATGATAATTAAGTCTGGTTTGTGTCCTAAATCTATACATTTTCTTATGTGAGATTCTATAGTATTAACAGTTGTTTTCCCCATAGGAAACTCTTTTACTATGAGTTTTCCTGGTATATTTTTTATAACCTTTTCTACAGTTTCTCTATGATTATAAATCTCTTTAAAGTCTATACCGGTTAATACCGAATCGTATCTTTTTCCAGTATAAATATCTGAAAGTTCTAATGTATAATGAACAACAGTAAAACCGTTCTTGATAGCGTACGCCCCTAAATTAACTAGGAACCAAGATTTTCCACTCCCCGGTCCACCAAATATTAATCCTAAATCTCCTCTTCCCAGTCCTCCCATTAAATGTTGATTAATAATGTCCCATGGTGTTGGAATTGCAGCTCTATCATCTTCTCTGTGTCTTTGTTCTATATCTTTGTCATACTCATGTCCTATATTTTTATCTGCTCCTGCTTTTAAAGCTCTATCAATAATAGAACGAATGTCTTCAAATTGACCTTTTCCTAATAAATCTACTGAATTAAGTAATGCCTTTTTTAATTGTTGATTTTTACAAAATCCAGAAAATTCTTGTTCTATATAATCCCTGTCTTCATTTGCGGCTTTTAATGATTCTTTGACTTGCTCTGCTACTGATATTTTTAATACCTCATTATCTATTTTTTTTACTTCTACTTGTAAAAATTCTAATGACGGTGTTGTGTGGTATTTATAGTAGTACCTTAATATCTCTTTTACTATCCACTGAGACGCTGGGGAATCAAACATTTCAGGCTCTATAACATCATTGATTGTCTGTAGAAACTCTTTATGCTTTAAAAGTGAACTAAGCACTTTTATTTGAAAACCTGAACCGTACGCGTTAAGCGTATTTAATTGTGCCATAACTATTTATATTATTTTTAATTTGTACTTAAATACCTAAAATTAGTAAACAACCAAGTTTGAGGATTTGTTATACTTTTTCCTAATTCATCCTCATTATACATTTCTATAAACTCTGAAGGATAATAATCTTTTTTTGCGTCTTGCACCATTTGATCTATTTCTATCTTTGCATCTTCTGGAATATTAGTATCTTCTAAGTCCATTAATTGCTTATTTATATATAGCTGATTCTTAAAGTCATATATTTTATTTAGCAATGGAACTTTACTATCTTTACATTTATCTAAGATATTCTCTAGATTAATAGTAACTGATTCTCCCAATTCAGGAAAATGTTTTAATAGAGTCTTGATTCCTAATCCTTTTACTCCAGGTACATTATCGCCTTTATCTCCTAATAAAATCTTTTGAGTTAAGAAATTTTTAGATGTGACTTCATATTCTCTTAATACGTCGTGTGGTCCATAAAATTTCTTTTTAGTAGGAGAATATATAGTTACTCTATCAGACGCTAGTTGAAGATAATCTCTATCAGAGGACATTATTGTTACTTCTCCATCAATACGTTTTGTTATATATCCTATAACATCATCTGCTTCTATTTTATCAATGCATAAAAGATCCACTGGCAGACATTTTAAATAATCTATTAGTCTCACTAGTTGATTTTTTATTGCGTCTCCTTCTTCTTCTAATGAATCAAATGTATCCCAATTTGTAATTCTTTTTAGTCCTCTATGGGCTTTATATTCTGGATATAGATATCTTTTATTTGTAGAACTACCTTTTCCGTCAAATACCACTATGACTCTGCTTGGTCGAACTAGTCTCATTCCGTAAGCCATTGATTTTAAAAATCCAGTCAGCGCTCCAATGTGCTGTCCTGAAGGATTCGTATGCTGAATCATTGCGAACGATCTCAAAAAATTATTCAACCCGTCTACTATGAAAGTTTTAGATTTTTCATTAGAAACAGATTTTTCATCTTTTAATGAGTCTAATATATCTTGATAATTGCTATTCATAATTTTTATTTTTTATTCTGAATCATCAAAAATATCTGATGAATTTTCTGGTTCTTCTATTAAGTCAAAATCTTCAGTTCCCAAAGTCTTTAACCATTCATGAGCATGAGTCTTTTTATAAGATTCGATTTCTTTTTTATCATCATTTATAAATCCATGAACAGTCATTATAACTTTTCCAATAGCTGTTACTCCAGTAATGTGATTTTTATCACAACTTAATCTAGTTCTTTTTGCAAACTCTACTGTTTTTCCATTTTTACTAGCATTTATTTTATTAGTGCCTGCATTTGTTATATTTCCAAAAGTTAAAACTAAAGAAGCGTCAAACCACATAGTATTACCACCTTTATTTTGCATTTTTGGTTGACCTAGTCTTACTTCTGGTTTTGCTACCCAAACTTTATTAATAGCAACTAATGTGTTTGTATATTTTTGACTTTCTTTTCTAGACATTATGATCCTTTGGTTGATAAAATTACCAAATTGTTGACTCATAGCTCCAGCATTCCACTCGTTATTATTGGAATTTGATTCTATGCTTAATCTACATGGAATTGATCCAACAGAATCCCAGAAAAAACAAATATTATAAGGTAGATTTTCTTTTTTTTGTTCATCTAATATATCAGCAATAAATGCAGAGACGTCTTCTACACAATTCATTTTTTCTCTATCTACATAAATAAAAAATCCGCTATAGTCTACTACTTCTCCAGTAGTTTCATCTACTACTTCATCAAATTTTAATCCCATTGACTTTGCATGCTCCCAAGACCACTTCATTTCTGTAATTATAAAAACTGGTAAAATCCCCATAGATTGAGCACTAACTGCTGCTTCCAATAGCGCTGTTGTTTTTCCAGTATCTGAGTGACCTCTCAAAAGAGTTATATGACCTAATGGTATTCCTGAAATTTGTAAAGTATCTTGAAATGCTTGAGATAGAGGAATCCACCTAGTCTCTTTAAATTTTACAGAAGTGCTCGATAAATTTTTAGATTTTTTAAATTTATCTAAACTAAAAGAGCCCTTTATAGCATCTGATACACTAGAAATAACCCCTTCTTTTTTTTCTTTGTCTTTTTTCATATAATATATAACTAATTTTTAAAAATAAAAATGGCCCTAACAATTCCGAGAACTACTACCCTCTGCGGAAAATTAGGGCCATATAATTTAGAATATAGATTGTTTAGTAGTAGTAAACATCTAATACATATAGACTACAGGTTAAATAGTTCGTCTATTACTTTATCTGTATCTGATTTTTTTGTGCTAAGAGAAAAAGATTTTGGTTCAGCATCTTTTCCTTTTTGCCAAGGTAAATCTCCAGATGTTTCTGATTCTTCTATAACTGCTGCTGGTTTTTCAGTTTCTTCTTCAGGAGTCAAATGAGCCTGTAAAGCTGCTTTCATATCTTCATAAGAATGCTTTGTATACGCTTCTAGAGGATTTGGCTGCTCGGTTAACCACTTTTTAACTTCTGCTTCTTTTTCTGATAAAGGGGTTATTTTAGTTCTTACTCTTACTTTTGATTGAGTATACTGTGTTCCATTCTGTTCTGGAGAAGTTGTTTCTATTGTGATATCACGTCCAGAAATAGGATCTGTATAATCGCCAACGTCTTCATCTTCCATAATAGCGATCAGTTCCATATAAACTTGTTTGCTAAATTCCCAAAGCATTACACCTTTGTCTTCTTCTCCTCTTACTATTACAGGAACCATTACTCTCATTCTAGGTTCTAGCTTTTTAGCAAGCTGCCAATCTTCTTTATTTGAAGACTTTCTTAATTTTTGAGTAAATTCAGAAATAGGATCTTTTTCTCCATAATTAGAAGGAGACATCATCGTCTTATTGTTTATGCCATAATACACATAAACTTCTTTAAAAGGATTGGTTTTATCGAAAACTGATGGTAAGATTCTTACTGAATGTTTTCCTACAGATGGTCTCCAAAGAGTTTTAGGTTTATTGTCTCCTTTTGCTGATTTTGGATTTTGTAATGCAGCTAATCGCTGCTTCAATGCTGAAATGTCAATTGCCATAATATTTCGTAAATGTTTATAATTAAATGTATAAAAGTAGATTGATATAAAAAAACAAATCTATGAAGTCGTAATTATCTTATGAACTAGTGTATTTAATTTTCTAAATTCATTTCCTTGAGTTAGTAATAAAGAATTTTTATACTCATTCCAGTCTACAGAAACTCTACTATCAGAAATTCCATTATTTAATCTTTGTATTAAATTATTTAAAGCATTTATAGTATATAGAGTATTTGTTTCTTTTTTTCTATGAAGTAGTATAGTATTACTTATAATGTATGTTTGTTGATCTTCTACTTCGATATTGTAAGTACACATATATTCTTCTGATTCTGGAGAAGCAAGAACAAATATCTTATTATATAGGATTTTATATTGACTATTTATCTCTGCTAGTCTTTGATCTAATCTGTCTTTTGGAGTAAAGCTACAAAACAGCCTATTCATGAGTGATTGTTGCGTTAATGTTATCGATGCCATAACCTTTTATTTATAAATATCGTCTTTTAGTTAAAAAAATAAGTTTTTGAATGTCTATGTTTTACTTTAAATTCTCCCTCTTCTAAAATTTGTTTTACTTTTATTAAAAACTCTTTTCCGTCTTCTATAGAATAATCGAATAAAAAAGAATCATACGTAATAAGTACTAATTTACTTTTATAATTTTGCATCATTTCCCTTAGTTTCTCTATTTTATAAGAATTTACTCTTGTTTCTAAATTCTGAATCCAATAATTAAATAATTTAAGAGCAGTTATTTCAGAATCTCTTTTTAACATTATCCCCGTTGGTAGCGTTATGGATCCTTGTTTTTTATACTTAGCCCATATTTTGTTTATAAAATTATCTAAAGATGAAAAAAATAAATGTTTTTTGTATTTATCTTCTATTCCTCCATATAACTGTCTAAAAGTTATCTCTTTAGATTTATTATACTCTTCTTCTGTTAAATTACTTTTATTAAAGTATATTTTTCCTAATTGAGCGTGTATAGACTCTTGAGTATCTTCAAATTGATAATTAATTTGCTTAGCTATTAGTCTTAAATGATAACTGTCAAAATCGAATTCTATTAAATAATCATATCTTGGAATAAAACAATCTCTAAACTCTTTATTTTTAGGAATTGCTACAAAATTAATTCCGTTGTATGAGTTTGTAGGTCTACCTGTTGTATTATACATATTATAGTAAGAATATGCTAATCTAGATTTTATAAAAACTCTACTATCTTCTATTCCATATACTTTTTCAAATAATTTTTGATTTATGCAAATACCAGATTTCTCAACCCACTTATATAAAAGGGATATTTTATTTAAAATAGAATAATCATTTTCTAAATCAATTAAAGATTGTACTTTATTGTATAAATTTTCACATCTTTCATAATGTTTTGTTATAGGAATAATTTCATTTATGCTATCTAATTGTCGTAGTCTTGAGTTAAATTCTCTATGTAAAATTGTACTATATTCTAGTTTTGATGAGTCTATCCCCTGTTCTACTCTAGTAAATTGTAAATCTATAACATTCTCTAAATTTAAAAAATAAGAATGAAATTTATAATCCAATAAATACACTTTTTTATGGCAGTTTATGAAACATTCAATTTGAGCTACTTCTAGGCTAAATCCTTCGCTATGATTCACTGAGAGTATATAACCTTTAGTTCCATCATTATAATAGACCAGAGAGCATCTGGATAGCTCAGGATGGCATTTATCTGAAGATGGTATTAATTGAATGAAACAAACATCGCTTTTTGGTAAATTATCTAATTGTTCTTTTGTTTCAATAATAAAATACATGACATAACCTATTTTTATTAAAGTATTTTATTTTTTGAATTTTTTTTAACTTTTGTTCTAAGTGTTAGGTCTTGCCCATTTTGAGTAGTCTCCTCCTATAAAATCAATTATTCCAAGTAAAGTTCTATTTAAATTTTCTGTGAGTCTCTTATTCACATCTATTATTCCAGATCTAGTATCATATTGATTTATTCTAATAGAATTTAGAGGACCAGTTAATTTCCAAAGAATTTGACCTGTTTGATACATAGATATATCATAAGAAGCTGATCCGTCTTGAATGCTATTGTATTCTTGTTCTGAAATCTCGATTATAAATCCGATATTATTTTTCTTTTTCACAAAATACCTAATAATGTATCCTCTATCGTAATCACTTGGAAGAGGGAGCGGATAAAACGATAAAGGACCTGTTGTTGAATTTCCTATTCCATATACCGATTGTTGAGTTGTTGGAGAGGTTATGTTTTTATTATTAGGTGTAGAATTAGAAAGAGCATCTATCAGTATAGGAGACAAACTTTTATTTGTCAATACTGGAGATTGTTTATATTGTTGCACTGGAGTTAATAACTCGTTTGGTCCTGAAATAGGATCAGTTCCTGAAAATGCTTTACCGTCATACGTTGTATAAAATTTACCAACATATGGTTTTCCATTTACAGTAAAATCTCCACCAGCTGTGTTTTGATTAGTCTGTACTCTAAATGAAGGATAATATTTTAATGACATATTACGTTAATGTTGAAGTATTATCTTTAAATATAGTATTTGCTGCGGCAAGTCTACCATTAAAATTAGCTGATTCTGCTTTTGGCCTTTCATACTTATTCATTATAATTTTTGTAGCTTGTTCTACAGTAGATGAAGTTTTTATTTCAGATAATACATTTGGATAATCTTTTTGTAATTCTTCTACTACAAATTCTAATTGAGTATATAAGTCTGATACGCTTTTATTTTTTTTATATGCAAACATTCTTAGCTTATCTTGTCTACTTTTTATAGTCCACTGCGCTAGTCCATATCCTACATTTGGAGTTAGCGGAGCAGCTGTTGAGACTTGAGTTGCATTTGGATTTAATCTACTTTCTTGCCAAAAATTTCCAACAAATGCAGATGCTTGTTCTGAAGTAAAAATTTCTTTACTTTTTGGAGTAGATTTTCCCGTAAAAAACTGATAAATTAAATTTGCATTTCTTGGTAAACTTATATTTATTTGTTCTGGGATTATATCTTGATTTTGGATTTCTACTTGAGTTGGAATAATGTCTCTAACTTCTGACTGACCTTTACTTGGATTTCTTATAAGAGTCATAAATCCATCAATACTAGTTGTCCATTGATTATCTGAAATTGTATGAGATATTTTTGATATTGAAAAAGCCGTCTTTCTTAAATTTCCTGCTCCATCACTAAGATTTATAGAACTATATCTATACGGTAATAATCTTTCATCTATTGTATATAATTGAAATGGAAATAATCCAGACATCCCATCCATTACGACATTAGATTTAACAGGTATTATCATAGCATGTAAACTTTCAGGCTGTTCATTTTTTACTTTTGCCATTTTATCAATATAATATGACATAGCTTTATTAATAGAGTCTCTTGATATAAAAAGAGTATCTTGATTTTCACTACCGTCTTCTCTAGAAATACTATAAATACTCTTTACTACGTTGTTAAAATTTATAGCAAGTTGAGCAGCTGGAAGATTAGAAGATTCATCCTCAGAATTAGAAGGATCACTAAATTTATATGGAAGATATCTATCAAAAGATCCAGAATTATAAATTCCAAAATCAGAAGTATTTTTAGAATTTGATACTTGATCTTGAATTCCTGGATTTGAAGATATTGCTATTAAACTAGCTAGTCTTGAACTTAAATCCGTGCTAATGTTAAATGATCTAGCTATAGATTTTTTGCCATAAATAGGTATTTCGTATTCGTCTGATTGTGAATTAACTATAGAACTATGAACGCTTTGTAAAGATTCATCTGGTCTTATTTGTATCTGATCATCAGTTATAACATAACAATTAGCTGTATCACTATAGGATAATCTAAATGAATTATATAAACCCATACTTTTATTCAAATCAGTTAATATTTTTTCTATGACTGTTTGAAAATAGGCTTCGTTGGTACTACTACTGTTTTTTATAGTCTGAATCACATCTTGTAATAGATAATTTATGTCAACCATTACATTCATCAGTCTTCCTATATATCCGTCAGGTTTACCTCCAAATTTTGGAATTTTTTGTTGAGGAAGAGCGCCACTTAATTTATCATTTGAAAAATCAAATAAAGGTGTTGGTGCTTGAATTGGAATTTGTTGATTTGTATCTTGCAGTTTTGGTAGAACAGCTTTTATTGAATCATTTTCTATTAATGTTTTATTAAATAACTTTTTATAGTCTTGATTTTTTCCTATGTATGGCACTATAAATTTGTAAGGATCTATAGATATTTGATTTATGCTACTTAAATAAAAATTCGTTTCTGGGTTAAAATCTAAATAAGTCACTGGAGTGAGTGTATCTCCGGTTTTTAATTTTCCAACTGTCTCTTTGTTATAAAGTAAACTGGTGTGATTTAGCATCAAAAAGAATAATCCTAAATTAATATAGACAGATAGCTTTGGTTTAGAACTTACTTCTAAATCACAAGATTCTCCGTAAGGAACGGGAACTATTTTAAATAACTCTTTAAAGTTTACTTGAGGAATTACGCCTTTAGCCATTTGATTTTTTAAAATCATCGTGCTATTTGAATCATTTTTATAGGCATTTTCCCCAGACATTAAATAAAAATTATTTCCATATCTTAGATTTGCTTCTAATCTATCTAAAGAGTTTAATGTTCCACTTATATACTTCTTAAAAAACTCATCATCATATTTTGAATAATCTTCTTCCCACGGAATTCCTTTATTAAATATAGGAGCGTATACTCCTTCAGAAAATAAATTTTTTATAAAGTCTTTGTATTCAGGTCTAGATAATAATTGTCTATTAGTCGCATTATTTACTCCGTATAAAAGTATTGATCTTAACATGAGTTCAATAGTAGACTCAGAATCTACTGTGCCTCTTAAAGCTTCAGCGTTATATTCATTCTGCAAGTCCCTTTCTTTTTGAGATAATTGAGCTAATGCGTCATTTTCGGCTTTTTGAATAGCAGCATTTCTCTCTTGAAGAAATTTGTTTTCTCTTAAATTTTGAGGACCAATTATGCTGGTTATTATTCCAAAATCTGAATAATCAGATATTTTATTTCCAAGTATAATTTTATATTCAGAATTATTTTTTACTGATAATACTATCTTAGAGTGGCTAGAAATATCTGTTTCTATACTATCTATATAATACTCTGTATTTGGATTTGAAAATAAAGACTTTGCTGTATCAATAGATCCTCCAGAAATATCAAGTGTTATAGAAAATTTAATATTATTTTTTTGATAAGACATATTATCACCAGACTCTTGAAATAATATGTCTACATAGTTTGTAGATGATTTTCTGTCTCCTATTTTTATGTCTAAATTTAATAAAGTTACTCCATCTATTTTATTATTAACCAATCTATATAAGTAGTCTGTATCTAATTTAACTGATATATTCCCAAAAGATTTTTGTTGGGGTTGACTAGTAATTGCAATATATTTTTCTTTTAGATTATCTTGTGAAGTTTCTCCAAAAAATACAATACCGTCTTTTATATAATAAATCTCTAACCCCTCTACAGTAGATGACTTACTTAAATTTTGTTTAATCTTGAAGTTATCTAGTAATGTCTTCGATCTTTTCTTATAATATTCAACGTCTAAATTTGATATTTCTTCTGGTATGACTAATCCAGGAACTGCTATAAACTCTCCTGTTCTTGTGTAAATTTTTCTTACTGGAAGAACTTCGGCTGTTTCAGAAACTATAGTCTTTCCGTCTCCGCTGTCTTGTAGATTTTGATTATTTTTATATTCAGTAAATACTTGAAAATCTCCAGCATTTTTTGAATTTGTGTTAAATAGAACATTACTTAACTTATCAGAAATATCCAATTTTGCCCAAAGACTTTCGCTTGATTGAATTTTATTTTGAGCCTCTTCAATTGCTTTTTGTTTATCTAATTCTATTTGTTTTAGTATAGCGCTTTTTTCTTTAGATTTTTCATTACTCAAATATAACTTTAATTGTTCAAAATAAACATTAGCAAGAGAAGATTTATGAGTAATGGCATAATTTCCTAATACAGATCCAAGCGCTGTAACTTTTATAATACAATCATACCCACCGTCTTGAGTCAATGTAAAATTAAAAGAAGTAACTAATCCTAACATTCCTCCATAGTTTCCGTAAGATTGTCTTATATTTGTTGATATTTTTAATCCTATATCTTCTTTTGTAAGTCCAGCTTCAAACGGATTTATCATAAACTGCTCAGACGATTGGATTTTACCAGCATTATCATAATACTTTGCATGACCCCACTCCAAAAGAATAGTAAATCCTAAACGAAAATATAATGCATCCATTATGTCAAGCTGATACTTATCCCATACTTTAAAATTGATGGTAGCTTGTCTAAGAGATCCCATTCTACCTGTTGATTCTACAGTTACAGATGATATTCCAGGCATTGGTTTATACCCAAAGTCTTTTATCTCTTGCTGACCTAGTAAATTATAAGAATCTAATCCTGATCTTAAATTCATGCCTCTAGTCGTAGATCCGTTAAGATCTCCGATTTCTATATTATTTATACCTAAAGTGGGTAAATTTAATTGTTGACTTTCAAAAGCATAAGTAGAAGTGCCTCCGTATAAAATAAAATTCTCAGCTAGACTTCTATCATTTGGTAATCCTAATTGATATGTGCTTTTTAGATAATTTCTAAAATTTTCTTCAAAATTAGCAGAAGATACAACTCTCACCCAAGCTGTTTTATTCGCTAAATAAATTAAATCGTCATTTTGTCTCAATTCTCCAGACCCAAGCTCACTTCTTTTTTTTAGTTGACTTGCGGCCCATTCATATATTGGGTAACCAGCTACATTACAAATTCTTTCTAATTCTTGATTGTTTGGCATAACCTATCTTACAGTATTAATTGATTTATATTTATTCAAAATTGTTTGTAAATCTGAAGGAAGTCTTAATTGCATTCCAACTGGTGGGAATAAACTATCTCCTGGAAGAGAATTTGCTGAGGCTATTACCCACCAATAACTAATATCTCCATAGAAATCTAAAGATAAAAGATCTAATCTATCCCCAAGAGTAGTTATGACATAACTATCATTATTAGAAAGTGGAATATCTGGATAAATAGCATTTACATAAAACTGTACGCCTCTTGGGTTATTTTTCGTTGTTTGTATATTTTGATATCTATTTACCATATTATGATTCTATTATTCCAAAATTTGGTTGATTTGTTGTTTGAGCTCTATCAAAAGTCGTCTCTCTTATTGGATTTGGGTTTTGAGGTAGAGGTTGCAATCCAGATATAGGAACGCCTTCTAATGAACTTTGAGGAGAATCTATAAATCCATTTGTTATTAGATTTATGCTGTCAGTTGTTTGTCTCTTAGGAAGTATATTATGTATTGGTTTAAATGAAACAGATATTTCTAAAACATGAGGTAACTCTTGTACATCAGAAGAAGATTCTAAATTTATTTCCCAAGGAGAACTATTATCTGCTGTTATATTTATACTTTCAATAAACCCAGGAACTCTATATAAATAATCTCCCAATGTTAATCTAACTAGAGGAGCTCTCATTACATTAGTATTTGGAGAATAGTCAGGGTAGACTTGAGACATCAAATAATTCAACTTATTATAAAGAGGTTTTAATTCTACTCTTGAAAATGCTGCAATTTTAAATGAAAACGATATTTGTCTAGAAAAGCCTTGATAAGTAAAAAATTCCTCTCCTCTTCCCATATATCTAAATGAATTTAAAATAGCAGAATTACCGTCTGAAAATCCATTTGTCAATAATGCTCTAAATATAAGAGCTGTACTATAAGAAGTATTATCATTATTAATACATTCAAATCCAAGTTTTATAGAATCTTTGTATCCTAATGCCGTCCAAGGATCTTGAGTTTCAAATGTTCTATAAACAGTTGGCATCATCATATTAATCTTATCAGTACTTACTGTTATTCTATAGTCGACTGGCTTGCCTTGAGGTAGTCCAGATTGAATCTTTCCTGAATTAGATATACCGATTCTATTTTCCATATTTATCCCAGGATACCACGTCATTTGCGCACTTCTGTAGTCTTGAGTCGATAATCTAAAGTCTTTTATGTCATTTGTAATTACTGGATTATTTTGAAATGGTCTGGATTGAGCAATTTGAGCATAGTTCATTACTCCTGGTAATCTATTCATAGTTGTATCTACATATCTGCCTATTGTAGTATTTCCAACTCCATTTCCAGAATCAGGACCTCCAGGATAATTAAAAAGAAGTAATTGATTAGTTGAAATTCCTAAACTTTTAGCGGTAAGAGTACTTTCTGCTGCTCCCAAAAATTCATCTAAATTAGAAAACATATTTGCATTTGACTTAGATATTTTTAATCTATGCAATATTGCTAATCTATTTAATGAAGAGGAATTAGTTATATTCTGAAGATTTACTGTATTTGCGTAAAAATCATCTTGAATTGCTAAATTAGAAGACCCAATTCTTGAAATATGTCCTCCACTTCCTTGTATTTTTATTTGGTTTAATAAATTTTCTTTAGAATAAACTCTAGTATTTTCTATTAATCCGGGAAGAGTATTTGTATTTGTTGATATTTTCATACTAGGAGCAGTCTCTATTCTTGGATTCATAAACTGTAACATTCTTTGTTTTTCTAAAAATGTCGTACCAGCTTGAGTATCTAAAAATTTACTTATTCTTTGAAAATCAATATCATTAGACGGATAATTTCCACCTCTTTTTGGAAAATCTATTATAGAAGCGTTCTTTGTTTTTATGTTTCCAGGCTCTACTACTCCATTTGAAGTAAATGTAACAAAAGGCTGACCTGACCATCCCCCGCCTTTTTGATCATTTCCATATTTTAAAGAAGTTAGATTTGTTTTTAAATTTACTAAAGCCATTGTTTATTTAATTTGATGATTGTCCTGGAAGAGAATAACTAATATTGGACTGATATTGCCCAACGCTATTGTCTAATGGCGCGTTTGATTGAGCATTTTTAAAATTAGCAGCCGCTATAGCTTGAGAGTCGAGTAATGTATAATTTTGTATATTAACAGATACTGGTTGATTATTTTTGTTTGATGGCTGATTCATTATTATTGGGGCGGGTTTATTTCCAACCGCATTTTGAAGTGCTGACTTTCCAACAGATATCGGCTCTATTCCTATAGCTTTTATAGAATTTGATGCTGTTTCAGAATTTGATCTAATAACACTAGCATAATTTTCCCATTTTTTTGTGTCTGTTCCTGGAAGATAGCTAATTGCGTCTGCTACAAAAGCAAATAGATCTCCAAAAAAAGAAACGGCTCCCGCTATTATATTTTTTATCGTATTTAGAATACCACCTATTTTTTGTGGATTTGATAAATAGTCTATGAAACTCTGTATTTTATCAATTAGTCTAGACCCCTCTACAAAATCCACAATAGACGTCTTTATTTTATCTATCATAGCAGCCATTTTTTCTTGAGTAGATGCGTTTACTAGATTATTATACACGTCTTCTCCAAGTGCTTGCGAAAGCTGCTTTTGAGATTGAAATCTTTGTAATCCAATTTTTAACTGTGTTCTTGCGTTATCTGTATCTTTTGCTCCAAGAATAGAAAGTAGTTCTTGTCTTTTTAACATCTCTCCAAGTTGATCTCTTGACATTCCAAAAGACTCAGCCATACTCGCAGCAGATATCCTATTCATTTTAAGAAAATCATCAGAAGTCCCCAATTGTTTATTTATTTCAATCGCAGCGCCAGATAAATCATTATTTAAAAACAATCTCCTTGCTTCTTGTAAATTAATATCTCTGCCAGTCAATAACTGAGCTTCAAATTGTTTACTAATGCTACTTTCAAAATCTAAAAAAGAATCTGCTAAAGAATCAATATCTTTTAAATTAGTACCAAGAGCTTTTGTAGTAACTACAGCTTTTGATATTTTTTCTGGATACTTAGCAAATGATAATCCTAAATACCCTCCTAGTTTATTTGCCTCTTCAAGTATTTTTTGGAAATTTAAACTTATTCCAGTTGCATTTTTTAAACCTTTAACTTGTGCAGCTATAAATTTTATAGTCTGTTCTGATGTATTTTTAGATATTATAGAATTTTCAACTATATCCGCTCTTACTCCAGCTTCTATTCCAGCAATATCCTTTAGTTTTATATTTGTTGATAAGATACTGTTTGAGATTTGATTATTTACTCCAAGAGCTTGTCCAAGTTCAACTTGAGAACTTAACATTTTCTTAGAAGTAATAAATATGTCATTACTCTGATAAGAAATATTTACATACTCTCTATATAGTCTAGTAGCTTCAGCGGTATTTAATGATAAACTTCTTCCTGATTTTACTATTAAATCATTTGTAGACACTATTATATCAAATATATTTGAAAATACTCTAGTAAGACCTCCTAAAATTGGACCTAATAGGGGTATTTTTTCTAACATAGTGGAAATTCCAAATGTTAAATTTGAAGCAAACCCATCTCCAGCTGGAGTTATAGTTTTTATTCCTTGAGAAAGAGTTGTTCCTATTTTTTGAGCTAATTTATAAACGCCTATCATAGAGGCTGTTAATATTCCATATAATTGAATTTTTCTTAACTCAGTTTTATTACCGTCTCTTGCTTCTTCTACAATTTTTGCATATGTATCTTTAAATAATCCAAATTTATTATTTAAAAATCCAACTAATTGACCTGTTTTTCCTAGACTCTTTTCTAATTGTTTTTCAAATGATAATCTATCTCTAACTTCTTCTGTTAATTTATTTGCTATTGATTGTGTCTCTCTAGAGGCGATGAGTTCTAAACTTTTTGCGTCTAAATTTGATTTTATATTATCTAACTGAGCGTCTAATGTTTGTAATATAGATTGTTCTATCTGATACTGTTGAGAGTTTCCAGTCGCTATAGCTCTTTGTAATTTTTTTGTTTGAGTTTCTATAGATTTTATAGTAGTTTCATATAAATCAGCATTCTGTACTTGCATAAAATTAGCATCAGCAAGCGCTTGATTATATTTTTGTTGAGCTAATTCCGCTTTTGCTGATGCTTTCTCTAATTCTGATTGTATTCTTTTTGTATTTATAGCCCCCTTATTCATATTATCTATCTTTGACAAGATAGTGTCATATGACTTAGCCATATTCTTAAGAGAATTAACAGTATCTTTTACAACGTCATTAAATTCTCTATTAACCTGAGCTATTTCTTTTAAATCTCTAGCATTTATGTTTTCATTCGTCATGTATACTCGTGTCTATATGAATAAATATCTATTAATTTATTTTTTAGACTTAGATACAAAATCAGGAGTCTTTGTTATTGCTTTTTGCACTTCTGGCGGCATTTTAAATTTTGACATATCAGTGGATTCAGTAATAATATTCCGCTCTTCGTTTTTTTCAGCTTTAATTTTTTCTAAAAACTCATTAATTTTTTTTAAGCTGTACTGTCTATAAGGAATTGGCATATTCCATACATCTTGCCAAGAAAATCCTCCATTTCCGTGATATACAAGTTCAAAAACCTCTTGCATGTAAACCGGTCTATATTCTACTCCCGGGAAAAAAGAAAGAGGCATTCATTGGCATATCTACCTCGGCCTCCTGTCCGTCTTTAAATACTATTTTAACTTTTGCTGTTATATCTGGAGAAATTTCGTATATGTAGTTTCTTAATTCTGATGCGTCTTTTGCCATAAAAGCTGTGTCTATGAAATTTCTCACAGACTTTATATTATAGTCTCCATTTATTGACAATATTTGATGCTTCATTCTCAAACTCATCATCCCTGGATCGCTTCCTAGCGCTTTCTTGAGCCCCTTTGCTTCTTCATCGATTTTCTTATCGTCTCCTACAGTAAGTAGCTTAAATGTAATCTTATTTTTTGAAAAAGGTAACTCAAATACAAATTCATTATCTCCAGTAAAAATAGACTCATTTATTTCTTTATGACTCATTGTTTGAAGATCAGCTGTTACTACTTCCTCTTCTCCTGTTTCTGGATTTGGGTACTTAAACTGATAATCTTTTCCATAAGCAAGAATTCTAGCTGCTATTAAAAGACCATTTCTATCTCCAAGCAAAAGATCATCGTATTTTATTCCGCTTGGCAACAGAGATTTTAATGTTTTTTCTATAGCAGTTCCGTTCTTTAGATAATTGATATTAGTCAAAATGTCCTCTTCTTTTGCCGTCATATATTTCATCTCGACTTCTCCAGATGATAAAGGACTTTCTTTTGGATAAACTAAGCCTTTACTTGGCAATGTAACCATTTCTGTCGGTATTGTAAACTTTTGTTCTGTCATTTTATTATTTTTTTATTATGCAACATATCCGTAAATATACTCTTCTCCACCATTATATAAAGTTGAAATTCTTGAATATCCATCCATAACTTGTCCTTTGTATACGACTATCGGGTTATATAAATCTTTTGAATTTGGTTGATATTCACTATCAGACTCTTCTCCATATCTTTCATCTCCTGACTCAATATACTCTGCTAGGGATTCATCTGAGTCTATTAAATCTTGTATTTTTAATTTCTGTCTAGTAAAATTCTTATTTGAATCTTTTATTTTAGAAATAAAATAATCTGGTATATCTGATTCATCTGGAGTTATTGATTCTATATAGTCTGCCACCTCTTCTCCGGTTAGAGAATATTCATTTTCTTTTATAAGTTGTTTATAAATCTCTATAAGTTTCATTTTTATAATTTAATATAAATATTCGAAATAGAAAAAAGCTCGAACAAAGTCGAGCTTCTTTTTTTAAAATAATTACTTTAGTAATTAAATACTAGTAGTTAAGTATACAATAATTCATTCCAAGCGTAAGAGACAATTCTGTAGGATCTGATGTAGACCAGTCATAATTTCCGGCTGAAAATGATTTTATAAAAGCTCCTTTAATTATCCATTCACTTACTATATCTCCAACAGGACCTATTACGGCTAAAGTAACGTCTTTTTGATAAAAATCTGAATAACCATCTCTACCTGTAACAGATTCGTGATGTAGACGGACCCACTCCATACATGCTTGTTGACCTGATGGTGAAATAGGGTTGTATAAAGAGAGTTCCATATCTTTCCACTCAGCTTTACCTTTTATTTTAAAGTAAGTATTTATGTGGTCTAATTTGATTTCTCCCATTTCTATACTAGGGGCTGATGCCTTTTTAATCATGTATGAGGGGATTCCGTCTATATACATTATAAACCTATTACTAACGGTAGGTTCAAATGCTGTATAAAATATTTCATTAGGCGATAGTATTCCTGCCATTGTATTATAAGTTTATGTTGTTATTTAATTTTCTTTTGATCTTTTTTGTCTGTAGACTTTTTATTATCAGTCGTTGACTTTTTAGATTCATTTAAAACTTTGCTTTTTACAGACTCGTATAAAGCTATTGGAATTTCTATTCTTATTACTGTATCTCTATTCATGATTATAAATATCTATTTATTTGGATTAAGAAAATGTAGCTCCAGTTTGAGTAATATTATAAGATAGATATATAAATTCACTAGTTCTAGTTGGCTGTAGATATATGCTTCCTACTAATTCATTTCTATCTATTACAGATGGAGTATTATTTGTATCATCCATTACAACAGAAAAACTATATAATCCTTGTCTTTGTTGAACACTTGCTAAGTATGGATTTACTTGATTTAAAAATTTGTTTCTGGTAACTTGAGTATTTGGATCGAATACTATAGTTTCTGCTATTTGACCAATATAATCTTTAAGTGCTATTAGTAATCTTCTTACACTAACTCTATCTAAAGCAGACGCTTTTTGTTGTAATGTTTTTTGTCCATATATAACTGTTCCAACTCCAGGAAAAGTAGCTATTGGGTTTACTTTAGCTTGATACAATGTATTTCTATCAGTAACAGATAATTTTCTTTCTGGTTGTAGAACAGTACTCATTCCACCTCTTGTAAAACCAGCTGGCGCATACCACTCTGCACTAATTTTATCATTATACTCATATACAGCTGGAACCATTGTAGAAGCTGGAACAAAGTTTAATTTTCCTGTTTCTGCTGATTTAACTTGAACCCAAGGCCAATATGCTGCGCCGTAAGAATTATCGTAAGATTGGGCTGCAGTAACTACTGTTCCTATATTTTGTCCGTATCCAACTAAATCTATTACAGCTATATTATCGCCTCTTGTTTGAGATAAATTTAAAAGAGCTGTTATTTGAGAACTAGCGTTTTGAGAATTTATTCCAGGAGCATATATTGTATTGAAATTATATGCGTCTTTATTTCCTAAAAGGTTGATAGCTATATCATAATTTCCTGGTACAAGTCCTTGAATATTATTAGTTTGATCTCCTGATACTGTCGGTATATTTTCAAACATTTTCAAAGCAGCTACTCCAAATCCTCCATAGATAGCGCCAGTTGCTCCAGAAAAAGCTCCATTTATGGACCCAGATCCAACTAAAGGAATTGAGCTAGTATATTGAGATTGAGGTTGTCCGTAAGAATTTAAGTAATTAGGAGTCGTAAGAGAAACAGATTTAACTCTTACATAATTACTATTATTTGAATAAGAACCTGTAGTTTGTAAATAGTAATCTCCAGTAGTTGGATCAGCTACAGCATTTTGAGTTTGATTTCCTATAACATACTCTATATAGTTATTTTGATTTGGATCTAAAGACAAATTAGTCCACGTCTCTAATATAGTTTTATTATTTTCATAGTCATCTCCTCTACGAATAATCAAGCTAAAATAACCAGATCCAGTATCAGCAGAAGTAATCTCCCATCTTATATTTGCAGATGATCCTGATGACAATGCTCCACTAACTGCGCTTCCAGAATTATTCATTATTACTCCAGATGAAAGAGTCTCTAAAGTAAATGCAGTAGTGCTTCCTGATGCTACAATATTTGCAGTCGCTCCTGTATAAGAACCTGAGGCCACTCTTGTAACTAACAATGATTCTCCTCCTTGTTGAAAATATCCCAAAGCTGCAGTGCTTGTTAAATATTCATAAGAAGTCCCTCCAGATATGAAAGTAGCTCCAAATATAGCCTTATATTGAGAATACGATGTAATTACTGTAGGGATATTTACTGGTCCTACTACAGTCGGTCCTATGATAGCAGCTCCAGCAGCAATTGGTCCCTGTGTTATTTGACTCTGGTCGTTCTCTATTGAAAATACGCCAGGACTTAAAAGTGTTTCAGCCATTTATGTTTTTATTTTTCTACTAATAAATATCATTAATTTGTTATGAAATTTCTCCTGTTTCTATATTTATCGTAACATTTCCATATTTTGAAGTTATTTCTTCAAAAAGAGACTCTTCTCTTAATTTTAAAGAAACTATTTCTTTTTTTTGTTGTTCTATTTTTAATTCCAAAGATATCTTTTGAAATTCTAATTCTCCTAATTTAGATGCTATTTCTAAAGCGTCTTGTTTTATTAAATTTACTTTACTTAGCTCCTCTTGCGTTAATTTTGTCATAACGTTTATTTACTATAAATATCTTAATTATTTTCTAAGTCATTTTCTTCATTAATTATTTCTAATGGTAAATTACAAACTTCATAACAAATAAATTCCATAATTTCATTTCCTAATTCATCTAAAATAGGAAGCCCAGTGTTATTATCTATTTTTTTTCTATATATTGGAATTTCCATTATCTTAATATTGTATTTTTAAAGAAGGCATTTGAATATTATATACAGACACAGGAACACTTGAGAAAACACTACCAGTGTTATACTGAGATAAATTCTGAGAACACGTTAATGGTAAGTCATAATTAGCTGTATTTAAATTTGTAGAACCAGATCTTATTATTTGAAAACTTGCGCCATTAAACGATGATATCGTTAATCCCAAAGATGAAAAAAATCTCGAACCTAATACGGAATTAAATCCATAATTTAAAGTCCCTTCTCCTCCACTATATGGAATAGTAGTTACAGTTCCTGATAATGACATAGCGACCCAATATACTTGATCTTTATATAAAGTTACTGCTGTAGATTGACTCATAAAATAATTATTATAAACTGTTGCGCTGGTACTTTTAGAAGTCTCTCCATGCATTATTCTATATTCTGGTAAGTTACTGCTTGTTCCATTTGTATATAATCCTATAAAACAACTAGAAGAATTAACTGTTCCTAAAAACATTACTGACATCGATGCGCATGTACATGTTTTCATTATTCTTATTGGAGAAAATAGAGCACCTCCAGTTAATACTCCAGTTCCAGTTGTCTTATTGGCTCCTGCTGTATATTGACCTAGATATATATTTGGATTTATTAATCCAGTAGTCGAATTTATACCAACTCCTATATTTTGTAATACAGATGTTGAAATAGCTACACTAGAACTTATACTATTTATAGAATAAGAACTAGATATTGTCTGAGAAGTTGTAGTATATGAACTAGTTAAAGAATAATCTGAATATGATGATGTTAATGAAAAAGATGCAGTTCCTATTACAGTACTCTCTATTAAACTCTCAGTCTGCAGAGACCCAGATATAGTAGAATTATCTTTTGATATAAATATAGTTTGTATAATTAATTTTTCCATAGTCTAGTTTACTATTAAATATGGTAAAACTGGAGTAGCTGTGCTTCTAGCTAAGAAAGAATAGTCTCCTGTATTTTGAGATAAAGTTTCAGGAGCGCTAGAATCGATATTTCCCGGGATAGGATATACGTAATGAGTTATATTTTGTATATAAGAAGACGTATTTGGAACAGCAACTCCTAATATTGGATTATAAATTCTACCAGATGTATTAGCGACAACATTACTAAAATATTTTGCGTAGATAGAACTTGCATTTTGTGAAGCAACTCCTATCCAATAAACCTCTCCTGCTTCTAATTGTATAGATGACGTAGGAGAAAATGATCCAGTTACTGCTCCAAAAGTAGATCCGCTAATTGAAGTCTGATATATTTTATTTTCAGGAAGTAATTTTTCTGAATTTGTATAAACAAAAAAACTAGACGTGGCGTTTGCATTTGTATGTGAATATATAGAAATTAATCTATTTATAGTACAATTTTTATATATCTGAATAGGAGATAAAATAATACTCTGAGTTATAACTCCAGCAGCAACTATCATTGAATTTCCATTTATAGGATACCAAACATTTGGATTAATTCCTATTGATCCTAAATCTGGATTTACCCATCCGTCATAATTTGGATTTAGGACATAATCTGCTTCATAAGAATATGAACTTGTTTCAGATCTAAAAGAATAAGATGAGGAATCTATTAGAAATGTCAATGATGCCGTAGCTGAATTAATAGAATATGAAGATGTAACTGAAAAAGAAGCTGTTGTAGAACTTCCAGTTATTCCTGACGTAACTATTAATGATCCAGTTACTTCTAACACGGATTTTGCAGTAAACCCTCTTTTTAATATGAAATCATTCATTTAATAACTTATTTGAACTAGTGGACCTAAATAGAGATTATCTATACTCCCGGTTTGTAAAGTGTATGTACTTATATTTTGAGAACATGTTAATGGAAGAGATAGATTACTTCCATTTGAAGCTGATGTTAATCCTGAAATATTATAAAAACCAGTTTGTGTAATTGTTCCAGCAACAGGAGTTACACCTAAAAACTGATTATAAAGTCCATTAGATAACCCACATATATTTAGTGTTAAATTATTATTTCCTACTACAGCTGTCCAATATAATTTTCTTTTTTCTAAAATTATACTAGTAGAAGGTGTTATTCCAGAATATGCTAATGGAATAGTAGATGACGACATAAATCCAAGATCTTGAATTAAAAATTGAGGACATGTTTGACCAGAATCTGAATATATCCCTAATCTGACTGTCGCCTCTACCCCAGTACTACCAAACATTATTCCCATTGTAGAGACTGCACATGTTTTTTCTACTGTAAATGGAGTAAAAAGTATTCTATCTAATCCTAAAGATCTGCTTATTGCTAGAGATCCAGTTGTTATAATTATATTTGGAAATATATATCCTATTCCAACGGTCGGAGCATACGATGGATTTTTTAATATTGATGAAGTAATACTAATAGATGAGCTATCTGAAAAATTAGATATAGATGATGTTACGGCATTTAATACAACAGAAGCTGTTAAGCTCGTTTGAGAAAAAGAAGAAGACATTACATAAGATGATGTTGTAATGTTTCCTATAATATTATCTGTAGTAAATAATGATCCACATACTATAGAATTTCCTATTGATATAAACCCCTCTCTAGTTATAAATGAATTTGACATTGAAATCTATTTTATATAAAAGTAGTTTGAGTTTTTATTATCCAACCAGACCCTGGGGATGTAGATAGTACTACGTTAGATGAACTTAAAGATCCAGTTAGGACTAGTGAATTTGTATTTCCTATATCAGAAGTAGAAAAGTCTGTAAATCTTATGTCTACTCCACTCCAAACAGTCATAAATTCGCCTGCTCTAGAATTACTTCCGCTTAAGACTACATATTTTACAAACATTGATCCATATGATCCAGTTGATCGAGTGAGTATAGTCGTTGAACCTGCTCCAGTAGTTACCAAAGAAGATGTTGTTAATATAGATCCTATTAATAAATTATCATTGAAATTTACAGATCCAGTAACAATTAAGCTCCCAGTAATTATAGCAGATCCAGTAAAAGGAAATCCGCTTCCTCCACTTCCGCCTCCATTAAGAGCATATGAAGCTGTAAGTGCGTAAGAAGAAGATAAACTATAAGATGAGCTAAGAACTGACATGGATGAAGTTACCGAAGTTAATACGTACGGATTTAGCATCGATGCTGTTACTGAATTTAATACATAATCTGGAGCTAATGACGCAGTACTAGCAAATGATGAACTCAATACTGTCATAGAACTAGTTAAAGCACTAGTAACGTACGGCGCTAATAATGAAGATGTTGCAACTGCTCTAGGAATAGAACCAGAATCTCCAACCCATATTGATCCAGATACTATATTCGGTAGATTATAAGGACCTGGATTTAAAACGTACCCGGCTCCGTTAACCCCTGTTCTACTTATTGTTCCTAAATATTGAACTGAAACGTCTGCGCCTGTTGGTCTTATAGAAGTCCATTGTCCGCTAGAACTCAAGAATACGTCTGTTCCGGCTGGAAGAGCTCCAACATTTATAGAGTCTATTAAACCTAGCACTATCCCAAGTCCATTTCCATTTGGAGATATTTCAGAGGCGGCAACTAAAGTAGCTGGTCTTCTATTTGGATTATATGCATCCGCTAAATACGCATCTGCTCTGTTTCCAGTATTCCCTTCTACATAAAGTCCAGCGCCTTTAGGAATTGTTACTAATTCTCTATTTTTTACTTCTTCATAGATTGTTTTTACATACTGAAATGTGAGAGATCCAGAACCATCTGTTTGAATAAATGACCCAATACCGTTATCAACAACTGGATAATGTAATCCGCTTGCTGTTAATTGATTTCTTACTACAAAAGTGTCTGCTGAAGAAGCTGTTGCTGCATGAGAAGCACTTATTATTGAATTTATTCCATATGGACCATGTATATTAGATGCAGTTATATATGATGAAGTTACAGAATATTCTGACCATGATGATGTACCGTGTAAACTTCCAGTAAATCCATGAGTAGATATAGCAGATCCAGATATTACTAATTCCCCATTTATTATTCCACCTGAAAGTGGAAGATATGAACTAGTAAAATCACTTAAAAAAGCCACTTCTCCAGATCCATCTTGAAAAATAATTTCATTATTTAGATTTGTAGACTGGCTAAATATTAAAGTAGTTTTTGCTATTTCTATTGACTCAGAATTTACTAAACTAGACTCTATAGTAGAATATCCATATACTATGCTTGATGTAGTATTAGAGTTTATTTCTTTTTTCGAGATAAATGCTCCTGGAGAGATTATTGATTTTTTATCTCCTACTGACATTACCCATTCATTAAATGACATGGATACGTTTTGAGAAAAATCTAAATCATTAACTATTACTTGAGTTCCAATAAAAGTGTTTGATCCAGTCGTAGCTAAACTAGCAGATTTTTCTACAAATATTGGATCTACTTCTTGATAATAAGATGCTGTTGAAGAATAAGAAGAAGAATTTATTAATCCGTAAAAAGAACCAGTAGCATAAAATACAGAAGCTGAATAAAATACAGTAGGAATTCCACCAAAAACTCCATTATTATTAAATTGAACTTGAGTATCTGATCCTCCAGGATTACTACCACCTCCTCCACTTCCATTAAGAGCATACGAAGCTGTTATAGCCCAAGATGAAGTTCCGTATAGACTTCCCGTAAATGATCCACTAATTGGGAATCTTAACTGTTTTCCTTTTATTTGAGCCATATTTAATCTTTAAATTTTCCTATTCCTAATACTATATCGCTAGATTCTAATTCATATCCTAGTGTAGAAGTATCTAAAGTTAAAGTAGAAGTAGTTCCATTATCAACAAATGAGACAATTGACGTACTTTCTACAAAATTTCCATTTACAAAAAAACTAAAATTAGTTAAACTAGTTGGAGGTAATCCACTTGGAGCAGTCATCCACCCATTTGGAAAAGTCGCAGTATTTGTAGTTTTACTTGATGCAATTACTTGTTTATTAGCTACTAAGTAACTTAATGTAGTCGTGTCTACTCCAGATATAACATTATATGTAACATTCATTGAATCACTTATTTGAAGTGTATTTTTTATATTGCCTTTTAGTGGATTTTTATTGCTTATGCTTCCGGATACAGAATCTGTTGTTTCTATTCCAAAAGTTAATTTTGATACTCCAAATGACTTTGTATTCCCAGCTGCTTTAGTCATTTCTGTATTTGGAATTAGATATCCATTTAAAGTAAGCGTAAAACTCGTTCTTACCAGCCTATCGTCTCCAAGATCGTACGATATTGTATCGGTGAATGATTCTATATTACTGTAGAAAAGAAAGCGACTGGGGTCGCCCCAATAGCTTCTGGATGCAAAGTTAAGAGATTCTACTAAAGAATCCATCTGCTCAACGAAATAAGTCCAAACTATACATGTATATTCTACTGTAACATAATCAGGAGTTATTGCAACTATATACTCTTTCTCTGGAGCTCTATTATTTAATACTGCAAAATTACTATATTGATTTCTTGGAGTGTATTTTTTTTCAAAAAATTGAAAATTATTTGCTTTATTTCCATCTATTTTATTTCCAAGAGATCTATTTTGAGAAACTGAATTTCTTTTAAACATTATTAGTGGAGCTAATCCTTTTCCTTTTTGATCTCTATGGTATCCGTCTGCCTGTATGCTGCTCCAATTTTCTGGAGTTCCATACATTACTGGCACATTTACTCTTGTATTATTTTGAACTACAGATAATTTTAAAACTTCATTAAAATAATACATTACAGCATCATCTATGTCTTTTATCCCTACTGTAAATATTTTATCTTTATCATCCTTTAAAGAATATTCTAATGCTCTATTAAACTCAGGCTGTCCTAATTTCTGAGGTTCTGTAAATACTTGATCTGCTGACTGTTGTACATAAGGAGCCTCTAGAGATTTCATAAACTCTATTCTCGATTTTGGTCTACTTACTTGAATTCCTCCAGCCATTATAATCTAATTTGTTTTATTCCTAAAGAATCAGGAGAAGTATAATGAGTTTTTAGTATAATTGAATATGAAGCTCCAAATCCTTCTAATCCAGTTTCATAAGCATAATCATTGTCTTTTCCTAAAATTAATTGATTTTCATTTACTGAATCAACAGAAAAATATAATTCATTATACATTATCACGTCTCCAACTTCTGGAAAGACATTTGCTTCTACTAAGTGATCTTTAAAAAATCTAAATTCAACTTGTCTAGTGTTGTCTGGTCCAAAATCAGTCTGAGTAAATTCAAAATCACCTCTTGAAATTAGACAATTTATTAGCACAGGCCCAATATATGTTTTATTTAAAGCCTCTCCATAAGTATTAACACTAGTAGAATCTAGTACTATTTTATAGTATCCACAAGAAGTAGATATAATATTTTGTAAAAGTTCTCTAGTAATATGCTTAAATACTGAAATATCTCTTTTAGAGCCAAATAATGCCATTTATTTTTTTATTTATCCAGTGTATATGAGTAACGGCACTTTTGTTAAAGTATCGCTCTCAGATTGAGCCTCTGCAGCTTTTCTTTCTAATTGTGATTGTCTAGTCATTGACTCAAGCTCTTGTCTTAATCTTTCTTTTAACGCAATTTGCATATTCTGACCTTTAGAAATAAGATCCGTAGAATTTAAAGTTACTTGATCACCTGGCACTGGGACATTTGTATATTTTCCTCTTACAAGTCCTAATAGTTCAGATGCTAGCGCCAATGTGTATTCATATATCCATTGTCTACCAGGTCTATTTATCTGAGAATAAATAATAGTTCCATACGGCACTTGAGAAGGATTAGCCACTAAGTTACTACTTCCAGAATACGGACTATTTATGCTTGGATCTCCCATTTCACTCTTCTTTGAATATTGAATCCAAAGATTTACTCCTTCTACTTCTGGTATGGGGAATATCTTGAGCTTATTATTTATTAATTCAAAAGTAAATGCGCTTCTACGTACAGTATTAGACATTTCTATTTGTTGTATTCTTTGAATATCCCAATAAACTGGAAATAGAGTAAAATTTAATCCTGGAGAATAAGATGACCAACCGAAATTTTCAGTAGCTCCTTGATAATTTATAGAACCTCCGATGTACGGATCGTAATATTGATTTATTGCAGGAACTCCTTTATAATATACTTCTTGAACTACTATTCTATCTCCTGGTTGAATCCATCCACTAGAAGATCCAATCAATTGTAAATCATACGACTGTTGTCCTGGTATTAATGTTATTGAGCCTGAATACCAATTTACGTTTCCTCCTAAACCAGCAGGTGCTCCATAACTATCAGCTATTGTTATTATCGTATTAAGATTTGGAACTACTACTGTATTATTCAATAAAGACCCAGTTGGAGATCCTTCTAATCCTAAATAATTGTCTTTTATTTTAGATTGATATATTTCTAAAGCATATGTAGAGACAGCTTCCTCAAAGCATGCAAAAAATTGATCTTGTTGCAATTCAACCTCCATCATAGGATATCCTAGTTTTTTGGCACAATAATTTGCAACTTTTACAGACTCACTTACGAACTGAGAGTCATTATCATATAATCCAAAAGGAGTGTCTCCTGGAGAAAATGATGCGCTGCCTGGCCATGGAGAGTTATTCATAGTGATAGTAATTTATAATAAATATTTGAAACTAATCTTCAAATTGTTTGTATACTTTTAAAATCTCTTCAACTATTGGGTCTCTATGATTTTGTTTAAGAGTAAATACAGAGAAATTTGGAACTTCAGTAAAGTTTTTACATATAAAGTCAAAACCAGAATCTTTTTTATTCTTTAAATCTACTTGAGAAACATCTCCGCAAATAATCATCTTACTTCCATTACAAATACGACCAAGAAGTAATTCCATTTGTTTGTGAGTAATATTTTGACCTTCATCGACAACGATACAACATTTAGATAAGTTTCTGCCTCTCATAAAGCCCAAAGGGATAACTTCTATCTTGCCTTCTGATAATTCTTTATCTACTTTATCTTTATTGTAAAGTCTATACATATTATCATATATAGCAGCAGTATAGGGCGCTAATTTTTCATCTTTATTTCCAGGAAGATAACCTATTTCTTCTCCAGAATTTACAGCTGGTCTTGTTAAAATTATTTTTTCTACTTCTCTTCTAAATAACATATCTAATGCAACTTGAGCAGCTAACATTGATTTACCAGATCCAGCTTGACCTTTTAACACCGTTATAGTACTATCTAATATTACTTGTTTTGCATGTTTCTGTTCTTCATTTAATTGAATTTGAAACTTAATTGGATTTTTAAGTTTTTTTACTTCTGGAGTTTGACTCATTTTTTATTATTTATGATGAAAAATCTATTAATAACCTGGGAAGTAAGATCCGCTATATAGTATTGAAAGACCTGCGGATTGAGTTACAGAAGTAATATTTCCGTAGATGCTCTGTCCTGCTCCAAATGTCGCTGTTATTTGACTTCCACTTAAATTTGAAAATTTTATTGTGGCTATTGTTCCAGAAGTAACAGAATAAAACCAATAAGAATCGCAAGCAGTACTTATTGATCCACTTAAAATTGAACCTCCTCCTAAACCATATGGATCTTTTAATCCGTCTACTATTTGTGGCATATTATTTTTATTTTAGTATAAATATCTTTAGTTTGTTTAAAAATTCATTTCATATTTTATATTTCCGCAATCCCATATTCTATCATATCCGAGCTCACTCATTATTTTAATTTCTGGTTTATTTTTATCTATATCGAATTTTTTAAGTATGTTAGATTTAGTAAAATTGAATCTATGTACTTTTTTTCTATAGTCTTTTGTATACCAATATCCAGGTTTTGTTGTTCCAATTTTTTTAAATCCTAATACATCATATAAATTATTATCTATAGTAGAAGTCCACTTTCTGTCTGCGTATGTAATAATTCTACTAGGAGAATATTTTTTTATAAAATAAGAAAGACATTTAGATGCTCCTCCTACAACCCTAGTCTTAGTTGCGTATCTACATAATTCAAAACTTCCAATTTGACTATTTTGACCTAAAGATTTTCTTAGCTTACAAAATGTCATTACAGCGACTAAGTCGTCTTCTTGAAACAATCCTATATTTATTGGAGATCTATCTACTCCTTGAATATGATAAGAATTTAAAAAATTAGTCTTATCTTTTGATGTTATTTCTCTTAGTTGACATTTTCTTGCATAGACAGAATTTTTATTAAATCCTATAGCAGATTTTATTTTCTCTATAACTATGTGCTTTTTATCATGCCAGTCATCTTCAAATATTTGAATTAATTTTACGCCGATAGCTTCACACTTTTCTACCTTATTTAAATGATAATCTTTTGCTTTCTTTCCTCTTATTTCACTATGCCAATATAATCCATTCATTTCAATAGCGATTTTATAATCTGGAAGATATAAATCAATTTCTAGAGGACGGATTACACTTCTATTATTTTTATTTACTTTTACACCAAGAGTTATTAATATTGAATATAACTCTTCTTGCATTTTACTAGTTTTTATATTAATGTTTATAAGATCATAGTTTTTACTATATGTATCTTTCATTTTATTAATTATAGATTTACTGGATAGGTTTTCTATATTCCATTTTTTTCTATAGTCATCTACAGATAATCCGTGTAATTTTAAATGAGTTATTGTTAATCTTTTATATTTTTTAGAGCATTCTTTACATTCTATATAATTAGATTCATCTTTGGACAATAAATAATCTCTAATTTCTTTATTTGGAGCATATATCCATAATTTTTCGTCTTCTTTAAATTTTTCTATATGCTCTGAAGGATTTATATCATGATATTTTTTTAAATGATTAGTTATACATCCAGACTTATTAGATAAATCTATTGTTTTCCAATCACAATATTTACATTGATATTTTTCTACTTCTTTTATATTTTTAATAGTATAATAATCAAAGACATTATTTACTTCATATCCTAGTTTTTTTAAATGACGAGTTAATACTCCAGAATAATTTTTTATATCTGAAAAAGATTTTCCGTCTATGTTGCAGATAATCTCTAAACCAGAATCTTGTTTTTCTTTTTTATTATTTCTTTTCTCAATACCTTCTCTATGAGTTAATTTACATAAATTAGAACAATAATACTTCTGTCTATTACCTAATTCTTTTTTACATTTTAAACAAAAAATCTCTTTCATCTCTAATATAAATATATTCATTATTAAGAACTACACGTCTTTTATTTTTTAAGTTTATAAAAATAAAAAAGCCCCGTAAAAACAGGGCTATCTTTTGGTTTATATTAGTAAAGTAAAATTAGACTACGTTCAAATCTGATACGAACAAGTTCGCATAGTATTCAGGCCTAGTTAGTTTCATAGCGTACCTTGTCATTATCCCTTTTCTAGGAGTGAACGTATTTGGATCGTACACTAGAGGAGTCATAATCAATGGAACGTAAGGAGCGTATACGGCGCCAGTTTCAAGGAACTGATTTCCACGGAAGCCCATTAATATTACATTCTGAGTCATGTATGGGTTTTTATACACCTTATAACGACTATTCAATGAACCAATTTTCTGTACACCAAATGCGTATTTCATTGTATCTGCTGCGCCATCAGTATCAGCTGCAAATCCAGGTATTGATTCTAGAATTGTTGCTACTGCAGGAGAAATTACCATAAAGTTTGCACCTCCACGAAGTGTTCTTTGGTGTATGATATTAGACAATTTTTGTAGCTTAATACCTATAGTTTGGAACCATGTCATTTGGTTATAGAATACACCAGCAGTGTTTGAATTAAATCCATCAGCAGCTGCATTTATTTGATTACCAACTTTAGCAGACCAGTAGTCAACAGTTGGAGCTGCTTGTATCAACATATCAAGAACTTCAAGATCAATTTCAAGAGTTATATACTCAGATAGGATACCAGTCAATTCAGCTTCAGCATCTAGAGAGTGGTATGCGTTTAGATCTTGTGCAAATTCTGGAGTCCATTGCGCTTTCAATTTTCTAGTCTTAGCAGAGATAGTCTCACTTGACATTGCCACGTTTATCTCTGGTATAGATATAGATGATGGAGAATACGCATTTGGAACAGATACACCTTGAGTTGCTGTACGATCTTCAAAATCGCCCATTTTATTGAAGTCTGTAGCTTTGTTATATTCTATTACGTAAGTTCCACCTATAATTGCAGCTGTAGAACCAGATACATAGAATACTATATTTCCACCACTTAAATTAGTAGCTTGCGCAATTGTATTTGAGACAGATACAGAAGATCCAGAAGTAACAGTAAATGACTTAATAGTCAATGGGTTAAAATTAGGAATAGATGATGTTGGAATAGCAACAGCTTTAATTTGTTGAGCTGCTATAGAAGCTGAATAAGTGCTATCAAATCCAAGAGCTGCCCAAGATCCAGATGTTACAGTACCTGTGTCTGATCCGCTAAATAGATTTAAAGAATATCCAAACTTACCAGTTCCATAAAGACCACCAGCAGCAGCATTACCAAAATTAGCAGTTTGAGTACCATACAATGAAGCCCCTTGTGTAAAGTTATTGTTTCCTGAAGTACCATACTGGAAATCGAGGAAGAATACTAGACCAGCTGGAAGATTCATCGGCTGAACGCTTACGAATTCTTTTGATGCTAATTGTCCGAATATCTTACGAACTAGAGGAAGTGCTACTCCTGCCCACTGTTCACCGCCACCTGGAGTAAATGTTGCTCCTGTAGAAGTTCCACCTGTAGAAGTAGATGATTCTACAACTAATTGTTTAGACTGATTTTCAAGCATTACTGCCATCGTCCTTGCGTCGTGCTCGTTAAGATTTTTAAGCAGGCCTGATTTACCCCACTTTTTAACGAGTCTTTGAGAAACTGACAGCTGTGTATTATATGCATTCTGTGCAGATTCTTGTAAAAGGGAATTTACTAGATTCATCTTATTTGTTTTTATTTTTTTTAATTAATTTTTTTATTAAAGTCCAGCTAATTTTTGCATTCTTGCTAGGAATGGATCTGATTCTACTGTATTGCCTTTAGGAGCTATTCCTGATGGTTTTGATGCAAATCCATAAGATTCTTTTATTACTTTTTTAGGAGCTGTTGAAATAGAGTCAATTAGGATGCTAAATGTATTTTTAGCTTCTTTAATTGATGTAGCTTTATCAAATGCATTTAGAACTTTTACTTTTTGAGCTTCAGTTAAAGATTTTGCTTTAAAGATTTTATTTACATAAAGCAATTTAGCATTCAATAGATTTATTTCATTTAATTCTGCTCTCATTGCTGCTATTGCTTTTTTAGCCTCTTTTAACTCTTTTGCATCTTCTTTTTTCTTAGCTTCGTCCATTGATTCAGATTCTTCACTATCGAGTTCTGCTAGTATTTCATCTAGAGATATATCATCTTCGGTAGTTTCAGTCTCAGTCTCTGTTGAAGCCGATGGAGTTTCTGAAGCCATTGCAGTTTTAATTGCATCTACTAAATCTCCCAATGTAATATCTACTACTTTTGTTTCCTCGGTTGATTCTTCTGTTTCTTCTTCAGTATCTTCTGATTCTTCATCATCCTCATCATCTTCTTTAGCTTCTTCTATTTCATAAGCTTCTTCTAATTCTTCTGTTGCTTCATCAACTTCGTCAAGTTCGCTTAATTCTGCTAAAATTTCATCTAGAGAAGTTTCATCGAGTTCATTAGGAGTAGCTTCTTCTGCAGGGCCTGCCATCTCAATTTCATCCATTTCTTCACTAGTTTCTTGCATTTCTTCGTATTCTTCATCTAATTCTTCTGATTCTACGATATGCTTTTTTAGCATTGCTTTGATTTTAGGCTCAAATGCCTCTTGGATTGATGCTTTTGCATTTGCCATTGCGCTTTCACGAACTGCTTTTGCATCAGCAACAGCTTGCGTGTAAATGTTTTCTGTCATTTTTTGTTTTTTTTTGGAATCTTATAATCGTTCATTAGAGGAGAAAGGGAACGATATGCTTTTTTATTTCTTTAGCATCATATTTGGAGTGATGCATATATTCATAAATATACTATTTTTTTCTAAAATTAGATTTTAGTAAAAATTTTATTTTAAACAACAAACACCGCTCTGAAGACATATTATTTCAGAGATTAGTTTACTTGTTCTTGAATACTTATCGCTATATTCTATTGACTCTCTTAATCCAGGTTTTAATTCTGGTTTCATATAAGATCCAAAGTTACTTGGTGTACTTACAAAATCCCAACATATAATATCAAGATCATCTTCTACTTGTACAAGACCTTCACCTATTTGACTAACAGAGCCCATAGCTCTAGAAGATATGCCGATAGTTAATCCATTTTCAAATAATGTCTTTAATATATTTCCAGATGGAGTTGGAAGAATTTCTACTTTTCCATATAAATCTTTTCCATCCCACCAACATTCTACTATATTATGACTTACATTTTTTAAATTTATTGTTGAACAATTCCCAGATAAAAAAGATAATCCTTGATCTTTACAATAAAAGTTTCCGTTTTTGACTGTTACGCAATGAACAGTATCATCATAGTCGATTTCTTCTATTTTTAAAAATCTTTTATCTAAACATATTCCTTTTGTTTTTTTAGACCATAATCTATATAAAGTTTTTTTATTTTTTATTTCTATAGTATGTCCAGCATATTCATAATCTTTTTTGCTTATTTGTTCTTTTATATCCCCGAATTTTCCCGTTTTTATAAGAATTTCATTAAAATCTTCAATTAATTTATAGCTAACTGAAAATATAGAAGATCTTGTATTATTTGAAGTTGTAACATCTGACCCGTCTCCTAATTTAAACCAATCATACATTGCTAATAAAAGATCTGATGACGCATTCTTGTAATTATCTGGAATATGTTTTGTATAAATATTTCCAAATTTTGATAAATATTGAGATAATCTTTTATCATTTGTTTGTACGACTGAGCATTTTTCAGTTTTTGAATATACTGCCCAATCTATGTCGTTACTCATTTTTCCTATCAGATCCATAAACTTATCTAGCTTATGTCCTTTATTTTGAGAAATTGTAACTACTCCAGTTTTACTAATTCCGCCTTCAGCTAAATAAAATCCTAAAAATGAAAACCAATCTATAGCTTTTATTACTAGAGGCTTACTATATTTTTCTCTATATATTTTAGGAACTCGACTATTTTTTGAATATTCGAATGTTGGAATTGTTATAAAATCAAAATTTACTCCAGTCCACTTACCTATAGATTTTGGAATTTGATGATGAGAATAACTTTTTTTCTCATCATAAATATCTTGTATTGTTGCTTCTTCATACTTATCGTACCTATCTCTCAATATGAATCTATGATTAGGAGTTACTACTGTATCTATAGATTTGCCTTTTAAAGAAAATGCTTTTCCTTTATATGGTTTATTTATTACTCTTTCTATAGGATTCCATTCATTTTGATTAGTCTCAGTATTTAAAGTCAATACATTTTCTCCTACCGTAACGTCTTTGATATACTTCCATCCCGAATTTGTCAAAATCATAGCGCTCGGACGTAGGCACTCCGGATGATCTAGTTCTCCAAATGCTCTTTTTTCACAAATTGGGCCATCTATATATTTTTGAACTTGAGATCTAAGTATATCAAATGGATATATTCTCCTATTAGCGTTAGGAACATCTGCAGATGACAATTTACCAATTACCATTAAATTGCCTCCACGAGATAATCCTTCTTTAAGATTACTAAGTGGTTTGAAAGTAGAATATTCTATTAATAATTGTTTACTCATATCTCTATTGTTTTCCCAGAATCATAAGCCTTTTTTATATCAGTTCTTGCTTGTCCAGGAATTTTATTTATTCGATTATAAATATCTTGATTATGAGATGAATCGTTTGTTTTTGCTGTAACAGCTTCTTTTTTTATTTTTTTCTTTTTATTTAAAAGTCCGACAATCTTTTTGATTATTGCGTCTTTTTTCTCATCTAGATTGGATTCTGGCACTTTTGTTTCTGGAGCGGGTAAATTTGACTGTTCTTTAAAATAATTTAAAGCGTTTATTTGATAGTCTTTTTCTTTTCCATCTTCATATTCTAAAGTTACTGTACTACCTACAATGCTTTTTACAATTCCATGTCCTTCAGGAGTATTTACTCCCTGTCCTCTTCCATACTGATGATGTGTGTCCTCATTTAGTTTTTTTTTAAACATAAATGATAAAAGAGATTCTATTACTTTTTCTCGTGTTTCTGGCTGCTTCATCTGATCAAGACCTTTATGACCTTTCGCAGTTGATGACATCTCCTTGACACCTTTTGGTTTTCCTTTTTTATTTTCTGATTTAGATGATTTTACATTTGATTTAATTTTTTCTAAACCCTTAGGAGATTTCATTTGATGATTTGGATCTTTTAATTCCTTTTTTACAAGAATCATTTTTCTTTTATCATCTATTTTTTTAATTTCTTTTGAATTAGCTATTAATATATCATCGTAACATCTTGGATCTTTTTGTAATTTTTTAACTACTTTTTCTGTTACTTTTTGATATGTATCTGGATCTATAGAAGAAAGTTTTGATAATTCAAAATTAACAGCTTTTTTTACTAATATTGGATTAAGTCTGTCTATTTGAAGATGTAATTCTTGCTGTTCTTTTACTATGCCCTTCTGCTTTAGCATTTTTATTGCATCATCATAAGAAGTCAAGTTTGATATAAATGGAAGTTGAGAATCTTTACGAACTTCATATAAAAATTTCTCTTTTGATATGCTCCCCTCTCTATGCTTCGCAAATAAGTTTGCTGCTGTCATTTATTGTTATTTTGATAATAAATATTAGTGTTCTATCTTAATTTCTTTTGTTTGATGTAAATTTGTTTTATCATCTCTGTCATTTTATCCATTGACTTTTTTATATGAGATGTTTCATTTACCATTCCAGCAGTGGTTAGATCACTTTTTAAGGTAGCAAGATATTCCATCATTTTATTTACTTCAGATAGTTTTTTTCTTACTATAGATACTCCAGCGTTTAATTGGCCAGCACTATTTCTTTCTCTAGCCGCTTTTTTAAATTTAGAGTAATTTTCTTTTAAATCTTCAAAATATCTTTCAGATTTATCTAATGCCTGAGCATATTGCATTCCGTGTCCAGAAGTAAAACTAGCGGGTCCTCCAGTAGTAGACATTTCTTCCATCGTATTAGGAGCATTTCTAATAATTTCTTTTGCTTGTTCTGCGGTTATTTGTCCTGATTCAACTGCAGATAGTAGCATATCAATCAGCTTTTCTGCCATCTCTTGCTCTTCTGGAGTAGGTTGATTTTCATCTCCTCTCAGTCTATCTACCATTGATTGCATATCGCTCATTTGTGTACTCTATTTAGTTCTTCAATTAAATCAATATACTGTAAAAGTCCTGCGATTGTCTCGTCTTTTATTTTATTCACTGGTTGTACTAATTTTACTATCTCGTCTAATTTTATCTTAACTACTTTATCTGTTACTTTTTTTGACAATAAAGTAATTTCAGATTTAATCTCATTTAATTGACTATTTACGTATTGATTTAATTTTGTAGTATCAGATATACTAACAATATAATTCTTTAGTACGTCTTTTTGTTTAGAAGATAGATTATCGTATTTTTGATTAAATTTTTCTACAAGTATTTTATACGTCAGTAATCTAATTTCTTTATCTTCTTGCATTAATTCTTCCATAATAGTCTTAGATACTGGCATATTGTCTAATTTTGTTTTAGTAACATGCTCCAATACTACAACTTTATTTAAGAATACTTGTTTTATATCAACTTCTTTTGTATTTTGAGACTCTAAAGTATTATAAAGAGCAGCTATAGTCCTATAATTTTCTACTTTAGCTTTAAAAAATTCGTCTATGTCATAACTAGATTTAATCTCTTTTATAAGATTATACTTTAATTTTTGAATAGATTCCTTATTTAATTTTTTATATTGTTCTACTATAGTCTGTATCAGCATTTCAGCTTTTGATTCTGAAAGTTTAGGACTTGCTAATACACTATTATAAAGAGCATATTCTTTTCCAAGTTCTGTATTTGTAAAATATTTTTTTAATATCTTTACAGCCTTAGATTCCTTATTCGCAATAAAATCCGCAGTAGTTTGTCTAACTAATAGTTCGAATAATATTCCAGGATTTCTATATTTTGAATGTCGCAATGATGCCATGAATTAATTCAGTTCTATCTATAAATATATTAATTTACTCTTAGACTATTTCTTCTTTAATATTTCTTTCGTCAAGTAAACCACCCTCTTGTGATTTTCCTTCAAATAAAGAAATTTTCTTTCCTTTAAACATTTTTTCAAGACCGTCTTTATTCTGCAAATACACTGCCATAGTACTTTCAAAACTCAATGGTCCTCCTTTATACTCTACTTTATCTTCTCCTCTTTCAATACTTGATGACATTCCTTTTTTTCCAATAGGATCTCTTCCAAATATGCTTTTATCTGTTCCTATAATTGATTTATACTTCTCAGGTCTTCCTGGCATTTTGATTGGCTCATTTGGATTAGTTTCATTATATCCAGGCGGTACGTCTAAAGCAGGTTTTCCTCCATATAATCCAGCTATCTGAGATGGTGTTCCAAATGCAGTTCCAGACTCTAAAGGATCATTTCCTTCATTCTCTATTTGATCATATCTAAATTTAGTTTTCTTATCTTCTATTATCATATCTTCTAATTCTCCAAAAGAATCTGGAGATAGATGAAATACATTCTCCCACACATACTCTTTTGGTAATATAGAAGCTTCCATTGCTTGAGCAGCTAAGTCAATTTTTTCTTTAAACATAGCTATTCTCTCTTGATCATATATTATAGAAGGATTTGTTAGACTAAGACTAAAATTCGCCATTCCTTCATCTGTATATCCATTTGCATATAAATGTACTAAGGCTATTTTTTTTAATTCTGATACTACTATCCTCTGTAATCTTTCAACAGTTCTGGCGAACCTGATGTCTTCCGCAGCCAATGTCGAGTTTTTGATAACTATTTCATTATCAAGTAGATAGTTATGATTTTCATTTTTATCATGAACTTCCATATTATAAGTATCAACTTTTTCAGAAAGCCACTCAACTTTAACCACTTTGTGATTATAACATACACCTATTTGTTTTTTAAAGTCTTCTATATCTAATCCATGCTTTTGTATTTGAGATTTTATAGATTTTCTTGTATATCCAGAAATACTAAAGAATTGATCTAAATCTTTACATCCATTAGCAATTTCTACTAATCTATTTATTCTTAGATTTTTAGGTCTTCCGTGTCTAAATCCTGTATACTGGTTTAAAAATTCTGTTACTGTATATCCGCAATGTTCTATAACTTCTTTTATAATTTGAATGCTATATCCAGATATTTTTCTAAAATCAACTATATTATCTATACTACCTTTTTCTCTTTGAGCAACCTCAATTAAATACTCTATAGTCGGTCTTTCAATCCACCTTACGCTATTTTCTTTATGCAAATCCGGTCTGCCATTTGGAAATTTATTTCTATATCCATCTAATAGAGCTTCATGAGAATTTCTCTGCCTATTGCTATTTATTATTTTTTGAGACCTTTCTTCACTATATCCAGATTTTATTATAGCTACTCTTTCATCATAAGTTTTAGATAGCCATGAATTTCTGAGTATATTTTTTAATTTTGGATTTTCATCCATTTGTTTTTTTCTTATTTCAGAATATTTTTTTCTATTTTCTGGTTTTCTTTTAGTATCTTTTGATTTTTGTATAGATTCAGGACTTTTGATAGTTTGTTCCATATTATTTGAATGTAATATAACATGGTCTCTCCAAGTCATTCTTTGAAGATTGTCTGGATTATTGTTATATCTATTAAAGTCTTTATGATGAACAATTATTAATGAATTTCTATTAAATTTTCCATCTTCTGTTATTCCATTTGATGTTATCTTTTCATTAAAATATTCGTCCACCATTTTGTGAGTATTTTGCCAAGTTTTTGAATATGGTTGATATATTCTCTCATACGTATTTGTATTTTTTCTTCCTATCTTGACAAAATCTTTTATTATGGTCCTTAAGCTATCTCCAGGTTTTAAATCTTGAGCTTCTACTCTAGTTCCATCTTCTAATAAAAATCCATGATCTGGTGTAGTAATGACGTAAGTGTCATTATCTATATATACTTTTACTAATTGAGCATTTAATCTTGTCTTTTGAGCCGTAACAATTTTTCCAGGAACTACACTATTAGTTTTAAAATCAAAAGAATATGTCCATAGGTTTGATTGAGGATCTTTTTCGAAAATGTCAGATATTTCTTTTATTGTTTTTGTAGTTCCATTCAACAAAGATATTTTTGTATCTGGATGGAGACATTTGCCCGTAAGGTCTTTTTCATATCCCATAAAAGCTTTAGGTATTTTTAAAGCCGCAAATAGTTTTTCTCTAAAATAAACTACGTCTTCTATGGCATTATACTCTAATCCCTTTGCTGTATCTATTCTAGTTGATGTATCGTTTCCTCTAACAGGCACAATAAAATCTTCTAGTAAATTTTGTTGATTATATTTTAAATTATATTGTCCAGTTTGAGGATCCATAAGAGGTGTTTTTTTCATCTTATTAATCATCCTCTGTACATAATTTTCTACTTCATTTGGAGGTATTGCTCCAACGTTTGTATAAAAAATTCTTCTTTCTGGGGCTCTAGTTATTCTATGAATCAGCATAGCATCCTCTATCAATGTATACTGCTTAAATAGCTTTCTTGCTGGTTCTAGATATGATCTACCATAGGGCAGATAATTAACGTCTCCAATTAGCCTAAAATGCGCCATTTCATAATTATCAAACCATACTCCAGCATCTTGATTATTATAAGCTGATGTATAACCTGAAGTAGATGATAAAGCGGCATTTGGATCAAATTTAAATCTTACTTCATTTGGGTTATTTGGATTAAATCCCTCTTGTCTAACTATATTGTATGCTGAAAATGGTATTACGTTATATACTCCAAATTTTTCTGAAATTTCAAGTTTAAGATAAAAATCCCCGTACTTACACATATTTCTGATCCAAGACCATAGATTAAATTCTATATTTAAAACAGAATAAAATAGATTTTCAAGAATCTTTTGAATATTTTCATCAGAAGATCTAATTGTTAAAACATGACCTTGATCATTTTTAAGTGTGGCCTCATCAGCTATAATATCCAAAGCTGACGCAATAATAGCGTCAGTATCCATTGCATCGTAATCTGCGTATATCTGAACTCTTGCTGATTGATAATTTTGAGCAAGATTCAAATTAACTCCGTATGCCGTAGATGTTGTATAAACTTTATGAAATCTATCTATTAGACTATTCGTCTGAATTACTCCATTTCTTTGAGTTCCGTCAGTGTCCATAACCGACAATATATTCCCTCCGCCATTATTTCTTATTATAACATCAGTGCTAAATAGTCTACGTAGCGTAGAAAATATATTTTGTTGTATATCTGCCATATTTTTTTATATTAACCAAGACAAATTTTCTATAGAGCTTCCTCCTATAGTATTATTTATTTCCATTTGCCAAGGATTGCGATTCATAAAATTTGTTGTATTATAAACTTGAGTATCAGAAACTTTTTTCATACTGTCTAATGTTGCATATGTAAGACTTTCTGCTGTTCTTCTAAATCTAATTGAAGAATCTCTCATATACATTAGTATTGCAAATGACATTACTAAATCATCATTGTATCCTTGTAGTGCTTGAGCTTTGCTATTTTTCCAAACAAAAACTCTTAATTCTTCTAATAGTCTAATTGATTTTATTTTAACTTGTTTTGTTTCTATAAAATCTCTCATTCTTTCAACTATTAGTGGTCTAGAAGCAGATGACATTGTAAATCCAGGAACTAAAGAATCTGTTGTTGCATATCTTTCTAATCTCTTTTCTTGATCTAGACTAAAATCTGTTCTATGCGAATAATGCAAATTTTGATATCCACTTTCTATTAAAGTCTGTAAAACGTCCCATCCTATATTCGCATTTTCTACTGCCACAAGAGCATTATTATATTCGTAGGCAACTGCTAATATAGTTTTTGCATATTCTCTAGTATCGCATTGAGATTGATACTCTGCTACCTGAGTTAGTGTATCTACGTCTAAAACATGAAATGCTGAGTAATCTGCACCATCGCCTCTTGCCACGTCTGCGCATAGCAAATATGTTTTCATTGGACTTGGATATTCCCATACCCATAAAGATTTATCTAATCCTCTTCTTTCTATTGGATCAGTAACTTGATTATCTTCATACCAAGTCAATACTTCTGGAATAATCACTGTATTACCAGAACTGGAAAAGTCTGTATCACACTCCTGTGCTGCCATTCTTATTCCTAAATCTTGATCTTGCTTGTCTCTCCAATTTTGATCTCTTTCAGGATGCACTGTCCATGGAAGAGAAACTGGAACGAAACTATTCTCTTTCTTTTGAGCTTTTACATATGTTTTATGGAACCAGTTACCGACACCATTTGGGGTTGATAGAGCAATACACTTTCCACCAGTAGCTAACGTTTGTTGAGCAGATCCAAATAATTCCTCTGCGTTATCGATAAACGCAGCTTCGTCCATTGCTAATAAAGATACTGCTTCAGAACGAGCGGAATCACTTGCTCCAGAAACTGCTTTTATTTGAGATCCATTTGTTAATCTTAGACTTAATCTATTATCTTCTGTTGTTCCTATTTTTAACCAAGTGGGAAGATTATCATAAGCAAATCTAACTTTAGTAACCATGTTCTTAGCGGTCTCTTGCTTGGTAGCTATTACAAGTACATTTTTATCCTTATGAAATAACATTAGCCATAAAGCGTACGCTGATACTAGAGTTGATATTCCAAGTTGTCTCGATTTATTTATAATTACATTCTGATCTCCTGTAAATACTTTTAATACTAATTCCTGAAATGGGTATAAACTAAACAGCATTCTACCTTTTTGAGGATGCTGTATCATGTAATACTTCTTCATAAAATAAATAGGATCAGTTGCACACTTCATGAACTCCTCTTTAATCTTATCTTTTATTGCTGTGCTCTTTAATACTACTTCAGACATATTTACTCTTTTATTATAATCTATTTATTTGATCTTTTATAATTATTCTTTTTAGTTATGCTTCTTCTTGAGGAGTTTCTTCTTTTTCTGACTGTGACGGTATTTCTTCAGATCTAGATCCAGACTCTTCTTCTGGACCTTGAGATTGAGTTTTTTGTCCGTATCTCTGTAGTCTTGATATTGCCATCGTAGCCCTTTGAACTTCTCCTAAATTCATAAGATAATATCTCTTACCCAATACAGTCGCTTCATATGCTTTTCCCATGAATGTCATGAAAAAATATTGACCATTTTTTAAAAGAATTTTGAATGTTGTTGGCTTTCCTGACATTATAAATATCCCAGAAATATACTCTTTAAAAGTATTTCCCATTATTATACTCAGATTATTATGAAGTCTTTTGTACTTCTTTAATATATATTTCATAGGATCAGCTTCAAATTCTGGATTTGATGGAGCTTCATTTATTTCTCTTAATAAATTTTTTAGTATGTCTGTTAGCTTTATCATTAGCTCATCATTTGATTGAAAGTCTTAAAATTGAATTTAGAGTGCATCATCAAATTGTCATTATCTTTGAATTGATATAAATTTGCTCCATCTTTAGTAAATTCAATTTCTATTTTTGTTCTATTTTTAGGATAATAAACCATTCCGCCAGTTGTTATTTTAGTTGGATATAGATTATAGTTGACTTTTGCATATTTCCAAATATCGTTAATTATCTTAGGAAGTCCTTGATATTCAACAAATTGAGCTATTACTGAACCATCCATTAATTGATCTTTATCGACTATGTATGATTCTTGATACTCTGTATTAGGCTTCCAACCAATCTCTTTTAATATGTCTGCTAATTTTATCATTACTTTTTTATAATTATTATCTTATTAGAGTTACGTCTCCTTTTTCTATGTGTTGTTCTCCTTCGCATTCATATATTATTACCCAATAATATACTCCAACTTCTTGAATGATTCCTTTATAAGTTCCATCCCATCCTTTTGAAGCTAGTAATTTAGATGTGTAAACTTCTTGACCCCAACGATTAAATATACTAAATTGATGAATTTTAAATCTATCTCCAATTGGTCTGAACAAATCATTTAATCCGTCACCATTAGGAGTAAAAGCAAGAGGTACATTAAATTTACAACACGATTTTGGGTCTATTTTAACTGAGTCCATACTAACGCATCCATGAGAAGACATAGCGTATAAAATTGCAGTTCTACTAGCGTCTATATATCCTTGAATATATGTCTGACTTGTTAAATCCTGATTATAAAAATAGTATATAGGTAACCATCTATAAACAATATTCTGTTTTGGATTTAGAGGAGAAAAGTTAATTTTATCTCCTATACACACTTCTTCATTAAATTCTGATATTCTAGCATCTGGATAATCTTGTACTTCAATTAATTTAGAAAAAGTATCAGAATAGCAATACGTGTTTTTTACAACTAATTTAATATTATATTTTCCTGTATCTGGGTAGTGAAATGTATAAATGCCTTGAGCATATTCTGGAATATCTGCTAATAATGTGCTATCAAAATTCCAATAATACTCGATAACATTATTTTTTTGATTAGTCGCTAAAATACTAACAGTGTCTCCTTTACATATCTTACTTTTAGGATACTCGTCTATTTGCACTTCTGGTATTTTAATTACTTTTAAATTTAATGTAGATACTGAATCACATCCGTATTGATTTATAAATTTTCTAGAGTAAACTCCTTCTTTATTATAGGAAATTCCTGCAAAATGAATAGTATCTCCAGAACATATAGAGTCATTTATAGTAGTTGACTGAGTTGGCAATATGGTGACTATTATTCTTATTGTAGAATCGCATCCATTAGTTGTATAAAATTTTACAGGATATATGCCCTCCGTATTATAAGCTATTCCATCAAAAATATACTCCTCTCCTGGACATATCGATATTGGTTTGTTTATTGTATAAGTGGGGTTTACTATAACATTTATAGGAAGTCTAAATGATTCGCATCCTGCAATAGTTTGAGTTACCCACCAAGTATATAACCCAGGAGTAGTCGTATTTGGAATAGGGGAGATTGTTGAGCCCACGCCTCCAGTTAAGCTAGTATACCACTTTAAAATGCCAATTCCTGCTACTCCAGAGCTCAATGGGGCAGCTATTTCATTTTGGCAATACATTGTATCGCTAACTACTGGATTTGCTGCTAAAATGGGAATTACAGTTAAAAGAAATTTTTTATTTAGTTTTCTACATCTTGTAGTATCTACTCCTGTAATTGTATAAGTTGTAATTGCTGAAATAGAAGATAGTGTCAAAATAGTGCTCACTCCAGTAGTAGAAGAGAGACCTATACCAGGAGACCATGTCCATTTGCTCCAACTCCAATTTTTATCTGACGCGTTTTTAATTTCTAAATTTACTAATCCTGATGATGATATGCATGTTGTTATCGTATCTACTGAATCAACTTCACTTCCATTTACTATCATTGTAGGTTCTGGAAATGCTGTATCTAAGGCGCCTTGCATAGAAGTAGATCCATTATAGATATATGCATAAGAAAATGTTGTACTATCTCCAGGAAGAATATTACATAGATTATATACAAGTCCTATTGCTATATCCGACGTTGCTCCAGTATTTACTCCATAATAAGATGTTCCTATTCCTGTTGCTGTTCCAGACCACATTGACACATATGTTACAGTCGTCGCTAATGGCCATGAATTGTAAACCATACATTTTGCTCTGTCATCTTTTGTCCCAAGTGATATTGAAGCAGCAGGAGATCCAGTAGAAGACGTTCCTCCAGTAGCTGTTGAAGACACCATTACTCTATGATAAAAATCATTTTGAAATCTTACTGTATTAATTGTAGAAAAAGATCCTCCCCAAGGTACGCTTTGATCAGGATCGCATGATCTCATATAATATACATTATTCAACGTAGTAGTGCCAGTATTATATAATCTAACACTAATTACTAAAGCAGACGAAAGCGTGTCTACTCTATACTCTTTTCTTATTTGTAACTGCCCTCCTAAAAAAGATCCAGACCAATCTCCTGTTATTTTTCCACTAGAATTTAAATAAGAAATCCAATTACCTGTAGCTGGAACTAATCCTCCTGATAAATTACAATTTGAAGAATACGCCCATTCTCTAATTCCACTAATTTCTATTCCCCATCCTTCCCAAGGAGATCCTGGAAGAGTATAGTCTCCCATATAATTAGGAGTACCTATAGTCCATCCATCTAATCCAAAATCATATACAGATGCTAATAGACTAGAAGATGAACCTCCACATAAAAAAACTGGACCACCGGTTCTCGGATGATATCCAGCCGGAGCAGCTACTCCTGATCCTAAAGACGCATTTGCTTGTGCTCCGATTTCTAAATATTTTCCTTGAAGAAATAGATTACCAGACACGATCTGTGAATTTGATTTTAAAACGCTAAATATAAGCGTTAGCACTACTAGAATTGCAAATTTTAAATTTTTCATAATCAATTATTTTAATTAGATGATACTTCACTTACATACTGAGCGACACTGTTCATATAATCACTAGCTAATGTGATATAAGCAGATACCCATCCAGGTAACTCAGTTCCTTCTTCTATAATATTATAAATTTTTGAAGAATTAGATATTAAACTTTTGAGTTCTCCTTTTGCCATAGTGGCTTCATGATCTTGAGAAGGTTGTCCAAATACTTCTTCTGACACGTCCTGCATTTGTAAAGAAGGCAACATTGAAGTTATTCTTTTTTCATTTCCATAAGATATTTCTGGAGTTTCATTTGAATTTGGAGTAAATTGCTCAACTAGAGACAGTAATTTTATCATTTTAGATCATTTTTGCATAATTAAATAACTGTGTAGGATAAATTCCAAATCTTGCATCTTTTACTCCTTGTTGATTTACAGATTTCCTATATGATACTCCTAAAATTGGTTTGTATTTATCTGGAGGAACTTCTGGATATGTCCAAACTATTTGCTTATTTGATTGAGCTTTTATCTCATATAAAGTATTGCTTACTTTTACAAGAGTCATTGCTCCAACCACAACTAATTGAACTTTATTTAATCCAAAATTCTCATCTTTACCGTAAACAGCTTTTACCATTAATTCTTCATCAGATATTTCAGATTTATAAGCAGTCTTTGGTTGCATTTGTCCTTGAGTAAGTTTATTTACTTTTTTTATAAATTTACTTACATCCGCATAATCCAATAAAGATGCAACTCCACTATATTGCTGATACTTATCATAATCTTTGTGAGATATAAAAATTACGTCTTCTCCTTTATCATTTTTAAGAATAAAGTCAGCCTTTGGATTAGCTGTTGGTTTCCCTCCAGAAACTATGTTTTTATAAATTTTTCCAGCTATTCTAATATTTACACTTCCTCCAGCTTCTTTGATTTGATTTAAAAATTCTGATAATGTTCTATCTTCTATCCCCATCCCCCTAGCAATCTCTTGACCGCCAAAATCAGAAGTTTTCTCTAATTTTCCAAGTAAATAAGATTCTCCATTTTTATCAAAAAACGGAATTTTTAATAAACTTTTATAGTCTTTATCCGTTAATTTTTGAATAAAATCTTTACTTTTTATTTTATCGACTACTATGTCATCTCCGCTAGTCAGTCTTAATGACTTATTTGAATTTATTAAACTTAGTAGAACTTCTCCTCTATCAGATAAATTTTTTACTTTTGTATCTTTTGCTAATGTCCTTGGAGTTAAATTTCCCTTTTCATTAAGCTGAATACTATTATATATTTCAATTAGCTTTATCATTTTTATTTTTATATAAATATTTTATTTTAAAATAGAGTAATACTGATTAAAATGTTTTATTCTATCATTAATTCCAATTATTCCACCATTAACTCTTTTAGTAATTTTTGTTATAGTATCTGTAGTAGATCCTTCATCAGCAATCTTATGAAGTCCATTTATTGTAAAAAACCACGCAGCGGATGCAAGAGGGTACTTAGTAGAAACCAGATCTGGATTGGACACACAGTCTTCATTGATGGATTCAGAAAATGCTCTATAATTGTTTTTACCTGTTAATTGGATAAAGCCCCTTCCTCTATATTTATATCCGTCTCCAGAATTTTCAGGACCATTTCCCATTCTACCTCCATAAACCAAATTTGCTATTTTTTCTGGTTTTCTTTCATACTGAATTGCCTTTTCTACTGTAGGAAAATATTTTTTAAAAGTCGTAAGTAGTCCTTTTGTATTATAGTTCAGATTTTCATTTAAAGATTTAAATCCTCCAGATTCATGACCAGCTTGGGCTAAAAAATGAGAGAGTCTTAAAGGAGTATTTATCTCGAATTTTTCAATCACGTTTGGAAGCATTTTAATTACAGAGTCTGGAATATGACCTTTTAATTTCTCTAAGTTCATGATTTTACTAATTTTGTTTTATCAGAAAAAATAACTTTTCTTACAGCAGTTACTTTCTTAACTTTTTCTTTTATAGATTGAATAACACCATCGTTAAAAGTTTCAAATGGAGCTGGATCTATTTTTATACTAATGTCAACAACATACTTTTTTAATTTTTCAGCAGAAGGTTGTCTATTGTTTGTTACTCTAACTACAGTAATTCCAGCTATTGCTCTAATATCAGAAAGAATATCAGCTAAAGATCTCCTTGTAGTATCTGCTATAAGTTGCCCTTCAATTTGATATATTTTTGGATTGTTAGTCTCTTTTATTGAATTTATTTCTTTAGCAGATTTTACAGCTTTTTTATAGGCATCACTTCCTTTTCTTGCAGGTTTTTCTCCTCTTTCTCTTTTAGCTTGGATATTTGCCCAAAGACCTTTTCTTTTTATTTCTTGAAGTATGCTAATTAGCGATATCATTTTTTTATTATTTTTACTTTTATAGAATCAGATCCTTTTATAAGTCTATGCCATACTCCTTTAGGAATAAATATAGCTTTATTCATGTCTTCTGGAAGTTTATTCTCTATTTGAAATTTCCAATCTGTAGAATGCATAGACTCTATTAATCTATCTTCTCTATCTCTATGCCATTTTAATTCTTCTGGATCTACATTTTGATCAAATTCTCTTATAATATAATTAGAGTAGTTAATTTCTTTATATGGAATCATTTTTTATTTTTACCAATATCCTGAAAAATTTGATTTTAATCCAAGTAAACTCGCAAATCTAGGTAATCGGCACGCCCAATACCCAGCTTTAGTTTTATCTTTTTTCTGAGAACATTTATGTCTTGCAGCAAAACTTTTTCTTGCTTTTGGATCATTTATTTTTGCTTTTAGACCAGTAGTATCTCCAAAACTTACTTTTTTGATTCCTCCAGTTTTTGGATTTCTAACGAATACATAAAATTTCTTAGAACCTCCTCTTTTAGGCTTATTTAATTCAGGAGTTTTTTTCTTTTTGACTTCTAATAAAAACTCTGTTGTCATTGGATAGTCAAGAGGAACTGTTATGCCCTTGTATACTCCAGTTAGTCCTAAATCAGTTTCTTTTAAATACCAAATATCTTTATCGCTAAGAGTTAAAAGCTCCCTATTTAGCAACTGACGCGCTTCTATGAAAAGAGCTATAAAATTTATAGATTGAGGTCTATATATATTTTCATTCAAGTCTATGCAGTTCTCCAAATGATAAGAAAGCCCCTCTGAGATGAGGAGCTTATTAACAGACTCATGTAGTGATATTTTAGATCTTGTACAACACATTCTATTTTAAATATTCTAATTTATACAATGTAGTTTGAATCAATGTTACTATTTCATCTATTTGATTTTGTAAATAAGACTCTTGAGATATCTTTGCTCTTATTAACTCAACATATCGATTTAGGGCTTTGAAATATATTATAGCGTTACTGTCTTCTCTAAATTGAGAATGAAAGCTATATCCTGTAATTATTCCAAATTTTCCTTGATATGATTCTACAAATGCGTCAACTAGAGGTATAATTTCCTCATAATAAGCGCCTAATGCTAAATGTTTTGCATTTGAATCTTCTCCTATAGATTGCCAATGGTATATTTGAGCTTGATTTCTAGAAGACAGCAGAATTGATATAAATTTTGCTATTAATTGATTCATTCTATTTATTTTTTGATAATAGACATTTAATTATATTTTCAGATAAAATATCTTCACTATCTTTTTTTATTTTTGAATAGTCGTCAACTCCAGTTACAACTTTTCTAAATAAAGGCTTTTTATTTACAGCGTCTAAAACAATTATTTCACATCCATCTTTAACTTTCATCCATAATTTACCTTTATAAGAAGTATCAACGTCTTTTACAATGATCATATTTGTTTTGATCCCACCTTTTGCTTTAATAGCTTCAATCATCGTGGCATCAAAGTTTTTAGATAATTGAAATTCGTCTGATCTATTTTGTCTAATAGCGTAGTGAATTGTGCCTTTCGGATCTTTTGCATTTTTAAATTCCAAAAATTTAATTTTGCCTTCTTTTGTGTCTACCCAAGACATTGGTATTTTAGTAGCATATACATTCATACTATTTCATTTTATCTAAAATAGATTTTATACTATATAGTGCGTCGCTTATCTCATATCCATACATCTTTGCTACACTACTAACAAAAGATTTTACTTTTTTTACCAATTCTGGATTTATTCCTGATATTGTCTGATTAACGTCTTCACTTACTTTTTGTTTTATTGTATAGTAGTAATATAGCCCTCTATCGTCTGATTCATCCTCATGCTCATATACTTCATATTTAGTTTCTAATTTTTCTATCTGTTTAGAACTCAATGGCTCGCCTCTTCCATATGTTAAAACTGAACTGTTTTTTCCTTGTCTGATATTAATATCTAATCCAGGTAAAGTTGATTTAATATCAGATTCTATATTTTCTTTAAGAGTCTCTTTATCTTCTTTTGATTCAATCTCTTTTTTACTATTCTCTACTCTTGAAAGTTTATCCATTAAATCTTCTATTTTTGAAGATATCTCAGAAACGTGTTTTTTATGTTCAGCCGCAGTTTTAGGATCTGATTTTGCCATATCCATATGCTCTTTTCTTTTCTTTTCAAGCTTTGATATAGCTGTTGTTAGTTTACTCGCCACTGTACCTTTTTTCTCTTCTAGTTTTTTCATAGAACCAATATGCTCATTATATAGTTTTTCAGCTATTTTTTGAGCTTCTTCTGGAGTAGGGTAAACTCCATGAATATTTTTACTATCAATGTTATGTTGTTGAATTCCAGTAATTGGATCTAATTCATATACCATACTAGACACATCACATCCTTCATATGGTTTTTGGACCATGTGAAACGATCCTACTTTATTTTCATAATCCATATCTTCTTTTATAGATTTTTTTACTTTTTTTGGAAGTGTCTTTTTCTTTGTTGAAGCAAAGTCAGTAACAGATTTTTTTGACATATTTTTAGCTAGTTTTTTTATTTTTTCAGAAGGGGCTTTAGTTTTTCCAGATTGTACGGCATGAACTATTCCCATTAGTGCTTGTTGAGATTTTGATTGAGACGGCATTTGCTATAAATATCTAAATTTCTAATGCTTTTATTTTTTCTAAATTTTGTTTTATTTGATTATATACTTGAGATTTATTTCCACCTTTCCAACTTTCGACTTCTCCATTTTCAGAAACAAATGATTCATCTTCCATATTAAACCAATAATCAATTGCTTTTTCTACATCTTCAAGAGAGGCGTTCTTATTTTGATTTAATAAACCTTTCTCATATGCCTCCCACTTGCCTAATTGCTTTATTCTAGATTCCATTTCTATTACACAATCAAGACACATCTTATGAATAGAGTACATTTTTTTATTTACTTCATGGGGTTTCATCGGATTTTTACAGTTTGGACAACATAAAGGAAAGCTAATTATTTTTTTTATTTCGTCTAATTTTGTAATTGTCTGTTTTATTCCATTTTTTATTGTCCATGTTTTTCCTCTTTCTTCCCAAATGTCACCTTCTTTATAATACTGTTGCTCTTTATCATAACCAGACTGGATCTGTGTTCTTTCTCCAGAATTTCCAGATATAATATTTCTTAATCTAGACACATCTCTTTTTGAGAATTCTTTCTTTAAATTTGTCTCTTTTGACATTTATCGTAACTTTTTATTCGTATATATTTTGATGTAATTCTCCAAATTTTCTCATTATTATTCCAGCAATTTCATTTGCTTGATTTTCTATTTCTGAACCAGTTTGACCTGAATCTGGTTTTAATAAACCTAATTCATTTTGTTTATGATGAGTCATTTCATGAGCTAGAGTTCTCATACAATCTACTATATGTCTATCTCCAATATAAATCACTATAGAACATAATTCACTATTATATTGACCAAAAGATTTATTTTGTTGAGACCATTTATTGTCTTTTATAAATTGTATTTTTGGTAATTTTTGTATTCCAATTACAGATTTACAAAATTTTATAAATTCAAGAAGTGTTTTCGCTTTATTTTGTATGTCCATTTCTATCTTTTTATAGCTCTATTTGCAGCAGTAAATCCTGCTCTATTTACTAATTTAATAGTACCTTTTGAATTAGAAATTACATAACCTTCTCCTCCTTTTATATCTCCAATATTAGCTTTTATGTCTGATTGTTGTGAATCTAATTGTTCTACTATTTGATTTTTTACATCCATTATTTTAGAGACTATATCAAATATTTTTAAAATTGATTCTCTATTCTGTTCTATATATTTCTCTAAATTTATTTTTTTAGATGAAGATATTGATTCTTTTTTTACATAGTCTAAAAAATCTTTACCTAAATTTTTACTGTCTCCAGCTTTTGAATTATTGTATTTATACATTAAGTCTGGGAGATCCGATATTTTTTTAGATGATAAAATTGATTTATTTAGTGTTGAATCTATGTTGGATGCTTTTGATTTGATGTCTGACATTGCTGATTTAATAGCTCCTGTATTTATTTTTGGAGGAGTAGTAACAGAAATAGGAGGTACTACTAATAAACCAAATTTGTCTGAAAATTCGTATTGATCTATATCTTTTATAGAAGATTCATTTCCTGAAAAATCCATAAATCTATGAATAACAACTCCAGTTTTACTTTTTTCAATTTGTTTACCAAGTTCGCTATTTTTAGAAATTGAGTAAGTTGTTATATTTGGCTTAAATACAAAATTTCCATCTACTACTTCAGGAGTCGTTTGATATAATAAATCCCCCTTAAAATATCCCTTTACAGATTTAGGAACTGATTTTTCAAAAATACTAAAAATAGATCCCATACTTTTTGCAAATTTAGCATATGAACCATTCTTATCTTCTTTTCCTTTTAATCTACCTAAAAACATTTTTTCTAAATCTTCTCCTGATTTAGCTTTTCCATCGTATCCTTTTGCAGAAAATCCACCTTTATCAGTTAATATAAATTCACCATTTTCATTTCTTCCAAATATTATAGCTGGAGATCCATCCCACTTTATTGTTAAGTCTTTTGTATCTTTTCCTAATCCAGCTAAAATAGATAAAGCGTTTAATGCTCCTTTTGATCCTTCCCAAAATATTAAATCTTCTGGATGCTGAATTCTAGATTCTGCTGCTTCAGTCAAAATATTTTCATTTATCGTTTTAGGTAGATCTAAATTCTCTTTTGAAAAATCCTCTCTAGCTTGAGTAACTAATTTTTCATAATCTGATCTGTTTTTTATTGCATTTATAACTGTTTCAACTGTAGCTATGTCATCTCTGGTTTTTCCTTTTCCTAGAAGTAATTCAGCTATTTTATTTGGTTCTTTAGATATAACTTCTCCGCTTTCTCTATTTATTAATCCATTTTTATAAGACCATTTCATTCCCTGAGCTTTAGCTATACTAGCTAATAAAAGATGCCTATGCACGCCTTTAAACTTAGAAAATTCTGATCCTCCAGCCATAGAAAATTTCATCCATTCTGGATCTCCAAACATAAAGTCTGTTTGAACAAATCCATTTGATTCATCTCCTTTTATTGGAGTTTTAAAATGAACACTATCTCCAGACTTTGATATATAAGACTTGTCATATCCAGATTTTTCTAAAATTTTTATTAAAGATTCTTTACTATATTTTTTTACATCTACAGCGAGATCTAAATCACCGCTTGTATCTTTTTTTCCAGTAGTACCAAGCATATTATCTTCTAAAGAAAGACCTGTGATTTTTTCCAACCATTTTACTGTAGGAATCACGTCTGCTCTATTTATTCTTTGAGTACCAGAATCTCCGTTACTTGATTTAAATACGTTTCCTCCTTCAAAAATTAAAGTTTTTAATAATGTTTCAAAAAATAATCTATTTTCTTTTAAAACTTTTGGAGGATTTGTAAATTTACTCTTCAGCATTTTTGCTATTTTTGGATCATACCAACCAAAGATAGACATAAAAAGTTTTTTATATTCTTCTTCTGATACATCAGCAGTAAGAGCTTTTCTTACATTAGTTCCACTCATTTCTCCTATGCCTGGAATATCTAAACTTATATGAGGTGCTACAATAAGATACCCATGTCTATCAAATCCTTCTAGATTTTTCTCATTACCTTTATAAGGTTTGAAATAAGGATCTGATCCGTCTTTTTTCTGTTTTAATGAGAATCTTGGATTTTCAGTCATGTCCTTTTCTCCAACCATAAAAACTAATGCAGTATCTTCAGGATTATATTTCTGAGTAATTTCAACTGCTTTATATGTATCTTTTACTTGAACTAGATTAGGACCATATCCAAATTTATCTATTATCATCCTCTTCTCTTCAAAATTAAGAGGACTTTTTTCACCATCTACTTTGTTAGTAGTAGCTATAAATGTATTATTTCCAAATTTAGATTTCAACCATTCAAATGATAAAATATGATGACGAGACGGTGGTTGGAAACGTCCTGGATATATTGCGATGATATTTTTTGTCATTACTCTTTTGTTATAAATATTTATTATTTTTTATTAAGTATTTTAACTATTTTTTCTTATTTTAGTCATCTTAAAATAATCTTATAGCTAACTTTATGCTTAATTGAGCCTTCTTTTATTGACTCGAGTATTTCTACTGTTTCTATTATTTGTATAGATTTTTTGATAATTCATAAAATTAAAAAAAGTATCAAAGAAGTAAACAATGTCACTACCATTGAATACTCAATGAGTCAATAATTTCATATTACAGTCAGTTAGTAGTGATAATTTCTTGTCTGTAATAAATATCTTAAGTATGATATACTTTAGAAAAACCAGAACTTTCTTTTGTAATTTCTATATGATTGTCAACTACATCTCTTATAGTATCAATATGAGAAATCATTATAATAAACTTAAATTGAGTTTTTAAATATTCTAATAATACAGAAATATTACTCATGTTACTTTGATCAAGAGCTCCAAATCCTTCATCTATTGCTAAAAAATTAGGTCTTGGTAGAGAAGTTATATTTATTAAAGAAGTTCTAATTGCAAGAGTCAATATAAATTTTTCCATTCCAGAACTAAGTTCTATTGGCCATTTTCTAGATTCGTCATACTCAATATATGCATTTATATTTTTACCATCTGATTCAATTGCTATTTTAAAATCAACTATTTGAGACAACACATTATTTACATCTTCTTGTATTCTTGGAATAATAGATGTAATTATATCATATGGTAAACCATCTCTTCCAGTTGCTAAAAGATAATATTCATAATACTTATATTTTTCTTCTATTGATTTTAAATTACTAATACTCTTTTTTGAATTTTCAATTTCAATTTCTAATAATTTAATATCTGTATTATATCTTATTATAGAATTTGACACGATAGATAATTTATTTTTCGATTCCTCTATCTCTTTTTGACATTCTAAAACTTTATTTAAAATTTCTTGATTTGATTTTATTGCTGTTTCTTTCTTTTTATATTGATTTACTATATCTTCTATTGATTTTATAGATTCGGATGCCTGGTGTAGCTCCAGGGTTAGCCTATTGACGTTTGATTCTATTTTAAGAATGTCATTCTTTTTTCTAGACAAATTATTTTGTAAAATATCATAATTGTCAACGGTTTTTTTATATATTTCAATATTTTCTCTTATAAGTTTTAAATTGTCAACTACTGTTTTTGCTTCAATTTTATCATTTTCTATAGAGTCTCTTGTTTGTATTGCGTCTTTAACAAAAATATTATCCATGCAAAATTCACAATTTTCATCATACTTGAGATTTTCTAATTTTTTCATTTTCTCAAGTTTATTTTTTAAGTCTGCTTTTAGTTTTTCAACATATAAAGTCATTCTTTTTTCCTCTGCTTGTGTTTCTTGAAGTTGTTTTTTTAAATCTTCTATTTCTAAAAAATCATGTTTTAAAATCTCAGATTGAATAGTTTCAGAATCTTTTTTAAGCTCTATTATTATATTTTTATCATTATTCAGATCTATATTTATTTTTTCTATTTTAGAAATGTATAGTTCTTTTTTTTCTTGTAATCCAGATATGTCTAATATTTTAGAATCTATTTGGAGTATTTTAGAATTTAATTTTATTAATTTATCATTCTGTTTTTCTATTTTTGTCTCAATTTCCTTTTTTTCTTTTTCTAATTTTTTGTATTGAGAATGATAGACTTTTATTTTTTCTTCATTCTCTTGCAATTTAGTAAAATGATCAACTTTTTTATACTCTTTTATTAATACAGAATATTCTTTTATTTCTTCGCTGGCGGTTAAATATAAATCTTCATATACTTTTATATCTAGAAATTGAGCAAGTAAATCTTTTCTATCAGATTGACCCATATCAATAAATCCAGTATTATTATTCTGCATCGACATACAAGTTAATATAAAATCCTCATAAGATCCTATTATTTCTCTTATTTTTGCATTTGTACTAAATCTATCTTCTCCGTTTAAAGAAACTTTTACATCGTCTTCTCCTATATAGTAAAATTCTACATCTTGTTTTACATTTTCTGATTTTGGTCTATAAGAAGCTTTTCTTTCAATTGTATAAGTTTTTCTATCTAATTCAAAATCTAATTTACAACTAAACTCTCTGGACTTATTATTCATTACAAGTCCAGCTTTTGAAGTTTTTGAGCATTTATCAAAAAGACAATATACTAGAGCCTCTATACTAGAACTTTTTCCAGACGCATTTTGAGCAAAAATTCCATATATTCCTCCCATATTTGTAAAATCAATTACGTTTCCCTCTCCATAACTAAACATATTAGAAAATTCAAGTCTTTTTGGACTCCATTGAATATTTCTAGTAACTTCTATTTTTGGAAGTTTATTGTTTATTGAAACATTTAATTCGCAAATTTTAGAAATGTCCTCTTTTTGTAAATTGTATTTACTTTTTAAATATTTTGCAAGTATATCATTCTGATAAGAAATATCTCTAACGTTTATAGCATTTGAATTAGAATGTGAAGTTATTCCAGAAACATCATTCATTATTTGATGAGTAATTTCTATTATATTTCTTGTTTTTCTAATCTCAGACGCTATTTCTTTTATTTGAGAAGGAGGAGTATTTTTTGATCTTAATCTTAGATATAAATTTTTTGGAAGATTGTCTGGAAGATCTAAATAAATTCCATTTTCTATATAGAGCGTGTAAAATGCTGTATCATTTTTAATTTGAATGTATTCTGCACTTCTTTTTTCTACATCCCACACAAATATTCCATGATCTAGACCCTCTGAATGACTTTGTTGAATCAATGAACCTGGATACCCAATTGTCTTTTTTTCATTTAAAAATTGAGTTTTATGAATATCTCCAAGAAGAGTCAAATCAAATCCATCAAAGTCATCTACACTTAAATTATAGCCAGATAAGAAAAACTCCCCCTCTGTAGATGAATTATTAACAGGACCATGAAAAAAACAAATTTTGTATCCTGATTCTACTTGATTTGCTTTTGTATAAGTTTTTACGTCATCAAATACAGACCAATGAACAAAATTAATGTCTCCTATTTTGTAAACTCCACTATCTTTTAAATAAATAATGTTAGTATCCCCCATTGCATTTATAATAGGAGTTAAACTATCCATTCTATGATTATTATTTAAATTTGCATCATGATTTCCTGGGATAATTATTGTAGGTAGTATAGATGACATCAACTTAAAAAAATGTTGAGTTTCTTCTACCAATTCTGGAGTAATATCTGTTTTAGAGTGCACAATATCTCCTGTGATACAAATTATGCTATCATCTGTTTTAGTCGACTTTATATAATTTGCTACTCTATCAAAAACTCTTCTGTATTCTCCATGTCTTTTAAAGTTTCTAATATGAATATCAGATAAATGATATATTTTTTTAATAGCGCTTATCATAATGATTTTTCAATTTTTAATTTTAATAATTTAGATACTGTAATTGGCTGTGAAAATTGCAATTTTTCAATCATTTTTTCAAATCCAATTTTTGAAGGATCTTTATCCTCTAGCTCAATTAAATAAACTTCTTTTCCGTAATCTAATAATTGTTGAGCATGATCAATTGATTCTTTTATTGCGTCTTCATCTAAAGCTAGATATATTGTTTTAACTTCTGGCTGTAGTAATTTTATCATTAGAGCTTTAGAAATAGTTTTTCCAAAAAGAGGAATAGCATTTCTTTTTATAGCCATTGCATCAAATATTCCTTCACATAATATTACTGGAACACTCCAATTTATAAAGTATTCAAATCCAATAATTTCTGATTTAGTACAAGAAGGAGCATCTATTTTTTGAATAGGATTTTTTTCAAAGGATCTAGCTATAAAATAATTTAATCTACCTCTACTATCATAAGAAGGAATAATTACTTTATTTTTATATCTTCCAGTTGAACAATATCCAATATTATATTTTTGAATATCTGACAATGTAATTTGTCTAGACTTTAAATAAGAAATAGCATGTCTTTTTTCTAAAGAATTGTCATTGTCTTTTGATAAACTTATAAACTCCTTTGGAATAATTATAGAGATAATCTCTTTTTCCTCTTCTATTTTTGAAAAATTACTTGGAAAATAATTTCTCATTTCTATAATAGCTTCATTTGGTACTTTAATTTTTTTAAATAAAGATACTGGAGATTTTCCACTTGTTTTTGGATGACAAGTAAAGCAATTATAGACTCCAGAAATAACATTTACCATTAGTTTTTCATTCTTATGCTGGCATATAGGACAGAAATAAGCATAATCCCCCTTAGCTAATTTTTTACCTTTTCCTAAGTAAACTTCTAATAAACTTTGAACAAATTCTGAATTATCCATATAATTGAATATATTAAAAATCCTCAAAGAAAAAAATTTTAAAAAAAAAGTGTAAAAATATTTTTTTTATTCGGAAATTTGTTTATATTAGTTCTAGGGGGAGGGGGGAATAGAGATAGAATATTATAATATATAAATAAAATAAAGAAAAAATAAGAATATACTTAGAATATAAGAATATTATAGTATTATGTTTAATATAGAAGAATATAAAAGAAGATATTTATCTAATATAGAGCTGGATTTATTATATTCATATTTAGATATTGAATTAGAAAATATGAATGATGAAGAAAAACAGATTTGGTTAAATATTTTAAATAAAATTGATCCAGATAATGAAATATAAAATAGTTTTAGCTACTCTAAAAGGTTGTAAATCTTGTGAATCTTTAAAAAATATTCTATTCCAGAATAATATTAAATTTATTGATGTTCCATGTGAAAATGATCCTGGAATGTGTGATGAACTTGAAAAATTAACTAAAAGTTCAAAATATCCAATAGCAATAATAAAAGATTTAACTAAGAACTTAGATTATGTATATTTCACTGGGATTAATTATAATGAATTAGGGAAAGAAGTAATAATAGATGAAAAATTAAGACTTGTTTCATATTTAACTCCAGATCAATTAGTTTATAAAATAAATTCAATAAAATGAAACAATTAACAGAACAAGAATTAATTAGCAATGTAGAAAAATTCTATGATCTAATTAAAAAATATCTTCCAGATAATGAAAGAACAAAAAAATTAATAAAATTCTTTAAAGGAATAGAAGTAACGCTGTTAACATCTCCAGCTTCCACTAAAATAGATCATCATAATTGTTTTGTAGGTGGTTATGTTGAACATGTCAATAGAGTAGTCGAAGCTGCTTTAGTTTTAGATAAAGTATGGGATAGATTTGGTCAAGTAAAGACGCATACTACAGAAGAATTAGTATTTTCTGCTATAGTTCATGATTTAGGAAAATTAGGAACAAATGATCAACCGTTTTATATTCCACAAACTTCAGAATGGCATCAAAAAAATCAAGGCAAGTATTTTACTTATAATCCAGAAATTCAACATATGAGAATTGCAGATAGAAGTTTATTTTATTTGCAAAGAGCTGGGATAGAAGTTAGTGAAAATGAGTATATTGCTATAAAAACCCATGATGGATTATTCGAATCTGGGAATGAAGCATACTTAATAACTCATACTCCAGAATCAAAAATAAAAGGTAATTTACCACATATTTTACATCAAGCAGATTTTATGGCTTCTAATATAGAAAATCAAATAAATAGATCATGATAGCTAACTGTCAGTGTTGCGGAAAATCATCAGATACACGCCTTGGATTTTGTTTTGATTGTGTAGAATGTGAGTCTGTTTTAGTTGAGGGACTTGATATGAATGACAATGAAATTGAAAAATATCCTGGCTTGACAAACTCAATGAATAAACTTAAGTATATTTTGAAAAAATTTAAAGTTATATAAAATGTTGACAACATTATCTATAATAATTTGGCCAATAGGTATAATATTCTATATCATTTGGAATTTATTTAGTAAAAATGTGAGACTAGAAGAAATGCTAAATAAACAAGAGACTTTTGTAAGATCTATTTTAAATTTAGCAGATAATATAGATAAAACAGCTATGAAAATAGATTCCACATTATGGGTATCTTCTGATCCAGAATTAAAAATGATGTTTGATGATATAAAAGCAATGCAAGAGCATATAAAATCATTTACTAATAAAATATAAATAATGACAGAAGAATCACTATATACCAAAAAAGGGACATTAAGAAAAAGAAAACCAAAAGTCAAAGTAGAATATTTTACTTTAGAAAATCAAAATGCTATTTTAAAATATCGAACTTTAAAAAATACTTTAGAAAAAGATAAATTATATAATGAAAAAATACACGATGCTTTATATAAGTTAGTCGAAAATATTATACACTCTTTTGGATTTTACTATACAGAAGTTGATAACTTAGAAGACTTAAAATATGAAGTTATATCATTTCTTCTTCAAAAAATACATCTTTACGACGAATCTAAAGGAAAAGCATTTTCTTATTTTGGAACAATAACAAAAAGATATTTAATTTCTTATTGTCAAAAGAACTACAAAAAGATAATAGAAAAACAAGCTCTTCATAGAGTAGATAACAATATAAATACTGTAGATAGTCTCATATTAGAAATACCTTCACCAGAATTAGATAGAGCTTCTATAATAGATGAATTAATTGAAAATATAGAAAAAGACTTTGTAAGTATTTTTGATAAAGAAGATGAATTAAAAGCAGCAGATGCTATATTAGAAATACTAAAAAGACACGAAAATATAGATATATCCAATAAAAAAGCTCTATTTGTTTACGTAAAAGAAATAGCGGATGTTAAATCAACCTCCATTTCATCAGCAATAAGTAAATTAAAAGTAATTTATAAGAATATTCTAAATAGAAGAATTGAAAAAGATGATTTTTAATATTTATAAATAAATCGTATAAAATGGCTATAGACTTAACTCAAGCTGTATTTGAGGGAAAAAATTTAGAAAGTTTAGTTAAAGAAGTTTATGATAATCATAAAGATCAAGACCAACTTCTAAAAACAGAAATAAAAAGACTTGCATCTATGATAACAAATCCAGGTGATGCGGTTGTTATAATTCCTATGCTAAAAGGCTTAATGGACAGCAGTTTAAAGAATGATGAAACTATACTAAAGCTAGTAAATATATTCCAGAAAGCAGCCGAAAACGTCAAGAAAGATGATTCTGATGATCTGGGTATATTAACGGAAAAAGATGTAGAACAATTATTTGAAGAAATAAATGTGATAAAGACAAGTAAACAACTAGTAGATGTCAAATAGTCTAGGTCAATCAATAGGATCTTCAAAATATAAAAGCAATAACTCTCCTTTTTATATAGGGAGAGTAACTTCTATTGTATTAAATCCATATTTAGATAATAGTAAAACACCAAATCCAGATTATAAATCAGCAGCAGATATAGGTAAAATAAGATTTGACAGAATTTATTCTAGTGTTACTAGCACTAAAAATTCAAATGAAAATAATTTTGCTTATCCTATATATAGCTTTGTTAAACAATTTCCTTTAATAGGAGAAATAGTCCCTATTTTTTATGGTCCGTCGGATGGTCTAAATGACAATAAAGATAGTCAGAAATTATATTACATGCCCGCTTTTGCTTTATGGAATGCAATAAACCATAATGCAATGCCGAATATATTAGAATATAGTCAATTTTTATCAAATTATGCTAAACAACCTAATTACGGAGGTTCATCTGGTATTACTCCAGAGTTACCTAAAGGTTACACATTTTCTGAGAATGAAAATGTTAAAAATCTTACCAATTTTGAGGGTGATTCTATATTAGAAGGAAGATTTGGACAATCTATAAGATTTGGTTCTACAGTAACTAAATTTAAAGGATTTAATCCATGGTCAGATATTGGAGAAAATGGATCTCCTATAGTTATAATAAGAAATGGACAGGGCAGAGTAACTAATCCAATAGATAAATTTTCAACTACAGTAGAAGATATAAATTCAGATAATTCTTCAATATATATGACTTCTGGACAAAGAATAGTTATTGACGATTTAAGTAATTTTCCACTAAATTCTTATAAAAAAGCAGTAGCTTCTACAGAAATATCTTCTTTGCCTATAGTATTTCAAAAACCATCATCTCAAGATTATTCTTCAGCAAATGATCAAGATAAATATTCATTTAATCAAACATGATAACTCCAGAATTTCCATATAAAGGCAATCAGATAATATTATCATCAGATAGAGTTACTCTCCATTCAAAAAAGGATGGAGTTTTTATATTTGGAAAAGCTACCATAGGACTATCATCTGTAGGAACTGTAAATATAGATTCAAAAGAGAAAGTGTTAATAGATTCTCCAAAAATAGAATTAGGAAGTAGAGCAGAGCAATTTGGTGAACCAGTTCCTTTGGGAAATTCTTTACAGTCAATTCTAATTGAAATGAATCAAGCCTTAAGTTTAATTGCTAATTCTATGTCAAAAGCAAATGGAACAAATGATATTAGTACTGCCAGTTCTCTTTCGACTATACAAGTTGCTGGAAGCACTAGTTTAATATCCTTAAAAGATATTGAACGTAGACTTCAAAATATTCTATCACAAACTACATTTACTACATAATGGCTCAAGAAAAACCTATAGCAAATCTATCAGAGCAATTAAATAAAATTAGAGAATCTTTTAGACAATTAAAAAATGTTTCAAGTTCTCTAGATGAAACTGTAGGAAATAGTAATGCAACTGGGATGGCTGCAGTGTCTAATAATATATGGAAATCTATATTATCTTATTTTAGAAAATTTCCTGAAATTTTTTTTGGTAAAAGTTCTTCTAAAAATGGTCAAAAATCTTCAAACTGGGCTGATTATGGAATTGCGTATTTAACTGCATTATTGGCGTCATTAGACTTATGCTCTATAATAAATACAATAGGAAATTTAACTGAGAATTTAAATGGAGCAAAATTTAATCCAAATGAAAATCCGCCTCCAAATGATTTTAAATGGAAGGTTCAAAAAACAGCTTATGAAATTCAAGTATCAATAGATTTATTTAATAGAGCGTATTCTCTATCAGCTAATCCAGGATTTACGATATCTACATTTATATCTTCAGTTTCTCCAAATATTCAAAGATTAACAAGTCAAGAGTATCTTGGATCTGAAGATATGAGAAAAGCTTTCCCTCAAGTAGATCAAATGAATAATTGGATTATTGATACTTTGTCTGATTGGCAAAATAATAATACAATATCTAATACAGATAATAAAAAAATAAGTAAGAGATTAAAAGCTATATCTTTATTAAGAAGTACATGCATTCTTATTCAAGGATTATCAACCCCAGCAAATTTTTCAAGATATGCTTTATCAGCAGTTGACTCATCTACGTATGATACTATTGATAAAATAGGAAAAGATAATTTAGATCCAAAAAAATTAGGAGATACAATAGGAAGCATACAAAGTCTACTAATTCCTATAAATAAGAGTGCGTCTTTTATATTAAAATATATACAATATCTACAATTTATAGTTAAAGTTACACTCACTTTAGTAAAAATATTTAGAATATTAATAAACTTTTTTATATTATTACCAATACCAAATATGGTTACGACCACTGGAGTAACTACTGGATTATCTAAGAGTGAAAGAAAACTAGATGAATACTTAAAAAACATGATTAAAATACTATCTGAGATAAATTTATTTATTTCAATGATAGTTAGTTTGTTGAGAGGATTAACAGCTGTTATAGATCAGATACTTTCAGATTTAGAAATTATATTACAAAAATTTAAAAATTGTACCAGAGTAAGCGATAATACAAATACAGCTGAAGCTGACACTATAAGAGGACTTGAAGTTATTACTACAGATCTTAAGAATACGAATCAATCTTTAAAGAATTTTATTTCTAATTATGATTCAAAAAAAGACAATAATAATAAGACATACGAAGGATACACGATAGAAATTAGAATAGAAGATGTATCAGATCAAAATGTTCTAAAAACAGCTCTTCCTAGAAGATATGGAATAGCTATAGATGGTTCTGGTATACAAGCTGTAAGGTCTGATTATACATTTGCATCAGACGATAGTGTAATAATAAATCAAGTAAAATTGCTGCTTACATCTAAAGGACTTATAAAACCTCAAGAGCAATTATTTACAAATGAACAATTAAAAGTTTTAAATGAAGCTATGGCAGCTATAGAAGATAATTCTATTTCTATGGAAGATATACCTCAACCAGATTCTTTAAATGAATATATAGATATGCCAGATAATGAAAACGAAAATGATGGATTAGGATTAAATGCTTTTGTAAATAAATTAAGTGGTGGAAAAAGATTGAGAAAAAGAATAAAAGAAAATTTAGCTAAAAGCAGAGAAAAATTAAATTCTGATTTAAATTCAGTAAAAAATAATAGATAAAAGATATTTATAGAATATGACAAAAACAGATCTTTTTAGAAAAATTATTAGAGAAGAGGTTCAAAAAGCTCTAAGAGATGAGATGCCTAAAATACTAAAAGAAATAAAAATAAGTTCTAATAATAAAGAAAATTTAAAAGAAAGTACAAAAGACATATATGGAGTTCCATTAACTCTAAATGAACCAAGAAAACCTCAACCTATCAATAAAAAAGAACTTCCATCTTTTGCAAAAAATCAATCAATAAATAGTTTATTACAAGAGACTATGTTAAGCATGACAAGCGATGACGCAATGGGATTTGGAGTAAATACTGAAGAAGTGCATCCAATGCAAGTTTTTCAACCTGTAGAAGATAAAGTAGGAGGAGTGGAAGATATGTTAAGATCAGCAAGACCTTCTGGTAATTTAGAAGCTGTTCAGGTAAATGTAGTTCCAGATTTTAGTGCATTAATGGATAGACTTATTCAATCAGGTGATATGAAATAATATGGCATACGGACTTAAACAAATACCCATAGTTGATTTAAAACCATCTACTGCACTAGGAGTTGCGCTTCCTTTTCAAGCAAAAAATGTTTTTACTTCTGTATATTCAACAGCAGAACAAACAAAATATAACATGATAAATTTTATGTTAACTGATAGAAGAGAAAGACCATTTAATCCAAACTTTGGAGCAGGACTCAGATCTAGATTATTTGAACAAATTACTCAAGATGATTTAGATAATCTAAAACAAACTATAACAAATCAAATAGAGTCGTATTTTCCAAATGTTCAAGTAAATAAACTAGATGTAATTGGTAATCCTGACGATAATTCTATATCAGTAACAATGTCTTATTCTTTAAAAAATATTAAAGTTTCAGACAACCTAGTCATAAAGATACAAAATTAAATGAAATGTCGAATCAAATAAAAGATATAAAGTACATAAATAAAAACTTTGATTCATTCAAAGGAGAACTTATAGAATATGCAAAAGCATATTTTCCTCAAAGTTATACAGACTTTAGTCAACCAGGTCCAGGTTCAATGTTTATTGAAATGGCATCTTATGTAGGAGACGTTTTATCTTTTTATCTTGATAATCAGATACAAGAGACTTTTATTCAATACGCAAAACAAGGAAATAATCTATATCCTCTAGCTTATATGTTAGGGTATAGACCAAAAGTCGTATCAACCGCTTTAGTTAATTTAGATGTATATCAACAAATACCATCAAAACAAGTAGGACCTGATTATGTTCCAGACTGGGATTACGCATTGAATATAGAACAGGGAATGCAAGTAAAATCTAATGTAAATTCTAATGTTTATTTTTATGTACCTCAAAGAATAAATTTTACATTGTCTTCTTCATTAGATCCAACTGAAATCTCAGTATATTCATTATCTGGAGCCAATCCAGCATCTTATTTATTGAAAAAAACAACACCTGCTATATCTGGTCAAATAAAAACTATTTCATTTACTTTTGGAGCAGCTGAAAGATTTAACACTGTAACTATTAATGACTCTAATATAGTATCTATTGTCTCTGCTGTTGATAGTTCAGGAAATAATTGGTATGAAGTTCCATATCTTGCTCAAGATTTTATACTTAGCGGTTCGGTAAATAATGGATCTGATAAAAGCATGGTACCTTATATTATGCAAAAGGTAACGACTCCTAGAAGATTTACATCTAGATTTCAATCAAATGAAAGTCTAATGATAGAATTTGGAGCTGGGATAAATTCGAATAATGACACTTCTTATATACCTAATCCAAATTCTGTAAGCGTTGGATTAACTGGAGGAGGACTAAGTCAAATTAATACTGCTTATGATCCTACAAACTTTGTAACTACTCAGACATATGGCCTTAGTCCTAAAAATACGACTATAACGATATCATATCTAGTTGCTGGAGGTTCTCAAGACAATGCATTAGCTAATCAATTAACTATTCCAGTGTCATTTGTTGCCACTGGCACTAATACTGCATATCAAAACACAATTGTTACTAATAACCCCAATGCTGCTTCTGGAGGAGGAGACGGCGACACCGCTTTAGAATTAAGAATGAATTCAATGGCAGAGTTTCCTACTCAATATAGAGCCGTAACTGAACAAGATTATCTTGCAAGAACTCTTAGTATGCCAGGACAATGGGGAAAAGTATCTAAAGCCTATGTTACGAAAGACGATATAACTTTTTCAAATTATAATTCAAGTGATCCTGCTGATAGAGATCCAATCTTAATGAGCTTATATGTACTTGGTCTAGACTTTAACGGAAAATTAGCCGTTCCATCAATAAATCTAGTTGAAAACATAAAAACTTATCTTCAGAATTATAGAATGATGACAGATTCTATAAAAATAAAACCCGCATATATTATAAACATAGGCGTAAATTATGATATTGTATTAAGACCTAATTATAATGGACAAGACGTATTAACAAGGACTCTAATTGCAGTACAGGGATTTTTTAATATAGATAATTGGCAAATAAATCAACCAATTGTTTTATCAAATCTGTATACTATTATAGATTCTGTAGAGGGTGTTCAAACAGTAAAAAATATAGAAATAGTAAATCTATCAGGAGAAATTAATGGATATTCTAAGTATAGTTATGACATAAAAGGGGCTACAAATAATAATGTAGTATATCCGTCTCTAGATCCATCAATATTTGAAGTAAAATATCCAAATATAGACATAAAAGGTAGAATTGTTCAATTATAATTATTAAAAAATGGCAGTATACAAAATATTCGCGTCTGCAGATTCTACTCTATACTCTGCATATCCTACCCAAAATAGCGGATTAGACGAAATTTTAGAAGTTGGATGCAAAAACGGCCAACTTCCAGAAGTAGTATTACAATCTAATTCAGCAGATGATATTAGAAGATCTGTAGTTACTTTTTCTAATGAAGATATAGTAAAAGCTATAAATTTAGTTGAATCGACTGGATCCTATGAAGTAAATTTAAGACTTTATTTTGCTAATGCAGAAAATTTGAACACAACATACACTCTGTATGTGCATCCACTATCTCAAAGTTGGGATATGGGGACTGGAAAGTTTTTAGACACTCCTGAAATAAAAAATGGAGTATCTTGGAAAAATAAAACTCAGACTTTACCTTGGATAGATCCTACAAGTTACTTTAATACTGTTGGAGGAGGTACATGGAATAATTCTATTTCTTTATCTCAATCATTTAATTATAAAGATTCAAAAGATTTAAACATAGGAAATTTATCTTCAATTGTTAATAGTTGGCATGACGACTTAAGTACTAACTATGGACTTATAGTAAAAATGTCATCTTCTATTGAACAAAATACTGGAAGTTATATAAATTTAAATTTTTTTAGTGTAGATACTCATACTATATATCCTCCAACATTAGAATTTAAATGGGACGATAGTTCTTATTCTACTGGAAGTTTATCAATTGTTTCTAATAATAATGCAATAATTACATTAGGAAATAATCCAAATGTATTTAAGGATGACACTTCTAAATATATTTTTACTGTAAACGCAAGAGATAAATACCCTGCTAGAGCTTTTACAACATCTTCAATCTATACAGTAAATAAAGCTCTCCCAAGTTCATCATATTGGGCACTTCAAGATGTAAAAACAGAAGAATTAGTCATAGATTTTGATACTAATTACACTAAAATAAGTTGTAATGAAAATGGATCATATTTTCCTATTTATATAAATGGATTAGAGCCAGAAAGGTATTATAAAGTACTAATAAGAGTAGATTTACCAACTGGAGAAAGCATAGACATCGATGGAAATAATACTTTTAAAATTATAAGATAAAATGTCTGAAAATATAACGCTAATAAAAGAAGTTAGAGGACTTAATACTTATAAAAAAGTAGTAGATACTAGCTTTACTGAACTAGTTACACCAGTTCAAGAAATTTCAGCCCCTATAGTTACTGTTAGCGATTTTTTTAACTACTATGATCAACTATTTTTTGATATTCCTGCTACTGGAGTAACAAATTCTCATACGTACTTAATAGAAAAAAGTCAACAGTACGTAGGAGATGGCATAATTGATCAAGAAAAACAGGCTCTAATAGAAGAAATAAATTCATTAAGAGAGCAATTAAATGATTTAAGCTCAACTTATCTTAACATCTCACAATTAACATAATGACAGAGATAGTAAATATATCATATGTAGGGTCTGGAATAGAAACTCAGACTTATACAGAAAAAGACAATTCTCTCATAACAAATAGTTTTATCTATACGCAATTTGGAGATCCAAAGGATAGCATAGAGTATTTTATTTATGACGGAACGGGAAATTTAATAGATAAAGTTTATAATTCAACGAGTTATAAACCAAATTCTTCTGTAAATTCATCTACAGATCTGTATGGGTCTATCATTTTAGACCCTAAATCGGATTTACTATCTAGAGGATTTAATAGAGGAACTTTAGACATTCAATATAATTTTCTTAGAAATCTTTTTAATTCTTCTTACGGGAAGTTTTATTGGATTAAAGAAATATCTCCCAGTAGAACAGAAATTAGATTAGCTTCTCAGAATATAAGCAATATCGATATTTTATCTGGATTTAATCAATATCAATCATATATAGCTAGTTTAAATTACTATAATGATTTTTATCTTAATTTTGGAGATAATAAACATATAATAGCTGTCAACGTAGCGTATACAGAAGACGAATCTGGCGCTTATTTATTAATTAAGCTATATGAACCATTACCAAGTGATTTCGATGTCAAGGATCAGCTCTGGATATCAGAAAAGATAGCTGAATCTAGTAGATATACAGTAGATATTCAAATAGAAGCCTCTAATATAGTAGAACAAAATGTATTAAGAGGACCAAATTATAATATTAATTTAAATCAACAAATATCTCAAACAACTCCTTATTACTCTTATTCTGGATTAACCTCTACTTCTGTATCAAGCTCATTTCAAAAAATGATGAGTTATTATCAAGACAGAGCAATGGAAATAAATGTTGATTATTCTGACTTTTCAAATTTTATACATTTTTCTAGCGTAAATTCTAGAATACAAAACTTTTATTCTAAAGTTTCTAATATAGAAAATTATAATAATATAATTATAAGTCAAAGTAGTATATTAGATACATCTGGAGTAGTTAGTAGTTCTATAGTTGGGTTAAGAAATGATATTAATTCAATTATAACTAATTTTGATCCGTATGAGTATTATTTATACTTTGGTTCAGGTTCATATACTTGGCCAAAAAGTAACGCTGTTCAGCCATATTCTCTATACTCTGTTACATCTTCTGTTGCGATAAATTGGATGAATTCATCTCTCCAATCAGCATCTCTATTTGATAATACAAATAAAGATTTATTAACTAATATTATACCTCAATATATTTTAGATGATGAATCTAATGCTCCATACGTTAGTTTTGTAAACATGATAGGGCAGCATTTTGATAATATTTGGATATATTATAAAGATGTTACTAATAGATTTCAAGCTACTAATAATCCATCTACTGGAATTTCATTAGACTTAGTAGCTGACGCTCTTATAGGACTTGGAAGTACGTTATACACTAATTCTAATTTATCAGATAATCTATATTATAGTCTTTTTGGAATAAATGAAGACGGATCTTTATTACCTCCTACTGGGTCGGAAAAAAATATAACATATATAACTTCAAGTTTAGAAACTCTAAGTCCAAAAACTATTCAAAGTGAGATATATAAAAGAATTTATCATAATATTCCCTATTTATATAAAACAAAGGGGACTAGAAATTGTATAGATGCCATAGTTAATATTTTTGGGATTCCTAAATCTATACTGACCATTGACGAATTTGGGGGATATGAAAGAGATTTATATACTGGTCTAGATTCTGCATATAATACTAAAATAACAGGATCTACGGCTGTAGACGAAGTTAGTGGATCTACTCTAAATCCTAATGTGACTATTCAATATTACAATAATACAGATAGAATTAATTCTAATAATTTAGAATTTGGATTTTCTCCTGCTAACTCTATAAATAATTTTATATCTTCATCTAGAGGATTTATAAATATTGATCAGTTAATAGGAGATCCATCATACCAATACTCATCTTCTTATTTAGGATTACAAGAGTACCAGAATTCGTTTTTTACTGGGTCTCAGGTTCATGACATATATGAATACATTAGACTTTTAAAATACTTTGATAATTCTTTATTTAAAATGATAAAGGATTACGTTCCAGCAAGATCGAATTTATCAAATGGATTAATAGTAAAATCTCACGTTTTAGAGAGAAATAGATATGAAAGACATGAGCCAATTGTAGAAAATGACTTTAATTATTCTCAATCTCTAGAGACTTCTGTAATTTCTGCTACTGATGCTCCAGTCTTATTATTTCCTACATCTTATACGACTGAAACTCAATATACAGTAGTTAGTCCATACATAGCAACAGGATCAAATAATACATATGGACCGGTTAGAATTAATAATAATTATTCTTGGGAAAAATACACCGGTGAATTTGGAGGATCTAAAATAGATGCGGCATACGGTGAATTTAGTCAATTAGAAAGATCGTCTATTACAAGTCCATGGACATCTTCTGTAGCGTCTACACAATCAATATTCACATTTTATAATAATGGAGCCTTTATTAATAATGTTATTAACTCTCAAGAATCATCTAAATTTATAAATGCGGAATATAGTTATGGAATTGATTCTCCAATAAACTTTGCTAGTATAGTTTCTCAATCATCTTGTGAAAATTGTCACAGAATAGATTGTTTAACATATCAATTATATAATGGAGATACTTCACCTTCTCTATATAGCTATATTGACTGTAACAACTTATATTATGATAGTTCTTCTATAAATCCAACTTCAAGTGTTTATATATGCGTTAAACCTGGAACTTTATTAACTTCATCATTTATTACGTCTAGTATTTTAGGAAATTGTGGAGCTCTAAGAGTAGATACTCCATATGGTTCTTGCTATAAAACAACGATAACTAATTTTAATACATCAGATAGTTTAGATATAAATTGGACTAATTGTAATGGATCTACTGGATCAGCAACAATCCCAGCTGGAGCCGGAGTAGAGTCAGCTCAACAGTGCGTTAGAAGAGGGTCTATGCAAATATCAAGACTTGCAATATCTCCAACATATAGCGTATCTGAGTATAATGAATGCGGAGTATTTTCAAACAGCCCTTCATGTTATTCTTTTACTGGTTCTTGGAGTGCAACTGGAGGTGGGGAAACTGGGTCATATAAAGACTGTTATACGGGAGAGACTATATTTCAAATATTTCCTGACGGAGGTCCAACAACTGTTAGAGTATCATGTGCACAGACTGGGAGTTTTAGAGTATTTACAAATAACGGATCAACTATAGTGTCATCTCTATCAAATGTGATTTTATGTGCGAATCCTGGAGAAATTATCCCAGATCCTGAAAATTCAAGATGTATAAAACTAGATGCAGTTTCTGTTGGAGTTGGGTATTATACATTAGGATATGATAAATGTAATGGAGAATCGGTATTACTTTCTGGAAGTTCTATTGGAGAATCATTAGTATTAAATGATTGCGTAAGACTAAATTCTATAGTATCTTCTAATGTAGTTGCAATAATAACAGGGTCATATTGCGGATACTATTCTAAAGAAAAAGAGTATACTGGGTCTTTAGACTATGCTGAAATTCAAGATTATAACTATAATAGAACAAGTGCTGTACATTCTAAATATGCTGGAGCAAAGTACTCAAATCAAGACACTAGTCAAGATTGGAAATTTGGAGCTTCTTACAATCCAAGAGATTACTACGTAGATTATACAGGACTATTCACTGAAATTCAATCTAGTTCATACGATCCTTCTCAAATGATAGTTAAATTGCCATATCTTGCAAATATATCAGGAGGAATTCAAGAATTAAATTTACAAAATGAAAATTTAGTATACTTTCAGAGCATTTATAAGCCTGGAACAAACGTTACGTTAAAACAATTTAATTCGACTCAATACTCTAATCAAAAATATTTAGATAAATCATTTAAGATAGTAGAAAGCGGATTTTCTTATAGACCATATTTTTATAGAAAAATGGGACAACAGTATGAATGTTATGATTTATCTATAGGAGGAGATTCATTCTTGAGTGGATCAAAAGCTCTAAGAGAGACAAGTATAAAAAGCGGCGTTGAGAATGATATCGTCAATTCAATTTTTTATCCGGATCCTTTTGGTCTTGCACGATCATTCTCAACTATTCCTTCAGGATCTTCATTATCTGGAAGTTGGAATTGGTATAATACTAGTTTAGATATTGGAGCTTCGACATCTAGTAGTTTAGCTACAAATATAATAAGTGATCCTAATAATCTACTTACCGCATATTCTAGTGGAAGTGGAGATTTATCGGGATCATTTTATACTGTTCCATTTGACGGAGTTTATAGTATTACTGCTGGGTTTCCATGGAATATGAGAATAGTGGAAGTCCCAACACTAACTGCAAATTTTAGAGTAAAAGTAGAAATATTAAGAAATGCTACTACTTCTTCCGGATTTTTAGAAGGAGAAATATTGGCAACTAAGACAGATACTGTCTCAAGCGGAGATGCTGGGGTTGTATATGGCGGATTTACTACGGCCCAAATACTAAACACCCCATTACAATTTGGACAAACGATCTGGACTAAAGTATCTATACAGGCTGGGTTTAATGATGTTCAAGTTTTTGGAATGGGAGCTTATTTTGAAGCAGAGAGTTCTAAGTTTAATGGCTCATATTGTATTAATCCAAGTTCTGCTATTAATAAATTATTTGATACTTCTAGTTTTTTACCTGGAAATAATGTACTTACTATTAGTGAAAATATGAATCCATTTTTTTTAGAAAATGTAACATTCATTCCATCATATACATCCGGATCTATTACTGAGTCTCCGTTATATGAAACTTTTGGCGAAGTAGACTATGGAACTAAAATAGAAGAAGGAGACTATTTATATCTATATTACAGCGGAATTAGCGTAGGATATTCAGTAGGTGGAATGTCAACTCCTATATTAAGTAGAATAACTTCTATTACTACTGGAAGCGTAACTAGTAGTTTTACAGTATATCCAAATTTACCTAGTTATATAACTAATGGAAATTTAAACTCGTATGATAAATTAGTATTTACAAAAAGAATTCCAGACGAAACTACAATTACTCTTAGAGGAAAAAAGAATGCTGGAAAAACATCTTATGGATTTGCAATACCTCAAGATATAAATCCAGAGATTCTAAAAAATGCAAATACTCTTCAATCAACTATACAATCTCAAATATTAAACTATTAATTTAGATATTTATAAACATAAACAAGATAATTAAAAAATGGCTTATTTAAATGGCACATCGGTGGTAATTGACGCCATCTTAACAAAAAAAGGAAGAGAATTACTCGCTAGAAATGATGGTTCTTTTAGAATAACGCAGTTTAGTTTAGCTGATGATGAGATAGACTATAGTCTTTATAATCCCTATCATCCATCAGGAAGTGCATTTTATGGAGAAGCAATTCAGTCAATGCCAATTATACAAGCATATCCTGAAGATCAAGAAATAATGAAATATAAATTGATTACTTTACCGAGAGGAACCGGAGCAATTCCAGTAATAAGTTCAATTCCAACAAGTATTTCTCTTGTAATAGGCTCTCCATTATCAATTTCTCCTTCTACAGCAAATTACAATGGATCTAGTACATTTTTTGAAACTTCCGGATATCAATTTACTATAGGGGACGTAAGAACAATGTCAAATTTTACAGCAATAGGTATAAATACTCAAGACGCAGTTGCTCTAAATACAAGTACTACAATAGGTACAAATGTATCTAAAACTGTAATAGGAACTACTCTTAATTTATCCGCAACAACTATTAGATCTCTATTTGGATCTAGTACATCTTCTACTCTATCCACAGTCTTAACTATTGTAGGAAGAGACTCAGGAGCAAGAATTACAATACCAGTTACAATTACTCAAAGCTAATAAAAAATATATAAATGTCATTTACAACACTAGACGCTTCAGATTTCGTAATAAGTTCAGATTCAGTCGTAGCTCCAGCTTGGAGTACTGGAAATCCTACTTTAACAGGAGCTAACATGATAACAGCCTCTACTATATCCCCGGCGCCTGAATTTTATATAAATGTTTATGATACAGCTCTAACTGGATCAACAGCCGAAATACAATTTTCTATCGCATATGGTAATGCTTTAGGATCTGGTTCATCTTTATATAATGATTTAGTTCCAGGACTTAGTCCTTCAAGAACTACATACGGACAGTATAGAAATCTTGTATACGCAGATGAAACAAAGCTATTTAATTTTGGAACAGGAAATACTTCTTCTCCAGATATTATAGCTATTAATATAGATAGAAATAGATACAAAGAGAGCTTATTTCCGGGGACATTAAAATTAGTTTTATCTTCTGGAAGTAATGCAATAACTATTACAGATGACAGTGTCTACACAACTAATAATAATCTTACTGTTAATTTTGGAGATTGCGGAAGAATATTTAATTTAATATCTGGATCTTACGGATTACCAACATCTACAACAATAGGATCTTCAGCCGCTGGATATACTCCATCAGGATCTTATGGATTTTTCTTACCTGATATAGGCACTATAATATTAAATCCAAGAGCGTTAGCTCTACCTGCTGCTTCAGGAGGAATAGGGATGGTAATAGATACATCTTCATACGCTCAAGGCACTTTAGCTTCATCAACAAATAATAATGAAATATTTAAAGTTGTAAAAAATGGACAATGCTTTCAATTAAATTCTCAAGAGACTGTATCTGCTAATTATGTATTTGTAAGAGTAAAAAATGGAGACTATAATTACAGTAATAACCCTTCATTTTTATCTGGATCTAGCGGACAATTAATATATCCTAGTCTTGTAAATAATCCACAAACATTTCCAACAACAGTGGGACTTTATAATAATAATGGCGATTTACTAGCTGTTGCTAAGATGAGTAGACCTATGTTAAAAGACTTCACTAGAGAATCTTTGCTAAGAATAAAAATTGATTGGTAAAAATAAAATATTTACATGGGTCGTTGCCTAAATACTCTTAAAGGATCAGACGTTACTATTACACCTATAAAACTGAAGTATTCTAATCAAATAGAAAGTTCGTCTTTAAGTTCAAATAATATAACATTAACAGTGGCAAGTAATCAAAATTTTGATTACAATAATCCAAGTTATGACGATAATTTTCTTTTATATAGATCTATTCAAGGACTATATTATATGAATTTTATTTCAGGATCTTTAATAGGCTCTGCAAGTGCGTATCAGTGGAATCCTCAATCAACAGCGGCAAGTGGTACATTTGACGACGATTATAGATATTTTCCTACAGAATCAGGTTCAAAAATTTTAGTTATTTCTATTCCAAGAGCTAAATATGGAGAAAATATCGCAAGATCATCATTTAGTATATCTTCTTCTGGGTATAACATAGTCGATGACGGAAATGGAAACTTAGTTGATTTAAATTCTGGAAGTATTCATGTAGGAAATTTACTTTATAATCAAGGAATAGGAATAATAACAAATTCAGAGTACATCTACTCTTTAGTTCCTATTCCAGTATGCGATGTTCCTATTATCATTGATCCAATACCCGTAGGATCAAATATTGCTACTCCTAGATGGGAAGTACCAAATCCGCCAACTATTTATCAATATGCATTATATACTTCTAGTATTAGTCCAATAGGATCAGGAACGGAAATTACTTCTATTTTAAACACTGGGTCTATAAATTTTACTGGACTATCTTCTAGTACAGAATACTATTTTTATCTAAGAACTAAATGTAGTTCTACTAGTTTTAGTAATTGGGTATCAAAGTCATTTACTACTAGAGTTGGACTAGTTCCTCTTAGAGATGGACTGATCATGGAATTAGAATCATTTACTGGATCTATTTCATCAAGTGGATATATTACTCAATGGGACGATATGTCTGGATTTGGAAATAATGTATATAGAGATTCATCTCAATACCAGCCGGTATATGTATCTTCTTATTTTAACAATCAACCTGGAATATTTTTTAGTGCATCTGGAGCGCCAAATCTGACAGGGTCTGTTCTTAGGACTAGTGGAAATCTTATAGGATTAAGCGGAAGTACAGGAGTAACAGCTTTTATAGTTTCTAGACCGTCTAGTAGTCTCACAAGCGGACCAGTAATTGAATACGCTAAATTAGGAACATCAACAGATTCTTATTTAAATAGCACAGGTAGTTTTCAATATTATCAAGTATTTACTGGAGGAGGTATTGTAACAGCTGGAGCAGAAACACGAGGGAACGTTGGTATATCTGGAGTTGAAGATTCTACAGTTAGAACTCAATCTCAATTTTATATAGAATCAGTTATCATAGACTACACACTATCTAGTAAAGAGGTAACAGTTTATACAAATAATTCTACTGGAAGTTTAACTTGGTCTGAAGCAAATAATTCTGGATCATTTGAATCTTATCCTCTTGCTATAAGTTCTGGAGTTAATAATGGAAGATGGCAAGGTTGGCAAGGTTATATAGGAGCTGTTTTATTGTATAATAGAGCATTAAATGAATCAGAAAGAACACAAGTTTATAACTATTTATCATCATCATATTTACAATAAACTATGCCTTCATATTCGCCATTTTCAATGTCATTCCAATCTGAAACAACGATTTATCAGAACGAGATAAGATGTCATGTAAATGAAAATGATTTTAATTATACAATAAACCCGTCAGCTATAAAATCAGGTTCTGGAATATTACCTGGAACTTTAAATGATAATGTATCAGGATCAGATTTTACTCCTTTTGCTACTTCAATAGGATTATATAATTCTCAAGGGGATCTTTTAGTAGTAGGAAAATTTGGAACTCCATATCCTATACCATCACACATAGACATAACCTTTGTTGTAAAATACGACACATAATATAAAATGAATTGGACTTTAAATGGACAAGAAATAACAGAAATATCTCAATTTGGAGATAAAGCTGTAGGATTTATATATAAAATAACGAATACTAAAACTGGTAAATTTTATATAGGGAAAAAAATACTAGAAAGTAGAACTAAAAAAACTCTTACAAAAAAAGAACAATCAGAATGGAGTAAACCTGGAAGAATTCCTAAGAAAAAAGTCATAATAAAAGAAAGTACTTGGTCTACATATTGGGGAAGTTGTAAACCTCTTTTAGAAGAATTAAAAATTAATAAATCTGACTTTAAAAGAGAAATTATAAAAATATGTTTTACAAAACGAGAACTTTCATATTATGAAGTTTATTATCAATTTGAATATAAAGTACTTCATGTAGATAGCTTCAATGAAAATGTTTTGGGCAAATTTTATAGAAGAGACGCTCAAGGCGCGAATTCTTAGCTATTAGATCGCTCAGAATCGTTTAATATATAAATATCGATAAGAAATGTAGAAACATAAAAAAGAGCCCAAAAAGAGCTCTAATTTAATATTATGAAATTATTTATTTATTAAAAATCTTCATCATCATCAGTTCCGTAAAGAAGATCGCGAATATCTTTTTCAGGATTTAGACCTTTTACAGCTTTTGCTCCCTTTTTAGCCTGTTTCATAGCCATTGCTGCTATTTTTTCATCTTCATCTGGTTCTGGTTCATCAACTGGAGTACTCATTACAACTCCTGAAATTTTTGTTTTTATTTCGTCTGGTACCATTGCCCAGCCCATATAAGCGTAATCAGCTAATCCCTCTTCTGTATCATCTACTGAGTCTAGTATAGATTCTTTGTCTTCTATTGGAATAAGATCCCATTTTTGATGAATAGGCATTGAAGGTACTTTAGCCGATGGTCTTGCTTCACCTAATTCATTTTCTTCTGGATATGAATTATAATAGTTATCCAAATCCTCTTTATCATTCATACCAGCTGCAAAATCATCATCTGTAAATTCATCATCTGTAAATTCTTCGCTTAAATGTCCCACTGGCTGAAGATCTATCAAACCCATAAGACCTTCATTCAAACCAGTCTTTGACTTAGGTTTTGAAGACTTTAATATTGTTTTTTCTACGCCATTCGGACCTGCGTAAGGACCTTGTTTTTGCTCACGCATCCATCCTTGTAAATCAAAATTATCTGCTGCCATTTTTGCTATCGTTTTGTTATAAATATACAAAATAATTATTGAATTTGTAAAAGTTGTTCGTGATTTACCATTTCAAATTCAATTTCTTCTATTTTTTTACAAAAGAAAATTCTAGAATCATTTTTTAGAATAATATCATGATCTATTGATTCTCTATGTGAAGTGAATAAAGACTCATCATGATTATCAGATTCATCTAGAAAATAAGTAGAAGGAAAGCTATCTACTACTTCGTATAAATCTTCATTTTGACGTAACAATTGTTTGTGATAAGAAAGCATAAACTATATTATTTAAGAAAAATTTGGATTATTAATTATAACATCATAATTTAAAAAACCATTAAAATCCAGTTCGTCAGCTAAAATCCGTCTTTCCACTGAATCAGCATCTGATCTAAGAGACAATCTATTTCTTCTTATATCTTCTGGAATATCAAAATATACAACGAAAGAATCTCTTCTATCAGCATATTTCATTTTAGATAATCCAGAAGGAGTCATAATAAAGACAACATTCTCTCTTTCCATTTGATATTTAGAAGTTCCATAATACCAAGAATTAAAAACAGTCCATTCGTAAAAGAAATCTTGAGAAATTAAATTTTCAAAATCAGATTGAGATAGAAAATTATAATCCATACCATCAATTTCTCCAATTCTAATCGGTCTAGTCGTATAAGCTACTTGATATGGATATTCAAATTTCTCTAAAAGCTTTCTTGCATGATCTTTTCCAGAAGCTGCTTTTCCAACTAAAACTATTCTTTTTTTTCTGCTAGACATCTTAATAATGTCAGAAATAGAATGTATAATCATATTATTCTGATGATAATGAAGTTATAAATTTTGTTTTATCTAACTCTTTATCAATAAGAGCTATGCATGCATTTCTGACATCATCAGAAGAAAATGAAAATTTTTCAAAACATAGAACGTTAAATGTCCTGTCTACTAAAATAGCTGCTGCTTGTTCTTGTGTCATATAAATTATTTATGTAAAAATACAGAAAAAATAAAGAAATAGGAAATAAATCTACAAAGTTGAACAATAATATAAACTGTCTTGAACTCGAATAAAATCTTTATTGCTTTTTATAATACCTAATAGTCTTTTTTTATAAGAATTACATTCAGAGTATTGTTTTCCTAAAAAAGATAGATATTGTTGTCTACTCATATTTTTATTTCTTAAAATATAATTTTGATATAGTAAATAATCATTTATGCAATCTTTCCATTGAAAATATTTAGCATAACCTTTTACGTTTGCAATAGCGGTTGTCGCTCTTTTTTTAGGAAACTTCATTCCTAAAAAATTATTATTAGTTTTTGTTAATTTGCTTTTTAGATTAGAAGATTCTAATAATACTTGAGCAAAAACCACATCAGGATGTAATATTCCACTTTTTTTAATTTCAAAATAGACGTTTTCTTTTGTGCATTGTTTATTTTTTAAAGATTCTATATCTGTATAACATAGAAAACTACTACTAATTGACAAAAATATAAATAAAATAAGAAATTTCTTCATTTTTTATTTTTTAAAGTTAATTTATTCTATTGAAAAGTCTTTAATATACTTAAAAACAGCTAAATCTTTAGCCTTTGCTTCTATTTCTATATCAAATTTTAGTCCAAAAGTCTGTATTTTTTCATAAATATAATCTGCATGAGCAGTTGGGACTGATTTATTATCCTCTAAACGTCTAGAAGAAGACATATGAGTAATAGGAACTGTATACCACGTAGAGCATGCAAGTTTTAATGCGTCTTCCATACTTTGATCTTGAGGACCATAATTAAAATGATGTTGATCGAATACAATAGGGATGCCTATGTTACAATAAATCAAATCATATAACATTTTAACAGAATATTGATTTGGGCTGTCATCATTTTCTATAGTAAGACGAGATTTGCAACTATCTGACAGTCTAGAAAAGTTAGTTACAAAGCGCTGGGACGCTGTTTCTCGGCATGATTTTGTTGTATTGATATGAATATTAATAGGGTAATAAGGAGATGCTGGAAGATCCATCATATCTAAAATCTCTGCATGTCTATTTAAGTCAATAATTGATTTTTCTACTACTTGAGGATTTTCACTAGCAAGTACATCAAATGGACCTGGATGGAAAGAAACTCTAATATCATTATCCTTAATATAATTGCCTAAGTCAGATAGTAAAAATTTAATAATAGAAAATCTGGGTAAATCTTTAAATTCATATAATCCCATAAAAGCAAACATATCACTAGACATTCTATAAAGTTTTATGCCTTTAGAAAGATTATACTTAAGAATTTTCTTACAATCATCTATATTTTGTATAGCAAGTTCAGAAACATAATCAAGACCTTTAGAGTCAAATGTACGCTTTACCATAGTTCTATTTACAGATATATGATCGCGTTTATGTTTTCCTTGATTTATACCAAGAGAAATACAACAATATCCCAGTCTTCTCATAAACTTTATTTATTTTTTTTAATATACAAAAAATGATTGTAAGATAATACCAAGTCTTTGTACTTTGAATTTAAAAGATTGATAATTATCTACTATATCCGTCATAGGGATATTAATAAGACTAGCAAGACTAAAATGATTTACGCTGTCTGGACATATCCCTATGACGTGCATGATTTCGTGAAACATAAGTAAATTTAAGAAAATAAAGCTAAATATGGTAATTTAAGTTTTAAGTTAATTAGAAAGAGGCATTTTTATAGTTGAATGATATCGATAATTTTCTAGAATAAAATCATTAATGTTGTATCTTGAAATATCCTTAACTACACGATCAGATATCTTTACTATTGGTAATTCAAATGGTTCTCTTGTTAATTGTTCTTTAATTCCTTCAATTTGATTTGAATAGATATGCGTATCTCCTAAATTTCCTATTAATTCGTCTGGAATCATATTAACAGTTTTTGCTAGTATTTCAAGCAATAGAGCATATGAAGCGATATTAAAGGGAAGCCCAAGCCCTGTATCTACGCTCCTCTGATTCCACATTAATGAGATTGCTCGTTTTGGAAAATCAATAATATCGCCATTTAACAAGGTGAACGGTTTATCTAAATTAACAATATTAAAATACTTTCTAACGGAGTCAATATCTTCATTGTATTTCTTTGCATACCACCTATATTTTTCCTTCTCACTCAATTCCCTAGTATAAACTTGAAACCCATAATGACATGGAGGCAAAACAGCTGAATCTATATCAGCTACATTCCACGCATTAACCATTAATCTACGTGAGTCTGGATTTGTTTTGAGGTCTTGGATAAGGTTTGCGATTTGGTCAATATCTCCGTCTTTCCATATTTCCTCTGTTTCTGGGAAACCCTTGAACTTAGTTATTGTTTTATATTTAGTCCAATTTCGCCACTGTTTACCATATATTGGCCCAAGGTCACCCCACTTTTCAGCAAACTCAGAGTTGGTTTTGATACGCTCTATGAACTCATCTTGCGAATAAGGTCTAAAAATAGCATTACTTATAGTACCACTAATAGTGCCCCACAAATGAATTTTTTGATAAGGAACTCGTAAATTTTCTAATGTTAACTCTTTTGTTTTTAAAAAATAAGCTCTGTAACAATCTCCGTCCCAAATATGACAATCATTTTTTAAAAGATATTCTATTGAAGTGTCTCCACGTAAGAACCACAACAATTCTGTAACAATTCCTTTAAAATACATTTTCTTTGTCGTAAGTAATGGGAACTTTCCATCTTTAAATTTATATCTAATTTGTCTACCAAAGACAGATAAGGTCTTTCCACTCCTTGTTTCTTTTTCTACTCCATTCTCTAGAATATCTTTGAGTAGTTCTTGGTATTGAGTATCTATTGTATTAGTTATCATGATTTTCTTATTGATGTTGTCGTATCTTGAAATTCAAAACTATTAGATTGTAGATCTAATTGAGATTCATTAAAGATATGTAGCATTCCGTACTCATCCATTTCAGCCACAACTCTGATCTCTCCAGCAACAGTCGTGAATACTGAAACTATCGTACATGGGAATTTATATCCTTTAGGCTTCCATGCTTTATCACCTACTTTAAATTTAGTATTATTCATTTTATTATTTTATAGTTTTAATCATTTCTTTTAAATCAGATTGATGCTTTTTTTGTCCGTTTAGAGCATATTTCATTTTGGCGTTCATTACATCTAAAATAGGACAAACTTTATACATAAAACCTTCAAACTCGATGAATTCATATTTGCATTTAGGATCTATTTTATAATCAACTATTGCAAAATTAGATTGATGCTCAATAGTAAAACACTCATCAAAGTCATTTCCAGATGGTTTAATGTTTGATTCAAGTATTTTAAATTTACCTGTCTTAGTCTCTGGTAGAATATAATAAGGAGAAATTAAGTCAATATCAGATTGATCGTCGTGCCATCTTCCTAATCTAACTCCATGTAAAAATAATGCTACTGATCCTGCTATAATAAATTGAGGGTAACATACTTGAAGTTTTTTTATGAGATCAAGATTTAAATTTGATTTAATTAATTTTAAAGATTTATTTTGTTTTTCTTGTTCTATTATATCTTTCATAGATTGAGAATCTAGTTCTTCTAAAATTCTAAAACTGGTAGTATTACTCTTATTATGACCATCTTTAAAATCACCAAGCACTTCTATTTTAAAAAATCTGTTAGATCCATTATTACTATAAAATTGAAAAACATCAGTTAATTCATTACAATAATGATATCCGTCTGAACTACATAACACCGGTGGTCTATCTAGAGATTGTTTCTCGTATATTACTCCAAGTTGATATATAGTTTTTTTATTTACTGGACATGCAGTTGTTTCCATATCTTTAGTCAAACCTTTATAACCTATTTTCATTTTCTTGATTTTTAATTATTTGTTTTAAATTTAACCAATCTTTTTGTATTTTATTTACTTCATGTGACATTTTAATAACTCTATGATTATCTGCTCCTAAAGTTTGAGCTAGTTCTTTATGAAATTTAAAATTTTCATAATAATTACCGGCTAGAATTTCTTCACTTAGTAGCAAACTATAATCATTTTTCATATAATTCTACTTGTGTATAATTAATACCTGAATGTAATGTGTGTGATATAGACCCAGATACTTTAATTCTATAATGAACTATGTTATGACTTTCAAGATTTTCTAAAGATGTTACTTCAGCATATTCATCTAAAATATCTCCATAGCACTCAAAATGATAATCGTAATCTTCTTGAGGAAGTTGAATTTTCTGACCAATATAAAAGTCTTCTTTATTTATTATTTGATAATTTTGCTAGTTCCTTTTCCAAAGTTGATATTGAATATCCAGAATTAAATTTAGAATCAGGACATAATTCTTTTATTTGAGCGGCTAAATCTTCTCTATATCCGTCTGAGTAAAATCTATGTTCTATTGCTCTTGCTAAGTCTTGACATTGTCCATCGCCAGATATTGAAATTCTAAGATCATAATCAGTCCATTTGGTTTTAAAATCAGATATCATATAACATTTAGATAATTTTGCATATAGTCTATGTAAATACCAATTTCTGACTCTGACTATAGAATTATCATTACCAAATAAATGAAGAAATCTTAAAACAAATCTAGGACAATATTTTGGTTTTGCTTTATAGTCCATGAATATTACAAGAGGCTCCATAGCTTTAAATAATTGTCCTTTTTCTTGATAAGGCACACTACCTAAATATAGATACTTTTCATAAAAGTTTTTAGGAAAAAATACAGCTCTGATATCATCAATAGAAATATTTCTAGTATGAATTATTCCCTTTTTCTTACCTCTAAATAGTATCATATATTTATATGTTTTAATATTTCTAATTTAGATTTTGTTTCTTCTAATTTATCTAAATAATTTAATTTGATTATTCTTAAAGAAGATTCTAGTCCTGAGATATAACCTCTACTAAAAGTATCTATGGGAGGTATACTATCTTTTAAAACTTTCTCCAGACTTTATATCTTTTAATAAATCTTCAAGTAAACTAATAGAAGAATATAATTTAGCTTCTATTACTAATTTTGCTAATTCTTCTGCCGTTTCTTTATTTGCAAATTTTGATATACAAAAAAACTGCTCTTCTAAACTAGTTCTTAAATCTGGGATTAATGTACTTAAACTAGGCATAAACTTAATTCTTTTTGAGTTTGGATTTTAATATCTCTTTCTTTAATAGTCTGTCTTTTGTCGTATAATTTTTTTCCTTTAGCCACTGCAATAGAAAGCTTAATCTTACCATTTTTCATAAAAACAGTCAATGGTATAATAGTATTACCTATTTCTAGGCTACTTTTTGATATGCTCTTGATCTCTTTTTTATTTAGCAATAGTTTTTTATCTCTTAGTTCATCATGCACCCCAAAACAGCAATTAAGTCGACTAATTCTCATTCCTTTTATAAAAACCTCTCCATTGTGAATATAAATAAAACTCTCTGAAATACTAGCATCATAATTTTTAGTTGATCTAACTTCAGAACCGAAAAGTTGAATTCCGGCCGTATATTCTTTTATAATATCGTATTCAAATCTAGCTTTTCGGTTCTGAATTAGCATATAACTTTATTTTTTAAATTTTAGTGACTATCACCAACATCATTTTTTTCTCCAAAGATAAGATAATCTGGATTTATAACTTTTGCTACTCTTTTACGATCTCCAGAAGTGTGCTTAATAACTACTCCTTCATGAGGAGTCTTTGTGCCTTTGATATAATTATTGAAAACAAACTTATCTTGTATTTCTTGAGACCAAAACCCAGTATATAGAACTTCTACATGAGGCAAATCTAGAATATCTTCTACAACTGCTTTTGTAGTATATGTTCCAAAATATTGACCATTTTCTTGACAATCAAATACGCAAAATTCAATATTTTTTAGACAATAATCATAATTTTTTTGAATGCCTGCTCCATAAATTTCACCGTATATAATAAAACCGCTTCCAATTTCATTTGGAGTCCATATTTTTACATAATTCCACAATTTTCGTTTGATATCATATTTATTGGCTATTTCATACCAAACATTAGTATTATAAAAACCTTGAGAATCTGAGCCTTTTTCTACATTATGAGAACCAACAACAAATTCGAAATCTGCCCATTTATTTCCAAATAATTTTTTAATTCTGTCTAAAATAGATATCTTAGATTTTTTTACAATACCGAATCTAGCGTTTGTACCATGTATTTTACGAGTTATTTGAACGTCATCATTTTCTGTAAAAAGACCCTTTACATTTTTTATATTTGGAAACTTATGATAGATATTAAAATTAGGATTTTCAAAATATCTTACTTTTCTCCCTGAAGATAATTGTATTTGTTTTGCTTCAGGTTCAAACTTAAAAATACCTAATAGAGACATTACATCATCTCCTTCTTTTAAATTATTCTTACTTGTCAAATTAGCAAACTTAAGAGGAATAATAAGACATTCTGAATAAACCCCCCTTAATTTAATTGTTCTCACTCTATTTCCAGAACGAAGATAATTTGTAATACTGAGAGATTCAGCTAAATTTTGAGGAATAACTGCATCTGTCGTAGCGCATATAATTAATTCTCCTACAAAATGAGAATCTTTTTTTACTATGCATGACCATCCATTAATAGTCGCTGATTGAATATTATCAGCTCCTGGGATATTGTTAATAGAATCTATTTTTGCTACAAAAGCAACTGAATTTTGATTTTCCATAATCTTTATTTGTTTTAGTAAATTTAATGAAAATAATGATAAAAATAGAGGTTTTCTTTTGAGTTAAGATATATTTTCTATAACAAAAGCAATTATTCTACTTTCTAAATCAACATCTGTAATGTATTCTCCGTCATCGTCATAAATCTCCCAAGATGTATAACCGCTTTGAGGATTTTTGTCTTCTGTAAAAATTACTGAATATGATTCTCCTTCAAATTCAGCATTTATCATCAACTCTGTCTGTATAATTTCTATTTTGTTTTCCATGTCTTAAAATTAAATGAATTTGACTAAAATAAAAATAAGAAGTACAAAGTCCAAAAGGAAAATATACTTCTTATTTAATTAAATTCTAATTATTATTTTTTATAACATCTATATGATTTCATGTTTTTAGTATTTGGCTTATTATAAACCCCATATCTAGAACAAGATGAAAATAGAAATAAAAATATCACAAAAACTATTATTTTTTTCATTCGTCTTTTTTAGTTTTAAAGGAAAATTTATCAGCCGTGTCTGCTCCCATTCCTATTATTGTAATTATCATAACAGCATTTATTAAGTCTGGAGAAGGTTTATATTCATTATGAGTAAAAGAGCTCAGTACTAAAGTGCCGCATAGAAATAAAGAACCAATAAAAGCGATAACAGGTTTTATAGAAGTAGATCCTCTTTCATCTTCAAATAAATCTTTAACCCATTCAATAAATTTTGTTTTTTGAGTTTTCATAGAGAGTTGTTTTTTTTATAAATATACAACTCAATATAATTAATCGTGATCGTACTCGACAACTTCTATTCTACCGTCTGAAAATAGAGTTATTTCAGCATGATCTCCAAATAAGTCTTTAAAAAAGTCTCTTGGTATATCATTTAAAATATCAGAAATCATTCTACTAGATTTAGCTAAAGATTCATTATAGTCTGGATTAAATTTAAGACCTCTTTGCCCTATTTTATTGGTTTCATACCAAGAATATCCAGCTAATTTACTAACTTGTTTATTAATTTCTACATCTTCTTCAGATTCCAATTTATCTACATAACAATGAATGCTAAGACATTCATTTTCAGAATCTCCGTTTACGATTAAATCATCGCAATGAACACTGAAAACACATTCATCACCATCATTGAAGTATGGAGTATATTGAGTCCACCCTACTGATTTTAATTCTGGAGTTTGAGCAAATATCTCAGAAAATAAAGAAGGAAATTGAGTTCTAAGATTTTCTATAAGTGTCTTCTTTTTTTCTTCAAATGCAGCAAATTCTGCTTTAATTTTTGAAACTATTTCATTTTCGTTTTTCATATTATTCTTCTATTTTTATAATTTTAAATGGCATAAGCGGCTCATCATTCCAATCTCTAAACCACTCGTCTTCTGATTTTTCTTTATTAAGTCTGTCAACTTCCTCCTGAGCTTGACCAAGTTGATCTTCTGAATATAATTTAGATTTAATATTATATCCATCTGTCTTATTATAGTATTCATCATTATACTCATAACAAGTTTCTACAATTAGATATTTTGCCATAATTTTAATCAATTATTGAGACCTCGCCTCGATTTATAAATGAATCAATTTCTTCTTTATTTTTAAATATTAGTTGACAACGATTTGGAGATCCCATCCCATTATTCATCCAAGGTTGAACTACTAAATTTTCTAAATAGTCTTGAACAGAAGGAATAAATTTCATTCTAAAATCCTCTAGAATATGATATTCACCAACGTCCTTAACATTGTATTTTTTCCCGTCTGAATTGATTCTTTGATGACCGAATACTTTTGGAAGGATAGTTACAACAAACCACGAATTATGAGTTAAAACCCTATGTGCATTATTAGGGAAAGCTGCTTTACTTGAATCCATTAATTCATGAATATCTAAGTAATCTTCTGGAACACCTCCAAATCTTTTTGCAGATAATTCTGCGTGAATAAAAGGAATCATAACTGTTTATTTTTTTAAATAAATTCTATATTATTAGTTTCATTGTCCCAAATTACAGAAACTGGTTTATTTCTATAAGTGTAATTTTCCCCCAAAACAGCCGCATTAATGAAATGAGTATTATTGTGAAATCTATATCCGTATCCTGAATGAATATGACCAAAGACGTGAATTTTTGGTTTTAGATAATTTACTCGTTCCATTAACATTTCACAGCCCAATTTATCCCATCTACCATCAACTTGATCTAAAATACCTGAAGGAGGACCATGAGTAATTAGGATATCTGTATTTTCTGGAATTAATAACCATTTAGACCACATTTCTGGAGAATTTCTAGGAAGGTTAAACGCCCAATTATAGAATTCAGGTTGCCAAGGAGATCCCCATATTTTTACTCTATCTTCGTAATTATCATCATCTTCTCCTAATAAATGTAAATCATCCTGGAGATATATTACGTTAGGGTATTCAGACAATATTTTCTTTACTTTTTCAACATTATCTTGGAATCCCCAATCATGATTACCTGCTATAAATATTTTATTAGTGTAAGAAGACAATCTACTAAACCAAGATAAAAACTCTCTTATTTCATGTTCGTGTCCCATAGATGAAATATCTCCAGAACATATAATCACGTCTCCACCAGTAAGATCAGAAGTTATTTGCTTGTGTTTACCGTGAGTATCTGATATAAATGTGATATTATATTTCATAATTAAAGTGATTGAGAAATAATAGTTCCAACTGATATAGCTAATAAAACAAATCCAATTCTTGTTATAATTTTATGTTTTATTTTTTGTTTTTTTAAATCATTTTGTAAAGTAGTTACTGAAGACTTGTACTGAATTTCTTTTTCTTGAAAAATAGAAATTTGTTGTTTATATAATACAGTCTTACTTTCCATACTTTTTATTATAGAGTCTTTACTATTACATTTATCTTGAGTTAATTCGAGTATTTTTGATTTAATATCAAAAGATTGTCGTAAACTATCACATGATATTAAATCTAGTGCAACTCTATTTGCTATTGGATATTGAAGAGTCACTGTACCTTGCTGAGAAAAAACTGTCGAGCTGAGAAGGAGTATAGTGAGAAACGCGAGTACGAATTTCATCAAATTTTATTTTAAGAGTAACGTATTTTGTCTTTTCAACTTCAATTAATTTATCGACAATATCAACTTTATTTTTGTAGGATAAAATTAAACTATCTTGTTTAAAATGAAAAGAATCTAATTGGACAATTTTATTAGAAAGACTATCTATTTTATGTTGATTAGAAAGTAAATGGGCTTTATTAGAATTGAATAAATAAAATCCAAAAAGTAATAAAGCCCATACAAACCAGATAATTATCCCAGTTTTCCAATTTGTCATACTAGTGTTTTGAAGTATCAATCACGCAAGAATCAAATTTAATAAAATTAGAATCAACAATTGTTGTTGTAGAATCATTTGAAAAATCAGATGTAGTATCTACATTATTTTGACAAGAAGCAAATAGAGTAATTACAAAAACAAGAGCAACCGCTTTTAAGTATTTCATTTTTATATTTTTTAATGTTAGTAATCCTATCGAGAATCGAACTCGAGACTTTTCATGGAAAGTGAAACGTGATAACCTCTTCACCATAGGATCAATTAAATTTCTATGCTAAATAGTAGCCAGAATTTCCAGGTTCTAGAGCAGACGCTAGTTTAACTGCTTCACCATGAATTACAGTTCCATTTTTAGAAAATCCTACCCATTGTTCAGATGGAGCAATAGATCTTAGAGTATTGCGTTGCATTTTTCCGTTTACTTCTACATTTTTGTAGATTACAATTTTTTTCATAAACATATTGTTTTTAAAAGATAAAAAAATAATTTAGAGGCGAGTGCAGGATTCGAACCTGCGACCACTAGGGTTATGAGCCCTGTAAGCTACCACTGCTCTAACTCGCTATTTAATATTTTAAGCATCTCCGCCCATTTTTTAAAAATATTTGATTGCTATATTATAAAAGTAATAAAATTTTTCTAACTTTTACAATTTTTCTATTAAGTAATAAATTAGAAGATAAGAGTTACTCTCCATTGAGCTAAACACCCTGAAAAGATCGTATCTGAATTTAACCAGTAACATTCTCTTACCTTCATTTAAAGTGATACTTTTTTTCTAATCTTGACATATTTATTTTTTATTATAAATATACTCAAGGTACAAAAAAATGTCCGAGGAGTCATAGGGAATCGAACCCTAATCCAAACAATAATAATCAATAGACTCATTCACAAGCTTAGTTAATTTTTCTAAACTAACAAAATAATCTTTTCCTATTTTAACATCGTTAAAGATAACTGTGTCGAATTCACTTTTAATATGGTAGAAATTCTGAACTAGACCATTATACAATTCAGTCTGTATATAACTAGTGAGTTTCTGTTCCTAGGTACCTTACTCAACAACCCGATGAACTAAGCCGCTACAGCGTACTCTCCGTCTACAAATGCTAGAGCATCTTCAACAGTCCAAGTAGAAAGTTCTACTTTTGCATTTATTTGTGAATACATTTGTTAGGTAAGCTATCGGAATCTCTAACACAGTGTAGTGCCATATTTCCATGTCAAGTCTTACTTTAAGCACTATATCCTCGTGCTTGCTTGCATCATCTCAAAGAACTTTATCGCTGTCAAAACCTGTGTGACCCCTTATTGTTTTTATATACTATAAATATACGTCAATTTATTTGATTTAAAAAGTAATTCTTTAGAGTAACTATTTAATTAAGACTTTACTAAATGATCGGCACAATACGTCATCATTGGACTGTCACCCTTATGTCTTACAGAATATCCAAGACCTTCTGCCCAACCAACTGCTGCACGTAAAACTTCATTTGATTTAAATCTAGGATCGGGGTTTAGATCAATATCTATGTATTTTGTCTTTGGTAGACCTGCGTCTTTTATTTCATTTGCTAAATTAATGGATTCCCAAACTTCATTCATAAGTCTTGAAGAAATATCTCTATCTCTAATAGTCTTAAATTTATGAAAAAGAACATGAGCCCCCTTTCCTGGAGTATATAAAGCTAAAACTAGAGCATATAGAGTTTCTCTTCCTTTTACTTGAGAATCACATCCGATAAGAATATCTACATCTTTATGACTCTCTAAATAAGTTTTAATATAATCTATTAATTGTACTTCTTTTTTTCCTATAAGAGTCTTAAATGTTTTCATCAAATAGTGTGTTTAATTTGAACTCGAATACAATCTTGAGGTAATTTATTTTTCATCAAGAAGTTATTAATATAACCCATTATGTTTGCACTTCCAATAGGATTTGCGCTGTGAGTATAAATTCTTGGAAGTTTTATTCCAGTTTCTATACTATGATTAACAATCCACTTTGCGCAATCCATTCCAGTTTTTTCAGTGATATTAGAATAGTCTAAATGATAATTTGGAGAAACATTCCTAAAAAATTCTGCCATCGCTGAATCTCCTAAATCATGATCTAGTGAAATAAGTTCTATATTATCTAAACCAATTTCAGTTATTTTAGAAACAAATTCATCATAATTTCTAACAACTATCCAATTAATATCTAAAATATCCTGTATTGGAGTTCTTACATCATCTAAATAAATCCAAACTTTTTTCATATTATTTTTTTTAAGTGCTCCCGATGGGAATCGAACCCATACGAACTTTACAGTTCATTGGTTTTTAAGACCAACCTGGTTACCAGTTACAGCACGAGAGCATCATTATTTTCTAGATTGTAAATATACAAAATCTTTTTGACAATTTAAAGACTTTTCTCGTATATTTGTTTTTATTATTTTAATCCTCTCTTAGAACTATTCTTTCTAAAAATTCATTAGGAAAATTATCTGAAGATCTTGTAATTAAATCCGATAAGCAGCCATCTAAAAAATAAGTTACGGCCCAGTCATCTTCTGATCTAACTGATCTACCTACTCCTTGAAGAATAGACGTACAAGTTTTCCAATTATACCAGCCTTTAGAATATTTCATTTTTTCAGAAACATATTTATCTCCTAAATTTGGATATGGCACTTTTAAAAAAATCTGAAGTCTGCTTTTATCATCCTTTAAATCAAGACCTTCTAATAAAGATGGACCTATTAAAATGTTTCCTGGAGTATCAATGAATTTTTTTAAACTATCCATTTTTTCTTCAGTTCCTTTATAAATATGGATTCTTTTTTGTTTTTGTTTAGATAACTTATAAAGTAATTTATTTCCTAATTCATAAGAGCCAGAATGAATAACTCCAGATTCAGTTGGGTGAGCATCCATAATATCAGACACAGTTTTAATTAACCAAGTCATATTTTTGTCAATATCCTTTTTACTCATTCTACGAGAAGGATAAAAATAAATAGGAGACTTTTTATAATTAAAAGTTGATTCCATTTTTCTATAAAAAGATTTTTTAGCGCCAATACTAGATTCAAATTCAGACTTAGCGCCCATAGTAGCAGTCATAAGAAGCTTAAATCCAAATCTATCTAAAAAATGTTTCTTCATTAGATATTTTTCATCAAGACAATTAAATGTTACTTCAGTATCATTAAGAGCTTTTATCATAAAATGAAGACCTGATTTTTCAACTATTTCTATATAATCTTCAACTTTGCAAAGAACATCTTTTACATAGTCAAAGTTCTTAAATACCGATTTCCATTCTCCTGGAACATTATCTCCTCCAAATTTGTCTTTTGCTGTTTTTTGAACTTCATCTCTATATGATTGAGCTCTACCTAAAATCATCATTGTGCGCTTTAGGTGCTTCAAGAGGACGCTCTTTTCTTCTTCACGAACAATATCATTAACTACGTCTCTTAACTGATCTACTGGTATTAGAGCGTTAGGAAATCCTATGTCTGCTAAGCCTAAAGAGAGTTTAAGAACATTATCCACAGTTTTAGGACTAATCTTTGGACTAAAATGACTTTGAACTATGTCTACTACTTTATGAGCTTCATCACAAATTACAAAATCTCTTTGTTCAAACGCAGATCCATTTTGGGACTTATCTTCTACATAATTTCTTTGAATAAGGGCATAAGAATAAGTTAATAATGCGACGTCTGAATCTATAGCCCTTCTTCTAGACTGAAAATATCCACAGTTTCCATAGCAATTTAGTTTTTCAGACTCTTGATAATTAAGTCCTTTATTTTTACATTCTCCTATTGAAAATTTTTCATTATTTAAAGAGCAAGTGTAGTTATCAACTCCTTTAATTTGACCCCAAGAAATAAGCCCGTGTTTAGAAAAATCTCTTGAGTATTGATCATGAAGACTGATATCTGAAGTTAAAATGTATCCTTTTTTTCCACGACTTGCCATAAAAGCAGAAAATAGAATTGCAATTAGAGATTTACCTGTTCCAGTTGGAGCATCTAATAAGTACACTCCATTTTTATCTAAATTATAACTCTTTATAATGTCCTCTACTGTCTCTCTTTGTCCTTTTCTATATTTAAAATCCGGAAATCTTGATTTTACAAATCCGTCGAATTCTCTATATGATAATGTCATTTTTAATTTTTATGTCCGCATGATTCGCAATAATCACCTCTTCTAGCATCATACTCTAATCCGCAATTTTTACACCTCATCCAGATTTCGTGGTTAAATATTTTTATTAATCTCTTTATCATATGAGTTTTATTTCAAATCGATCTTTCATTTTTTGGATTGTCTCATTTGGAACTCCATGTATACTTTCGTTGCCATGTCTATTTTCAACTATAAGAGAAACTACACGATATCCGAATTCTTCTGCCATTTGTAAATATGGTTGCATTTCTTTCTCAGTTGTAGAAGTGTTTGATATAACTACTTGAGGTTTTCCATTTCCTAATAAATGTCTTACTATTCTTTTACACCAATCGTGTGCATCTTTTAATCTAGCAGGATTAAACCTATATTCATCATTAAGATAAAAAAATTGATCAGCTTCACATATAACAGCTTCAGGCCACATCAAACTTGCAAATGTACTTTTACCTGAGCCAGGTAACCCTCTTAGTAAAATTAAAACTTTTTCCATAACATAAATTTAAATAATATATTTCAAATATCAAAGCTAATCTGCGTGGTGATCATGCTCCATTAAAGATTTATTTGGTCTGTCTTTTAGTAGTGTTACTACCTCACTCAGAGAATATGGAATTAAGTTATTTCCATCCACACCCACATCAAGCATTTTACCTGGACCAAGTTTTCTCATTTTATCTAAATGAACATGTCCATGAAGATGCATCCACCCCTTTCTTATGTTGTTGTGAGACGCTATAGGAAAGTGACATAAAACAAAGTTATGCTTAGTTAATCCACCCAATATCTGATGAGTTGCGTTTTTTGTTATTTCTAACTCCAAGTAATGATGTACAGACGAAAATAACGATTGATAGTTGTCTGTGTTCTTCTGGATATGCTCATCATGATTTCCATATACAAATATAATATTCTTGCAAACAATGCGATTGCGGAACTCTGGGATATGCTGATGACCTCCAAAAGAGAAGTCTCCAAGGTGAACTAAAATATCCTTTTGTCCAACTCTTCTGTTTATATTATTAATTAATGCGGAATTCATTTCTTCGAGATTTTTAAAATCCCTAGTTCTTAAATGACCTTTTGAAGGATCGTCTAGCCATTCGCTAACACCTCTGCAGATGTTCTTGTGGTTTATGTGCGTATCTGAAGTAAAGAATATATCTTGACCTTGATTTAATGTAATCTTCATTTTTTAAATTTAGTATTTTTTAAAAATCTTCTAATTAGTCCACTGAATTACTTCATAATCATATTTAGTCAATGCTATTAGAGGAGCACTAGTCAACCAAGGAGACTCACTTTTAGATCCTTTTTGGTATTTTGGATTAGTAATGTATACTACTTGAGTTTCTGGATCATAGTCTACATTGGATACTTCAATAGGAATATTTGGTAGATCAAATCCGCGTTTCTCATTTCCGTCTTTTACGATTATCAATTTTGGCTTCATAACTTTTATTTTTATAGATGTAGTCCCAAAGGGATTCGAACCCCTACGTTCTCCTTAGAAGAGAGACAGTCTTCCATTAACTTATAGGACTATGGTCCGGGTCTATCCCCGACTGTCATATCAACTGTTCTATGCATATTTAGGTCGTTATATATCTACACCTTATCGTGCACCTTAAGGGGATTGAACCCATGACCTCCACATTATGAGTGTGTTGCTCTACCGCTGAGCTAAAGGTGCAAAAAAATACTAATTATTAACTTTATTTTTATATGTATATGTTGCGTCAAATGTTAACCATGACATATCTTTAACAATAAATCTTCTAATATAATAAAAAGGATTAAACCATTTAGTTATGTTATTAAATTTGTTTATTGTACTAACAATCTTAACGCATTTAATATAATCTTCAAGTGTCAATAAATTACTATTACATTTTGGGCATTTTGAATCTATATATTTTTCATAATCTTCCCAAGCAACTGAATCATCTCTGTATGAGCAATGATCACATTTTAATCCACTAAAATTAACTTCCATAACTTTTTTATTTTTTAAAAAGCGGTCTATCACGGATTCGAACCGAGGATCTCCTCATAGACAGTGAGGAGGGACGTCCAGACTCCCCTAATAGACCAATTATATTTTTTTTAAAGTGCTCCAGGAGGGACTCGAACCCTCAATCCTTACGGAGTCTGTTTCTAAGACAGAAGTGTATACCAGTTCCACCACCGGAGCATATATCACTAATAATCACCTAAATCAACATGAATAGCCTTTGACTCAAGAGAAGTTAATAGAGATATATTTAATTCTTCATCGTATAGACCACCAGTATCTAAAATCTCTCTTATCATAATTTCAGCATCATTTATATTTCCTGCGCTAACTATTATCGTGCTGCCAACATAGTGACCTGGACCTCGATGAAGGTAAAAGTTTAAGTTTTTCATAAGTGCCGCACATAGGATTCGAACCTATTCAGTCATAAGACAACGATTTTACAGACCGTCCTAGCTCTCCAACTCTAGCGGTGTGGCATTGTAAATATACTAAAAGATCTTGACAACATTCAGTCTATCTTTTAAGTGCGGGTATGGAAGGATTCGAACCTACGACCTGAGAGTTAACAGCTCCCTGCTCTACCACTGGAGCTACATACCCATAATTTTGGTAGGACCACCAGGACTCGAACCTGAATTAATTGAGTATCAGTCAACTGTGCTAACCATTCTACTATAGTCCTAAAAGCGCGGAAGATGGAGGTAACGATCCCCCTTGGGTTTTATCCCAGCCATAGCTTAGCAAGCCAGCCGATTACCTTTCTCGCAATCTTCCAAAATGTAGGGGTTCTCTAACCGGACTTCTCTGCTGGTACCCTACTCCGGATTTGTGTGACAGTGGGTTTCGATCCCTTTCTAAGATATTCACAACATCTCGTGCTTCCATTACACTACAGTCACCATGTTAAAAAGTAACTCACTGGAAACGTTATTACTGAAGTTATCAGCCTATGCGTTAAGCACTCCTATTATGTTACTTTCTCGTACTCCAAGTTGGCGGTAGAGGTAGGATTCGAACCCACAACCCGAGTAAACGAGACCGGTTTTCAAGACCGGAGCGGTCAGCCATTACGCTTTACTCTACCAAAATATCTTTACTGTCTTCTTTACAGAGAAAAATGCATTTGTTGCCATGTGTAATCTTGGGTGAGCCTATTCAGCATACATCTCTTTCATTGAATAACGCTACTGTAATAGCTATGATTGCTTTCTTCCTACGACTTTACGGGTGATTCACCAAGGAGTTTCATTATCACTATTCAACTAATCAAGCAATAAATTGTAGTCGTTAATGGAATCGAACCACTATCTTTGGGATCAAAACCCAACGTGTTAGCCTTTATACTAAACGACTATATTAGAGCGAGTGATGGGATTCAAACCCACAACCCCCGACTTGGAAGGACGGTGCGCTATCAGTTGCGCTACACTCGCATAGTTAATAATTAATTTTATCGAATTCGTTGGACACATTTGCTAAATTATTATTACCCTCATATGCTCTTGTCGGCACACCTAGAATTTGCATCTGGAATCTGGGCTTGTCATGCCTCAGCGGGTTAATCTTATCTAATAATTCTTATTCGCACACAAAATATCGTTTCTGTTGACGTTTCGTTAGTTAATTTTTTTGTGTAGTCACTGTCAGATTCGAACTGACGACCTATTGCTTGTAAGGCAATTGCTCTGAACCAACTGAGCTAAGCGACTGATTTGCGTTTACCTTTGCAAAGGTTATAGAGGCACGCATACGCCTTTATCTATATTATGTGGAATCGATGAGATTCGAACTCATCACATAGATCTTGCAAAGATCCATCGCCAGCCTAGGAACATGCGACCCCTTGCGCCCATCTTTTCACTGCTATGGCGGAGACTAGTTTTTCAACTACTGATGGACCCCGCTGACCTTTATATAGAAAATGCCAGTAAAACTTGTATAAGTGGAGAGATTCGAACTCTCGATAACTTGGTCCCAAACCAAGAGGGTATAGCCTTCTGCCCGACACCTATATAATTCGTTTGTTTATTAAAAGTAATACTATTTTTTGATCTTTTTCAATTGATCTTAAAAGTGTTACCTTTTTTTTGAAGGCGATACAAGATTTGAACTTGTGTAGTGGGATTTGCAATCCCAAGCCTCGCCTCTCGGCCAATCGCCCAGTGTGGTAGATATTGAATCACACGATTATTGGTTATTCTCTAATCTTCAATATACGCTATCTACCAAAACCTATGCGTATAAAGAACCTCGTAGCTCCAAAGGGATTCGAACCCCTATCTGATGATTCGTAGTCACCCGTTCTTATCCATTGAACTATGGAACTATATTTTTTGCACCGAGAACCGGAGTCGAACCGATAATTGCCTGCTTACAAGGCAGGTGCTGTAACCAATTGAGCCATCCCGGTAAATTACAACTTTTAAATTATCCCCATAGTTGTCAACTGTGCTGGCATACGATCCAGAGGTTCAGTGGCGGGTGGTGTAGCTATACACCTTAACCAGACTTTCCTATCTTCGATTCATAGTGAACGTTCACCAGAGGACTTTTTGCACAATCAGCAGGATTCGAACCTACATCAACGGTTTTGGAGACCGCTATTCTACCATTGAACTATGAATGTGTGTTTGCTCTATTGAAGAGCTTTTATGATTTTATCTTTTATTCCAGTCTGTTTAATTCCTTCTGATGAAAGAGGAGTTCGAATAAAATTTTCAAGTTCGGAAAGATCTAAATCATCTACTGCAACCCATTTTATTATTTCTGGATGAAGAGATAAAAAATCATTAATTTCTTCTACTCTTGCTTTTTCGAGTTGAGATCCAGAACAACTAATGTATGAAGTAATATCAATTGGTAATTTCCTAATTCCTCTTATTTTGTACAACTCTTGAAGTTCTTCTAAAGTAGCATAATGTCTCCAATCTGATGAAATTACTATTTCACAATTTGTTATTTCAATAATTTCATTTAAAATTTCAAGAGCTTTACTATTAAAATTATCGAATCTTTTATCTATCCCGTCACCTTTTTTAAGAGCTCTACTGCCCCATTCACTAGATAAACAAATTACACCATCGTGATCTAAAAATAAAACTTTCATGATTTTAGTTATTGTGCGCCCGGATGGATTCAAACCAACATCGAAATAGCGAAATTAAAGATAATATTCTCTTTTAATTTTATGACATCTAGGATAATTAGCCCCCTTAGCAGCTAAATTGACTTCTATAAGAGCTTGTCTCATATTCCAATTATTATTTAATAAAGCTTCTAATAGTCTTTCATCAGTTACTTTACATCCTTTACGTCTTTGTATTTTTTTATTACGACCTCTCCAAGTATCTGTTAATGCATGACAATTTGGACATAGTAACTCGAGGTTATTTCTATCATTATTAAAATGGTCACCATCTTTATGTTCTAATTCTAATGGAATATCTCTGCCTTGCCATTTATCATTTCCGCAATTGTTACACTTTCGTCCTTGTTCATAATAAATCTTAAGTCTCTGATTAGGCCATGTTAGCTCTTCAAATTTAGTTTCAATAATCTTAATGATTTTCTTTTGTCTATTCTCTTCAACCCTCTGTTTATATTTTATAATTCGTTCAGAATTATCTGCATTTTTTCTATTAGCTTGTTTTACTTTATCAGATTTTTTTGCAGATTCTGATTTTTTCTTCTTATCTTCCTCTGACCATGATTTGCCTTGTCGACATTTCATGGAACAATAATTAATCAATCCTTTACTCGGTTGAAATTCTACACCGCATTTATTACAATTCTTCATGAGATATTTTTTTATTATAAATATCCCAATTGAACCTTTAATATAGTAAATTTTAAAATAATTATTAAAATAATTCCTAAACAGATAAAAGATAAAAATTAGTGCAATGCTCTAATCAACTGAGCTACGAGCGCATTTTTTAAATTTTGTTTTACGGAATTTCTTCCAATTTCTTTGTCTTCCTTTTCCTCTACTATTACAACCGCGATTTGGTCCACATATTGGACATCCAAGTACTACACTTCTAAGTGCAAGTTTGTAAGTTCGAGAATCTAGTGTCTCTGATACAATTTTATTTACTTTCATTTTATTAGGTTTTTAAAACCTAATACATGTCAAATTTCTTTTTCATTTTATTTATATTTTTCCGCGGTAATGATCAGTATCGACCTGATTCCTCCAGATTTTCAGTCTGGCGCTTCTATCTAGTTAGCTTCATTACCTTGTTTGTTTGCTATATTGTAAATGTACAAAATCCTTTTGACATTTTAAAGTTTTTCTCGTATATTTGTTTTTATTATCATTAAAAAAGCCCTGAAATTTTTTTAATTATCCAGGGCTTTTAAAATTAGATTATAAAGTTTATTTATCCTTTATCGTCTGTATCCCTGAAAGGTTTATATTTTCCCCAAAAGCTAATACTTATTGGAGTAAGAGCTCCAGTATTGATGTCTAGTTTTAAATGTCTTGGATGTTGTATCATATTTTATAAATATCTGAATATAAATATAAATCAAGAAATTGAGAAAAATTATTTTATTTTTTAAGTGGATAAATAACTTCTACAATTTTACTATTACCACTTGATTTCACTTCAAAATCCCTAATGTGAAGAGCTTCAAAATGTTCATACACTCTAGCTTCACTCTCTGTAACTGAATCAGCTTCTACTAAATACTTTACAATTTCTTTTTTTGGCTTGTCCTTGTTAGGATCTACTGTTCTAAATTCTACTTTAACTTCAAAAAACATAGTTATTTTATTAATAAGTATACAAAAAATTACGAAAATTAAGGAATATATAATAATGTTGGATTATTTTTATGAACATCTACTTCTGAAAATGTATGAGAAAATGAATCTAGTCTAAAAGGTCGAGTAATTAAATGAATTCCATTTTTAGTAGGAATTTTAGCAATAATTTTTTCACCTTCTGGCATCTCCGACTCTATATATTTAGTCATAGAATCAATGTATACTGAATCTATAGTTTCACTAAAGTCAATATCAATTATCCAACTTTTATTCTCTCCTGTACCAAATTGACCAGAAACACTTTCATACGCTTTTCTAACTGATTTAAAATCTTTATTAAGAATCTGATCAGTTACTTTTTTTAGCATTTGGAATGCTAATGTTTCAAAAGATCTAGGATTTAAATTAATATAAGCTCTTGCATTATGAAATTTACATAATTCAACAATCTCAGGATATTTTTTATTTAAATAGTCTAAACTTGATATATAATAAGTTTTAACAACATATGAATTTCTTCCAATTTCAGGATGTTCTTTTTTTCTTTTTAGAATCTGCAAATGATAGAATGTATCATTAGAGCTAAAATGAAGCAGCTTTTCTATTATCGCTATGTTATCTATCATAATTATTAATTTTGCGTCTCTAATGAGACCTGGGATAGCTTAATATTAATACATGGCATTCTATCTATTGTAATCTGAAGACCAAAATCAGGAAATCTAGAATTATATCCTATATAGTCACATTTTCCAACTATATCACTAATAGGAAACGGAGGTAGACTTTTATACCCTTTTAAGCGAACCCTTTTTCCTTCAAGTTGAGATTTTATAGTAGTCAATATAGTCTCTGATAATCTATCCACGTCTAAGAAATAAAAATATAAAAAATATTATAAAAGTAATACCTATTACAAAATTATCAGAATTGTTTGCGATATACGTCTCTTTCCTATTTCTATAATATAATTTTTTACATTCTTTATATGTAGTATCAAGAGGAGTATAATTATGATATGTCAACATGTCATGTTTTCTTAAACTACATATAAAATCTATTTCTTCTTTAGCTTGTTTTGTCATAACCTATTTTAATTATCGTAAATATACCAATAAACAATTAAACTAAGTAAAATATCTTCTAAGTATTTATTTTTTATCAAAGATCACAACAACCACATCGCAATCTCTTAACTCATTGATTATCATAGTCTTAACTCTACTCCAATCTCCACCAGCTAATCCGCATCCTATTTGAGGTAGTCCAATTGTTTTGCCTTTAAATTGTATATTCATTTTTCTTAAACATAAAGCTAAAGCTTCATAATCAAGAGGAGGACCATCTCTAAACCCATAATGATTTTGAGTATAGGCATTTACAACTATAACCTCTGGATCGTTAGCGTTATTTTTAAAATCTAAAGTAGACCAAGTTGAATTTTTTCCTAAAACTATAGTTTCATAGTCTATATTTCCTAGTTTATGAGCTGTAGGACCCCAAGTTTCCATCTCAAATTTATCACAACCAAACGCCTTAGCCATAAGAGGCGCTATACCGGCTCCCATATTAGATTGACAATTGCAACCATGAGCAATTACATTAAATTCTCCTTTTTTTGCTAGATTAATAAGATCCCCTTTAATTTCTTTATACATTACGCTCTATATTATATAATTGATTACATCCAGTTTGTAAATTTATAAATTAGAATTTATAAATTTTTACGATAAAAATCATCACAACTGAAAAATGTCAAATATTGATGATATATACAATTTATAGTTGCTTTATTCAAATCTAATCAATTTAGCAAAACTAAAATGAGCTTGACTATGAATTATAGGAAATATATTTTTCATGAAGTTGTAAGTTAATTGGTATTTTGATATTTGTTGCAATGATATCTTTTAGTTCGCATAAAATATTAGTTCGGGCATAATATAATTCAGAAGTAAAACCAACGTTCTTAAAAATATTAGGAGCAAAACTTATTTTTTTCATGATCTACATTTTAATAAATCTACTTTTAATGTATTTTATTTTTCTTTTTGGAAATTTAAATTTTACTTAGATTTTGTATTTTTTCTTCATAGTCTGCTCTGTTAGGTCGGCTATAGTTGCCGTCACCTCTGCATATACCGTTCCTAAAACCATCTCGCCAACCGCTAGTGTATGCCTCTTTCATCAACTCATACACCACACCAGCCATTACCATTTGTTGCCGAATTTGGTTCTGTAAGGCACTAGGTGGGAGTAACTCCTCGTACGGTTGATTGTGGGCTTGTTTTAGCTTATTTACAAGCAATTCAGCTAGTTTTGTTTGTTGGAGGTGTGTCATAATTTACATAGTATGGCGTACCTGCCAGTAAGGTTGTGATGTTCTAAAACATTGTTGGGTTAGGTGACTTAAAACGATTCCAAGCATGTCAAATTTATAATCGGATATTAAATACCTATGTTTTTTTGCTATTTTCAAAAATCTTTGTTTCATATATTTTCAATTTTATAGTACCAAATAAAGTGATTGTTATCCCATGCGGATTGACCTAATTTTGCAACTATGTGCTGTCTGAAATATCCTGTTAGGTTTGTTGTGTTCTTGTAATTTTCATCATATCCTAAAATAGAACGTATATTGTCAAATGATACATCATACACCCTCACCGCCTCACAACTTACAATCTTAAATCGTGTACGTGCTGCTGATTTTGGCATGGTAACGGGTGATTGCCAACCAACATTTAACCATTCTTCATAAGTCCACTCTGTACCAACATTATCGTCTGCCTTATAGTCGTATTGTATCTCGTCAACCTTTGCCCACGTTTCCCTAACATACACCTCCTGACCGAGTGCGTAGGATACAATATCCATAAGCGTTAAATACTCTCCATTAGTATCGTATGCGTTATTCTCATTTGTATCAACTAAAGAATAACATGTTGGGTCTTTTTGCCGTCCCCCTTGCAATTCGATACGCTTACACCACTTAGGTAACTTCATAGCTACCACTATAGCACTTTGCGTACCGTTGTGCAGGTTTAAAGCCTCGCTGCTATTGGCTATGTATGAGTTACGCATGTGTATCAAGTTTTTTTAAGTATAAGATCAACTCCTGCCGATAATGCAAGGTCGTGTGTGTTCCATTATTTTCTTAAATTTAATCATTTTTTGAGAATTTAGATTCCCTATTCCTTAAGTAGTAGAATAAATATTTTTTTCATGTGAATCTAATTTTCTCCCCGGGTCGATAATCACATTTTTTATAATATAAGAGAAAAACTGGATATGGAAAATCATAGCATATATTTTTTGGAGAGAGTGGAGAAATTCCCCGGTGTGTGAAAAACCTTTAGCGACCAGGCCCCCTGCCACCAAGCTCCCAGCACCATAAAACCAGACTCCTAGTAATTTGCCAGCATTATGCTTGTGACTCGCTAATAAAATTTTAAAAATAAAAAAGAGGAGTTGTTAGCTCCTCTCTTCTAAACCAAACAAACGTCTTCTACTTACTGTGTTTTTTCAACAAGTCATTCAATTCTTGTATAAATAATTCTCTGTTCTTTAGATTGCTCTCATTGATTATTGGCATTAGTGAATGACTATTATTCTTACATTTAACACTCTCTATTGCAATCCATAAGTCAGATGTATCACTTATTAATCCAGCAAGTCTTCCGTTTATCTCCTTAATCTTTTCTATGTGTCTGTCGCCAATAAAAAAGTTTTCTTTTCTATAAGTCCAACCATTGTCAATTGAGTATCCATAAAACCACTTGTGCTCATTATTATTTAAGAAGTCGGCTAATAGCTTATGTCCTACTTTGATTGGAGATTCTACTAATTCAAAGCAATCTCTTGGGTGACAGTAAATTTTTCCTTTTAAGTCTAGGAATGAATTTGGTCCAAATTTATCAAGCTGACCGTTATGTCCTATACTAGTTATTTCATATTCTTCACCTACAGTTAGTCCGTCCAGTTTAAAGAAACAGTCTCTATCATAGATATTACTCTTAAACGTTACTAGTTTAACCTTGTCACCTACTTTGAATGATGGATTGTTTACTACCATAGTCTCTTCTTTCTTATATTCTTTTACTACTTCAAATCTATGGGCATATGTTCCTGAGTCTGAAACGATTCCATTATCGAATGTTTCAAGTCTAAAAAACTTTGTATTATTACCTCTTACCTCATAGTCCATTGCTCTATACAGTTTTCCTACTGTAAGTCTGTCTGTATATCCTTCTGTATGATTATTTTTACATTTAACAACGTATGGCCACTCAGCAGTTGGTTCTAGCTCCGTTTCTTTTTGAACTAGTTTAAAACAATCAGCCGCTAAATTAAATTTACACTTACCCTCTTTTATTTGTACCCATTGTATTTTAAGTCTAGAAGAGAGAGAATCGCTTATAACATCTAGAAATGACTTTGATATTGTGTAGATATTGCCAGGAATTAATCCGTCTTTTTCTGCAGCATAGTCTGATTCTTTGTAATCACTATTTGAATTTGGAACATATATCACTCTATCTCCAACTTTAAATGGCGGTTCTGTCTCTTTTTCTACTAATTTCCCTGCTCTATTACCTGTTATAATACTACACTCGGTCTGGTATTTTACAATTTTCTCTTTCATCTTTGTCTTGTCATGGTTAGTACCTTTATATCCTCTTGCTATTTCTAGCGCATTTAGGGTACACCAAGTTGGTATATGATAGATTACTCGCCAAATTCCTCTTGACGTATTGGATACAAATCCAGCGCTTCTGAGATATGTTCTATAGCTGTTTATCCTATAGTTAGGTTGATATTGGTCTTTATATCCCTCTGCTTTCATATAAGAATGAAACTGAGTAGTAGTAAATGTAGTGCCTACTGGGTGACTATTAATAAATTCTACGACTGTTTGATAAATATTCATGTTGTTTGTTGTTTAGTGAATCAATATTCTATTGCTTCTTTGTAAATCTAATGAAAATTATTGACAATAAAAAGTTTTTTTCAGATATTCTATTTTCAACGATATCATATATGTTTAATTGATGTTACTACAATCACTACAATCATTGCAATAACTGCAATAATTACAAGAACTGCAAGAAATGCAATTATGACAATAACTGCAATAATTACAAGAACTACAATCACTACAATAACTACAATCACTACAAGAACTACAAGAACTACAATCACTACAATCACTACAATCATTGCAATAACGACAAGAACTACAATAACGACAAGAACTACAATAACTGCAATCATTGCAATCATTGCAATAACGGCAATTATGGCAATTATGGCAATAACTGCAGTTACTGCAATTCCAACATCCTTTATTAGTAGAATTGTCATCTACATAATTAGGATTATTTTTTGCAAAATTAGGCGATACGCCGTTTACTAATTTGTTTGTTCTGTTTATAAACTCTGAATAGGAATCAAAAATCTGTGTCATATTGCTTTGTTTGTTGTTTGGTATACTGTAAATCTACTAAAAATTATTGACAATAAAAATTTTTTTCAGATATTCTTTTTCTTCATTTATAGAACTAGTTATTTCTGGTTTAATCAACAAATATATCAAATTAACTACTAATAAAGAATAATTAGTTTCGAGTAAAAATAAAAAAAGAGGAGCACTTAACTCCTCTTTGTCTATTATATTAATTAAATTATGTTCTATTTAGATTCTATTGCAATTACCCAATGTTCTCCCTCTTTTACTACGCTTACATCCTTTACATCTTTCCCAGATACTACTATGCACCTGTCACGTTTTGCTTCATCTGACACCATGCCGCGTCCAATCGTCAATGTTACATCTTTACCAGGTTCTGGAGTTACTCCATAAGTTCCAAGATTTAAAGTGTTCTTTCTAACATCTCCAGATGAATTAATTAACTGTATGTATCTTGGACCAAACAATTCTGGATATTGAGTAGAGATTTTGTTTTTCCACTCTGTGTCTGCTGCCGAATGAGCTTTTCTAATAAACTCTTCTGATACTTCCACTATACTAGGTAGAATTGTCTTTAAAAATTTATTACTGATAGGAGTACCGTCTAAATTAGTTACATTGTCATTTACCCAGTCAGAAGAGCGATCTAAAGCATCGCAAAATTCTCCATAAGTAACATTATAAACGTCTTTTACTATATGTGGTTTTGTCCAGCAATTTCCACTTTCTATAGACACTAACATAATTGAATTAATAGCTGATCGAGCAATGATATACTCACCCATATCACTGATTTTTAATCTGTCTCCCACTTTTAAAGTGGTCTCTTTTGGGAATAATTCTGGAAATTCTCTTTCAATCTTCCGTTTCCAATCTTTACAAGCGATTGCATGTCTGTCTAATACAAATTGCGATGGTGTTTTGAATGATTTCATAGTCTTTATTGATTTTTGTTTGTCAATTAAAAGTACTAAAAATTATTGAAAGTAAAAAATTTATTTTGAGATATTTTTATTTTAACTGTGATTGTAAGTGTTCTATAAGTTGTTTTATCTCTGTCTGGTCCAAATATATTATAAGACTATCTCTTGTAAATCTATCCATTAAAGATAATTCAAGACTATCGATTGAGGGCGCATTAGAATTACCGGCTACACGCGGTAATACATATCCTACTTCTAATATACTATGGTTATGCTCTATACTTAAAGTTTGATATTCTGTGTCTACTCCTAATAAGCTTGTTGACATAACTAATTATTTGTTGTTTGAAGAGACATTCATTATTGATTGTCTCATTGTAAATCTACACAAAATAATCGACACTAAAAAGTTTTTCTATAGATTTATTTTTTCTTCATATAGTCTACCGTCTTCATAAAACAAGATACCTTGTTTAAATATGGAAATTTTAGCATACTCATCTGTTTCAATCTCCTTTGCAAATCCCTCTATTAAAAGCATATATGCTGCTTTTAAATTATCTAAGTACTCAGATTTTAACTCATCTACAGTTTGTCCATATTCTAGCATGTCTGAAACACTCGGTCCTACACTACCATTTTCCAGTTCATCCAGATCGTCTAAAAATTCTCTTGCGATAGAATATATGGTTGAATCAATTTCTGTAGCAGAAACGATGCCCAGGGCGCTCTCTTTTGCGTTTATACAGAATTTAGCAACTATGTTTGACGGATTAAGCTGATATTCTGATATATCAATACCTAACATATCACGTCCATCTATTATAACTTGCTCTCTCCAGCTAGTGGAATTAGATATTAATTTTTTTATACTGTAGATTGCTTTGGATTGAGCATCATTGTTTAGCTCATCAAATGTGTATATGTTCTGTGTGATTTTGTACATGTTGTAAATTTAATTAAAAAAATTGACACTAGAAAGAAAAATCTCAGGTATTTGTTTTCTTACTATGATATCTCCGCTGCTTGGACTATTGATTCTAGTTGAGCAAGAGTAACTCCTACAGTACAACCTATATTGATAGTTGGAATATCTATAGGCCATCCGTATTTTGTTCCCATTTTTTGGATAGATTTTAGTTTAGCTATCAGAGACTCGATATCTTTTAGCTGTATAATATTATTATCTACTTTGATAATTTTATTGCATATTTTTACGGTTTTAGATAAGTCTGATCCTATATTAATGATTTGTTTTCTAGTATTTCTATGAAAATAGTCCTTTTCTGATTTTGAAGCATATCTAAAGTGAAAGTACGAATTTTGCCAACCCATATCATCAGTTACACTCGACATTATATCTTGACTTATAGAATCTATATTTCTTATATGATATATAATGTTAGGCCTTACTCTGACCGGCTGTCCTTTTAAATGTCTTGGAACTGTATCATAAAATTTATCAGAGCTCTCTATAACTACTATGTCGTCTTTCTGGAATCCAGAGAATAGACTTATTCCCTTTTGAGATATCAATAGCTCAGAGCCATCATAAAATCTAATTCCATATAGGATAGTATTTGAAAATGCAGGATGTCGACCAATATCAAATATAGTAGCGATTTTAAGATTCATCATTGAAAATGAGTCATTAAATTTAGTATTTTTAAAACCCATTTCTTTAAATACAGATGAATAAGTAGAGTAACATTCCAAAGCGTCAGTTATTATAACTCTATCGCCAACTTTATAAGACGAGCCTGGAATAGTATAACCTGATACTTGTCTTACTTCTATTGGGTCTGAAAACATAGAAGACTTTTTATAGTACAGTATCTCTGTTATTGTAGACATGTCTTTTGTTAAACAGTATACAGGAATTTTCTCTTTACCATAAAGATCGGTATTGTTTGCACAAATATACGTCTTAGAATCAGTATTAATTAAAATATAATTATACTCCATGTTATATGCTCCATCTTTGCTGTCTAAATCAATTGGAGCATGTCCATTCTCTTTTAGCATTGATACAAGAGCAGAAGCAAGTAATTTTACTTGAGTATTTATTAATGAAACGTAGAATAGTGTTGGTTGATTTGTCATAACTTTGATTGATTATGCGTTTTGTTTAATAATTAGCAAATGTTAAATTGTTTGTTTTTCAAGTTCGGCACATCTTACAATATCCTTCATGCTTTCTTCGTTGTTTACATAAAACATTGTAGGGGATACTTTAATGTGACTACTTGCATTATATATAGTCATTGCAGCAAAACAAGTATCTGTTTTACTTTCCAATTCCTTACCAGCTTCCCCAGCCAATACGACTACCCAACCAGCACGGCAATGTGTAGTATCGCAAGTATGCCATGTAGACATATCTAGAGCACAATCAACCGATGTTACTTGTAATATTGATTGATGTATATTACTAATAGTTGGGGGTACAAAGTTCTCATTGTTATTTATTGTTAAATTTAAAGAACTGCAAGAACTACAAGAACTACAAGAACTACAAGAACTACAATCACTACAATCATTGCAATAACTGCAATAATTACAAGAACTGCAAGAAATGCAATTATGACAATAACTGCAATAATTACAAGAACTACAATCACTACAATAACTACAATCACTACAATCA